TTGTCCATTAAAACTTCCGCTAGCGTAAGCGCTCCATGTTTCGAGGCAATCGCATCTATCGGCCTGCGCCAAGCCATTAGCGTAAGAGATACCATCGGATTGTAGGTTATTGTCGGCTATCCTATTTGCCTCGTCCTTGGTACAAGCCTCATATTTACCAGCGATTTGCTTATAACTGATAGTCTTAGGAGTACAGTTGCTAGGACAGTTCGTAGCCTTGACATTTCCCCATCGGTCATCATTGCCAACCTTAGAAGGACATATCCTAGCATCAACTAAATTTTGCAATGCATCCTTGTACCCTTTATACTTGTTATAAGCTTGTTCACTAGCCAGATTCGATGAAGAAGCACAAAATTCACCAGCGCTAACCACCTTAATAGGGCTATCAGGAACACATATATCACCGCATTCGCCCGAACATCCCTTACATACCTCATTGGTATAGATAGTGTAGTCATATGGATTACAGCAATGTTCACCACCATTCTGCCAATATCCTATAGGATCACACTCGCTAGAATAATGCTCCTCGCTATTACCATTATTACACCTGCTATTATCCATATGATATGTATTATCACACCCGCATCCACAAGATCTAGAATCGGACTCAACCAACTCATCTTGATTTGGGGCTGAAGAGCAAGGATTGGTCTGATTCCTACTCCTACGATAATCGCATCCACTACAATAGTAACTCCAATCATCATAAGATGGGGTATCATCGTCATCGGCGCAATCACCATTCTTATTAGCGTAAGCTTGAGCGGCGGTCTTAGTCGCCGTATCATTCTTGAAAGCATCCTGAACCTTGCTGTCGGCATCCGCCTGAGATACGGTGGATGTCAACGCTGACAATCCTAAGGCGCTATAAGGAACGGATAGAGCGACACCATGTTTACATGTACCACAATTATCCTTATAAAATGTAGCGCTTCCAGTACCGGTCCATACACAAGTTCCATGTTGGTTAGCGTAATCCTGTCCCTTCTGGTCTAAGATCTGCTCGGCCTTGCTTCTGGCATCAGCCAAAGAAACCTTGCTGGTGATAGGCGTACCGCCGTTAACCTGCGTAGAGGTCACTGTTATTCTCTGACCAACCCCGCTTCCGGCGCAATTGTTCCTATAGAAGTCACGGCTTGCCACGTAAGTCCAAGTACATCCACCGTTCTTATTGGCGTAGTTCTGTCCATCGGCTCCACGAACAGCATTCTCGGCCTTCTTATTAGCGTCAGCCAAAGATATGTTGGAGGTATACGGATGTCCTGGCAGCCTATCGCTACTTACGGATACCATGTCTCCTACGCCGCCATCAGCGCAATTGTTCTTCTGAACCTGACCGGTATAGCTTCCTGTCCACGTACAAGTACCTTTCGAGTTAGCCACGCTCTGTCCCTGAGCCGTAACAGCCGCCAATGCTTTGGCGTTAGCGTCAGCTTGTGACACACATGACTTAAACTTACCATCAGAGCTAGGACTTGGGTCCGTAACATCATTCTGGGTTACAGTAACAGAACTACCCACACCTCCGTCAGCGCATTGGCGGGTAAAGGCCTTGGATGCCGCACCAAACCAGAAACAGGTATTGCTACCACCGGCTATATACCGCTCTTGATTGTTAGGATCAGTATAACAGGTATTCGTATTGCGTTGATGTAATTGAGAGATACAGTCCTTACATACGGTCTCTATAGTTTCCCATACTGGTTGCTCGGTCTTCGTATGGCACGTATCATCGTAGTTCTTGTTGACGAACGCCTGACCCATCCTATCAATATAGGCCTTAGCCAAAGCGTCTGCCTCTTCCTGAGAACGGGTAGAGGTGAAGAACTGGCCCATAAGATCCGGGGTTACGGTAATAGGATCAGCGTACTGACAAGTAGGACATTTAGGAGTGAACTCCTTGCTATAATTACCTACATATATCTTCAGCTCATCACAAGTACCACGATCATTGGCTATAGCCTGACCTTGCGCCTTAACAGCGGCCTTAGCAAGCTCATCGGCGGCGAACTGGCTCTCGTATGAGTAGAACGGACCTCCGATCACGTCAGCCTCAGTAACGGTAACTGAAGACGGGATAAGACCAGACGGACAATTATTCTTCTCAAACGCCTCACTATAATGACCGGTGTACTTAGGAGCCTCATGGCAAGTACCACGCTCATCGGCGATCTTCTGACCTTGGTTCATGACAGCGGCCATAGCCACTAAATTAGCCTCATCTTGAGATACGCAAGACTGGAACGGATGACCATCGGCCATATCCTGTGTCACGGTGAACGGATCTCCTATCTGATTAGCTCCACAATTGCTCTTAGTGAACTCGAAGCTAGCCCTACCGGTATACATAGTAGCGTTAGAGCAAGTACCCTTGGTGTTAGCCAAAGCCTGCCCTTGAGCCTGTACGGCGGTCATGGCCATAGCGTCAGCGGCGGTCTGGGAGTCTTTAGACTGGAATGGGTGTCCTTCTACCATATCTTGGGTGATCGTCACCTTAGATCCGATCTTACACTCACCACAGTTGTTTCTCGTGAACTCCAAGGAAGCACGGCCGGTGTACGTACAAAGGGCGTGGATATTGGCAAGGGCCTGTCCTTGGGCGTCAACGGCGGCCTTGGCCTTATTATTGGCATCCTCCTGAGATACGGTAGACGTGAACGGATAACCGTCAACCATCCTATCATTTACCGTATAAGTACCACCAGTGCCAGCACCACAATTGTTACGGGTAAACGTACGTGTATAAGTACCGGTATATACAGGCACCTTCTCGCACTTACCTTTCACGTTAGCCACATCCTGACCTTGAGCCTCGACGGCGGCCTTAGCCTTATTGTTGGCGTCTTCCTGAGATACGGTAGACCTGAAATCTCCTGTCACCATAGTCTCATCCACGACAACCTTGGTGCCGTATTGGGTCTCATCACAGTTATTACGAGTGAACTCCTTATTATACCTACCGTAGTAGATCGTCTTCTCCTTACACTCACCTTCTAGGTTGGCTTGTTGCTGGGCGTTAGCCTCAAGATCGGCCTTAGCCTTATTGTCAGCATCCTCCTGAGAGATAATAGAGAAGTACTTACCAGCGGCTACAACATAAGTATAAGGTTGACCGATATGGAACTCGTCGCAATTATTTCTCGTAACTGTCTTCTCCATCCTTACGTTATAGTAGACGTTAGTCTGACAGTCGCCACGCTCGTTGGTGATAGCCTGACCTTGCGCCTCGACAGCGTCCTGCGCCAGCTTGTTGGCGGCATCCTGCGATACCGTAGAAGTGAACGGATATCCAGAACACATCTTCTCGTCCACAGTGAAGTCAACAGGAGTAGAACCCTCAGGGCAGTTGGTTCTCTGGAATACCTTGGAGTACGATCCGGTAAATACCGGTATCTTCTCACAGTTACCCTTGATATTCGCTATATCCTGACCTTGAGCCTCGACAGCAGCCCTTGCTAGGCTATTAGCGTCTTCCTGAGACACGATGGATCTGAAGTCTCCCGTAACCATCGTCTCGTTAACAACCACATCCGTACCGTATTGGGTGGAATCACAATTGTTACGAGTAAAGGTCTTGCTAAACTTACCATAATAGATATTCTCCTTAGGCTTACACTCACCCTCCAAATTGGCTTGTTGTTGACCGTTCTTCTCAATATCCTCAAGAGCCTTCCTATCGGCGTCCTCCTGAGAGATGGAAGATACGTACTTGCCCTCAGGAATGATATAAACATATTCCTGACCGTCACTGAACTTATCGCAATTATTACGTATAAACGTCTTTCTCTGCTCCTCGTTATACCAGATATCGGTTATACACTCACCATGCTCGTTGGCGTATTTCTGACCGTTCAGGGCTATATCCTCCATAGCCTTGGCGTCTGCGTCCTCCTGCGAGATAAACGACTTGTAAGTCCTTTCCTCGACCGTATACAACACCACCGATCCATGCTGGTTGGCCAGACAGTCGTCCTTGGTGAACGGCTGAACCATCTTGATATTATAATAAACGGGCTTGGCGTCCTGAGCTATCATATACTCCTTGACAATATTACCGTCCTTTGACGTTATACGGAACTTAGCCGTACAGATCTGACCGGTATAATTAGCCTTGTATACGATATTAAGCTTATTATCGCCTACCCCATGGCTCTTGTCGTTAATGGCAAAGCAATTACCCTCGACACAATTCTTATCTATTTCCCTTGCCATATTATCCTTCAGTTATTCTCCATGAAACATCATCTCCGGCCTCTACCCTCACGATTTGGGTATCACCATCCTTATTAAGCGTCAACCTTTGCGGATCCACGTTGAAGGGTGGTTCCGGTTCCGGCTCACTACCATCACCGCAAGTGCAACATACCAGCTCGATATCATACTCGGTATTGGACTTGATATCGATGACAACCTGACCGTTCTCGCTAGTCACGTTATCGAAGTCATGATCAAGTATGATATAAGGTATATCATTAGGCTGTTGATTGATATTAACAACCTTACCGTTCAAGACAAACATCTCATGATGCTGTTCGTTATCCATATTCTTAGGCATAGCTATGACAAAGCTAGCCTCATACAAATCAGTGGCTCCGGGATCCTCAGGATCGGCATACACTATATATCTGCTATCCTCTTCCGGGACTTTCATGGATAAGCCGTTCACGTTCATGGATACTATATAGGACTTGCTCACCGAGCCACCAAGGGTAAGGCAGGAAGCCTTGACCGAGGCGGAGTTGAGCTTGGCGTTGATGGTCGCCGTCCCGCCCTCCATGTCGAACATGACACTGGTAGGATCCACGCTTACCCGCTCTATACCCTTCTGGGTTATAGTAGCGAGCTTCGTAACCTTGCCTTTCTCGACCGCCACGTAAGTCTCCCTAGGCAACCTACCCATCCACCCCGGCTCTACCTTAATAGCCACCTTGTCGGGGCCGGTACCGGAAATCTTGTCGTAGGACACCCATGAGGAACCTTGCTCGATCTTAGCAAGAATATCTTTTAAATTATTCATATCATTCCGCTTGAGTTATAGTCCATTTATCACTCTTACCTACGATAATCTCCAGAATCTGCTCGCCACCCTCAGGAGGATACTCGAAGTTAGTAGGCTTAATCTCAAACACGCTGACGCCACCACAACCAAGATCGCAGATCATGTCCGGCAACCATCCCTCCTCGAAAAACCGTTCTATAAGCTCCCTGACAGCCTCTGAAAAAGAGTCAAGCTCTAACCTGTCTACGGGAAGAGATCCCTTCTTGAGGGTCTCACCACATACCCAGCCGTCACACTCGGAAGCCAAGACCGTATCGTACACTCTTTTAGCCATAACATGAGGTATTTAAAATATTACTATTCAATGTAGTATATACGATATTAACATCAGTGAACTCATCACCCATGCAATATTTCTTCTTAAACTTAACGGACCTGCCAGAAACGACATATCCGTCATTAGGGACGATAGTACCACAATAGGTAACACTGAGCACATTCAACGGCTCGTATCTTAATCTGACAGCTTGAACGCCCTTGAACGAGTCACGCTGGATGGACGCCGTGGCACCAGATACGGCAACCAGCTTCCTTACCAGAGACTCGATTACGCTATTCATGCTATCACCGTTCCTGATATCTGCCTCAGGGAACGACTGACCGTCATATACGATCTGGGAACTGTAGATACTACACTCGTCCCCAGGTCTATATTCCGGCTTACATGGATTACAATTACTTCTCATATCAAATCAATTTGTTGATCATTCTTCTTAATTCAAGTATCTCGGCATCCCTATCCCGTATAGCCTTTATCATAGCGTTAAGGGTATCGGACATATCGCAATTAGGGGATAATCCCAATGATTCCACACGTACCTTATCACCAGGATAAATACAATCGGTACTCATGTACGTAGAGCACGGTACTTTCGTATCGTCTACAGTAGGCCTGTATTGTTTTTTGTTGCAACCATTCATTACCACGTCTCCTCTTCCGTATCGTTATCCCCGCCGCTACCACCGGCGTTGACAAGCTCGTTTATAATCTTCTTCAAATCCAGAACCTCACGATGGTATAAATCTATCTGCTTATCCCTAGACGCTATAATACGCCTCAATGAGTCTATAACGACAGAAATGTCATTACCTTTCTCTATACCATCCGCCACCAACTCATCGCCTGAGTATAAGACACATTTATCATACAAGGTTATAGGACATCCATAACCAACACAAGGTTCGTCCTGACAATCCCGATCGCAAGGATCACAAGGATCGTTAGGGCATTTGTTAAGAAACCTGTCTATCTTAACGCCATGACAACACTCTTCGGGACGTTCCCTTGAATGATCATGGCAACAACCATTTGTACTACACATATTAATAATGTTATTGTTTTCAACAAAGATACAGATTTGATTTAATAACAAGATAACACACTCCATTAAACAATATAGGGAATACGACATTCGTATCCCCTATATCTGCGAATTATAACAACGAAATAAAATCAAGACTTCAATTTAAGAACAGGATTACCCCATCTTTCTTTCCATTGCCTTCCCAAATCATTTATAACACCATTGTAATCTTTTATATATCCAGCCTTAATAGCATAAGATATATTCCTTTCTATTGATACTATCATATCCAATTCTTCAAAAGAAGCTCTATTCCTTATCCCTTCCTCATGCACGCCAAACACGACGAAATTTATACCCTTGGCTATCCTTGATAACAACTCCTTTAAATTACTTTTATCACTTATAAGTGAAGATACACTACTGCACATCTCTATATAAGCATCACCAGCGGCATTTCTTGTCCCTACAACATTATCAACAAACCACATTACAACATCAGCGCAAACCTCAGGACTCATTTCCATGGCCACCACAAGGAAAAGATATGGATTCATATACCACATTTGACCATCCCCCTTACCTTTTCGACATGCTAATCCCATTTTATTTAAATCACTAAGATTTAGAGTCTTATTTTGTAGGCTGATATTTATCCGCTTACATAAATCCCTGTTTTCCAATCTACTAATTATTTCCCTACATTTCTCCTGGAAACCATCATACTTAATAATATCATTAAGCTTCTTAGGAGATAAGCCCTTCTTAAGCCTATCGTCAGATAAGACTTTCATAGCTAAAGTGATGTTAACAAAACCATTATCACTGAGCGCAGGTATAACAACACCCATCAATCTCCTATCAGAAGATTTGATTTCAACTCTACTTTTCATAACTTTGAACAATATTTTAAATTAAACATAATACCTATCGGTTCGAGATGAATAGATAGGTATGCAAATATAAAATATATTCAATATACAAACAAGTGTATTACAATATATAAACTTATTATATCTGATATTTTTACAAAAAAAATGGAGGAGATATGCAATCCCCTCCAAACACTAATCTATAAATTATGGAAAAACAAAAAAGCATTCTTACCAATAACACTGATCTTCTTGATCGATATTCTCAATCCATTTCTCGCATTCAAGATTAAGATCAGCGTACTCCTGTCCCTCTACCATCAAGACCTCACGAGCCTTGGCGTTGGCATCCTCAACCGATATCCATGACCTAAACCTGTTGGCTTTGATAGAGTAATATACTTTACCGGACTTATATCCGAACGGACATACCTTTTCAAACCAATCACCGATCTTCGTATTATAGAATACAGGTGAACAACTACCCTCGGCGTTAGCCTTCTCCTGACCTTCTTTCATAAACTTCCTATAAGCTAACGTATCGGCGTCTATCTGGGATATATCGGATATGACAGCTCCGGATGGTAATTCATATACAATACCTTCCTTGCCTGATGTGCCAGCATCGCAATCGTTCTTGTAAAACAAGCCACGAAGAGGCTGTGAGGCCCAGTCCTTACAGCATGTCCCAACGGCGTTGGCCTCTCCCTGCCCGATCCGTCCAAGCTCCACCCTGGCCTTATCATTGGCATCTTTCTTAGATACGTAAGAGACAAACCTGCCTTCCTCTACACATATTTGTTCCTTGGATCCCTTACCGCTTACGCAATTGTTCTTAATAAACTCATCGCATACCTGATCATTATACCATACGGACGGTATTATGTCGGCATATGTGTTGGCGTAGTCCTGACCGTTGGCTTTGATATCATCCTCAGCCTTACTGTCAGCTTCCTCCTGCGTATCGCCAAAATAGACGTTGGGCGGGATCCGGTAGTCAACAGAGCCGCCCACGTACCCGGCAGGCGGGTTGTTTCTGGTGAACGTCCGAACTATTTCTTTATTACCGTATACCATTATGATTCACTTTGTCACAAAGATACAATTTAAAATCAAATTACAAAGGAAGAGCCTTTTTGCTTCTCAAAACCTTATACAAATAATCCCTTAACTGTTCTTCAGTAGTTATATATCCAAACTCAATCATCTTGGCTATATCAATTTCCAGTTCCATCAATTCTTTAGCCTTAATCTCTTCACCTACGGAATTTCTTATCATGGTCTCATGAAGACCATAAACGATAATATTTACAGACCTAGCTAAATCCTGTACCTTATCTTTAAATCTTGACGAATCTACAATCTTAGATAAAGCAGAAGACATTCTCTTGTAAGCATCACCAGCCTTATCCCTGTAATCTATAAGCTGATCATGAACAAATCTAATAACTTGAACCTCAAACCTTGGATTTATCCACATAGCAAACTTGATAAACAAAAACGGGTGCATCCATACTTGCTTCTTAGGTCTTCCAGATTTACCATGTTCTTTTACAGTAGACTTCTTAACTAATTGATTATCAATTTTTGGGCATTTTTGCCCAAAACTATTAATAGATAAATCTTCTAATAACGCATCAATAAACTCCTTTGTTTTAGTCGAAGATAAAAACACATCCATCTTCCTTTGCTCATTCCCTTCCAAAGAGTTCCATTGCCTAACCAACTCATACGCTTCAAAATAACCATCACTCGTTCTTTGAAAAACGTTAAAATCACCCATCTTTCTTGTTAAAACATTTACTGTCTTCATTTTTTAATCTAATTTTGAAGTTAATAATTAATTACTTTATGTCCGCTCCCTCGTGAGAGTCGGCGGACATACAAAAATAGCCAATTGGTGTGACAAACACAATCCAATTGGCTATTTTTAATATCCTAAAATCAGGACATTAATTACCCATTGCAAATCTTATCTTCAATAGCGTAAAGGATTTTCGATACGGTCTTATCGCCATTTATCTTAACACAAGACTCGCCGAGATCCCGGACATCTATAGCCTCCCTGATACGGGTTAGCTCTTCGTATATCTCCTCTATCACGTCGGAGACCATAACACACTCATCAGAGTCCTTATATTTTGACCACTCTGGGAGATCACCCTCGTAGGGTACGCAAGTGGACGGAGTTATATGTGAACAGTTATATTTTTTCATGCCAGCAACTTATTAACACGTTCCTTTAACGATCTTACCTCATCCGGGCATAACCCGCAATCATTATCGCATAATGACCTTTGCAGACGAATTATCTTGCCCCAATAAGATACATCGGGCTTGTCCCCGATCCTATACCTATGGTACCTCATGTATCCACTCCATTGGCAAGAAAGCCATTCATCTACGACCTTACATAGATCTATTCTATCAAGGTTTGATATAGATTGCGCGCCCATCCAGAATCTCCTTTCTCATTTCTTGTACCTCCTCATCAGGCGGGCATCCATATGGCAGGTTCTTGATCCACTCACGGATCTTTTTCTGCATATTAAGATAAGATACGCCAACGCCATCACCCTTGGTACGAACTTGCTTATATATACTAACCACGTCACGCTCCATGGTCTGCAACGGATCTTGCATAACCATACATCCAGCGGTGCTTCTAGAAGCATATTCCCTATCACTAATAACGGTGGAAGAAACACGATTCATCATGTTTCTCTCAATTCTTTCCCTCTCAGCCTTTAACGCCTTTTCCTTACAAGTATTACAACCCATAACTATATTTTTTTATTCAACAATCCACGCAATTGGTAGCCATCTCAAGAAGCTCTCCGACACGATCAATAATCTCATGGGCGGCCCTTATGTTATCCAACCTGACATTCGCCTCGGCTACGACCATAAGTGTCTCCATCTCCTGTATCTTGTCTATAAGATCCTTATCCTTGTCCTCGCATAAGACATCAGTCTTAATCCATAGCCGGTCGAGACGTCTGCGTATAAGATCCGTCTTAAGATACTTGCGACTGAAGTTGTAAGTAGAAGGGCTACCTATGATCTTGATATCATATATACCATCAGGTAGATCAAGGTACTTGACATTACAATCATCGTAATTAAAGCAATTGAGACCTAGTGTTAGGCTGGTAAAGGTATTGACCTGATTCTTGCCAAGAAACAACGTAACGGGGTCGGACATGCCCGGCGTAGTGATCTCGATGATCGCCTTCCTATCCTCCAGCAGCCCCCACTCGGACTCATCCAATACCTGCAACACCTTGGGATCACGTGTCTCTAGCACCTGAAACGACAGCCTAATATCATTCATATTAACCTTCTTATCGTACCGGTACAAGCTATCGTCATAACGGGCTTGCATATCAAGATCCGGGATATCGGTATAATATGTCTTGACCTCATGCCCGTTGATAAATACCGATGTTATCTGGCAAACATGAGACCTAGCAACATCGAAAAACACCATCCTTACATTACCCTCATAATCAACGCCCGATGTCGGGTATGTCAATATCTGGGTATTATACTCACCATCGTTACGTCTAGCCACGACAGTAATAACGATAGGTTTCTCTATATCGTAATCATCCATGATAATCCTAGCGGCGAACTTATCATGAATTATCTTCGGTATGATATTAATCTGATTCATCTCGTATCTTTTTCACAAAGATACTAATTTGATCAACATCACAAATACAATCATAAGATAAGAGCGGCAAGAAGATCGTCCTCGCTAAGAAGAATGCCTCCGTTGATAGCCATGAATATAGCTAGGTAAAGATAAAGAGATCTTAGATCGTATTTAAGCATCCTCCCTCTAAGGGATACAATAAACTTGTTAAGGTCAGGGTTGTCCCCGGCTACAGACATATAACTCTTAAAAAGGAACGTATCGTATATAGGATCGGATGTAGATGGATCGGTATCATCATAAGAGAAGTCACATATCTCCACCCATAACCTAATAGACTTAATGATCAAATCCTTTACAATAGACTTATTCACCATACAACCGAATCTTACCAAAGCCACGATATCACCCCACTTCTGCCCAGATACATCCTCAACAATATACATAGCCCCATTTAGCGGATCTTTCACAATAGACGATAAAACACTCTTACATCCAATAAAATCAGATAGCTCTTGAATGTTAAACATATCATTATCATGGTTAAATATGACATATATATCACCACTTCTTACAATAATAAGATTACTCATCACGAATCCTCCACAAAAGAATTAATATCAAAACAGTCATCATAAGAGCATAGGCCAGGCTCATATCCTTCCTTGCCATCCTCTATGTCAGAAATAGCTCTATCAGCAATAGATCTTAACTCTAATAGACTTACACCTAAAAAATCTAAGGCCTCTTTCAAGTACTTATATAAGGACGAGGTTTTAACTTCCTTAAACCCCTCGTGAATCAAATGACTATTGAATATACTGAAAAGAACTTTATCATTCCTGCCGTCAAACCTTTTACCATTGTTTTTAAGACTACCATCAGAGTCAATCATCTTCCTTATCTTACTCGCAGATCTGGTATTTATGATATTCACCATAATCATAACTTTGTAATCAACAGCGGCTCTTCTAGCTTTATTAGCCCTCCCCTTTGAACTTACAGGTGCATTGTCCTCGCCGCCAATATACCTGAACTTAGCCTTGCCTACAAAGCATGATGGATAAACCTTGCGAATATTCCACTTATAATTATAATCTCCGATTGATCTCATGATCGACAACTCGCTATCAACTACCATCGATATCATCTTATAAGCCTTCTCAAAACACTTAAACGATCCTACATACTCATAGATAAACCGGTACGTCATACCTAGCTTAAAATCTTTATCAGATATCCTATTAAACACTATAGCTCTATCAAAGTTGATGATAATAGCCATAATAATCTTAAGCCTAAAGTAGGGAGGTATATAAATATCATCAGGACTGATGTTCCTAGGATTAGCCGTGGTATAATCAGCGCCAGCGAAAGTATCTCTACGTTTCTTGAAATTATGCGGATATATAGGCTGACCTTTAGATAGCTTAATGCAAGTACACCCCTCATCTACCTGCTTCTTCTCAGCCTCGGTATACACCGGAAATTCCTTTATCATAGAAGAGCATTTCCTTATATAATTCAAGTCGAAATTCATATTGTTCATATTTTGCCCACTTCAAATATAAGCAAAATATAAGACCTTTAAAAGAATAAGATGAATTAATTTTCCCATATATCACCATTATTATTTCATTAATAACATAACTAGCTGAAACACAGTTGTCCATTTTGTGACATGTGTAATAAGAAGCTTTGCTTCTTTCTGAAGCAAATCTCATTATAAAGCATTCCTTTATTTAATTCTTACCAATTTCTAATTAATAACCCGATTAATGAAATGATGTTAGCTAACGCCTTTTATTATCTAAAGTAGACATCCAAAAAACATTAATTTAAAAATGAGTAGTATGTTGGCAGATAAAGATCTTAATAATCCCACTCAAGACTCTTTATGATTGTATTATTGAGATATTTACTATATCCTTACATTCGATCTTATTTGGCAGATGACTACTATCTTTAAACATAATGATCCTATATGTTTACTTCTTTTCTGCGCTAAAGCGTGAAGTGCCAAAGGGAATCGGCAGGGTGGGTCGTGAGTCGCTCCGCTCCTGGCCGGCCATGGAAGGCAACCACCAGCCCCACGCTATGACGCCGCCACCTTGTTCATTGGCTTCCAACAAGAGTCACCTAAAAACAATACTTGTCTATACAATTATCTCTACGATTCCAGAAGTTAAATAAGAACTATTTGGCTTTAAGGGAAGTTGTTAGTTAAAAAGATGGTTAATTAAGTCATCTGGTCAAATAAAATCTTTATATTCGCGTCACGGTCGGTTGGATGAGTTGGTTTAGTCGGTGGTCTGCAAAACCATACACCCCGGTTCGAATCAGGGACTGACCTCTATGCTATTTGCATATTCTTTAAAAACTAATTAGATAAGGGACGGTGAGAGATCATAGTCCCTTTTTATTTAGGAGGATCAAAATCAGACGTCCATCTAGCTACATCACTTATCCTAAAATTATCTATTACAAAAGACGCCCTATTACTACCATCCCTTTGTCTATTAAAATCTATATTACTATATCTCAATGAAATATTATAGCATGGGAATGAAACAGACCGTTTGCCATCGACAAAACCATATAATGTATAATTAACCCTAACCATAGCTATATGATACCACCTACCAATAATAGCATCAGATGCTTTACCTCCATGCGCTCCTCTTTGAGTAGCAAAAAACAAACCTAAATCACCAGCATCACCAGCTATACCAAAATAAAAAATACCATTATACCATTCATGGCCAACAGAACAAGCGTTAATAACGACTAATGGTTTATACCAAAAATCAATGGTAAATGGATCTCCATCACCAAATAGATCAGGTGACAATGTACTAGATGTATTAATCATCCCATAAGAATTAGACGTATTTGTGTATTTATATCCAGTTCTTATAGAATCGGTAACAAACTCTCCTCCCTTGATCTCTAAACCATCCTCGATATTAGGGGGGGGGTATCCATCAACCTTAAAATCATTGTCAAATCTCATCAAGAATCTTGTGTGTTGATCAACAAGACCATCACTTCCATTATTCAACATTCTTCTTCTCATAAAACCTTTATCTTTTTCAATATATACACCAATACCAACAATATCATCAAGATACCAGCTACTATCCACACTATAGGCCATCTTGATTCCTTCTTATCATCTACGTCCTTGGATTTGATATTTGTCTTATTATCCAGATCCTTTATATCATTCCTTGTCTTATTAACTCCAAGGGAATCGGCTGTCACCGTGCTGTCCCGCCGGCCAATGACGATATGGGTATCTGTCTGCGAGGACACCGGCCGTTCCCCCGTGGCAGGATCAACATCCTTGTCCGTATCGAACTTCCTCTCAGTTATAACGATATCGGCATTAAGATCAGATGTCTTTATCTCCACCACCTTACGGTCTATAACCTCATCTATCATCGTCTCTATCCTGCTGATCAACCGGCTATCAATAGACGTTTCGCTAACCTGCCTCCTGCTTCCACAAGAGGACAGGAATAGCGACAGACCTAAACAAAAAACAGCCTTAAGACTTATCCTTAACCTCATCATCAGCAATCCTCCTTATATCGTCAAACGTCTCATCAGGTATGTTCTTGGAGAAGCTAAACATCTTGAACACGTTTATTCTCTTGAACACAGCCTTGAATACCTTCACCAAATAAGCGTCGGAGAAAGCATCACCTATCGTATTCAAGAAAAGCATCACATATCCAACAAGGGCTATATACACCCCATATTTGGTAACGGTAAGTATCATGCTAGCCTCCTCCTCGATCGGGTATAACGTCTTATATATAACACATAATGTCATTACTATAAAACAGGACAAAGCGAACTCCTTAAGAATATCAGTAAACCTGACCTCCCTAAACCATCTCTTAAAACTAAACCTTCTTCTACGACTCCGTCGGAGCTTCCAACCCCTTATGCTTTGCGCTAACCTAGCCAAAAAATTAGCTATTAATACTATAAGTAATACAATCAATAAATGATGCACTGGCTGGAAGTAAGCCCAACAAGAAGCACCATACGCAAGCGCAATATTCCACAAAGCCCCTACTCGCTCTATCATGTCTTTGTCTTTCATTTTGTACCCTACTCGCAAAGTTAACTACTATACCATTAAGTACCTAAAACACCACAGCATGTATACCGTTCCTAGTATCAAGGCTATCAAAATGCAACCAACCCACCTTCCCTTCAAGCCGGAAAGGATATGGTAACATATCTTGATGATCCAAGATCAAGCCTCTAGCCTGTTCCGCCGTCATCGACTTGACATCGAAATCCCCAGCCTTACCCAACACATGAGCGGATAGATAAACATCTTTCTTATCCTTCACGATCTGGCAGATGTTGCATCTAAGACCACGCTGGGAAAACTGTCCTTGCTTATCCCAGTTATTACAATACATAGGCTGTTTGATTATATCCCTACGCAATATAAGAAGGTTATGAAGAAAGGCGGTATCGAGAAACTGCCACGATCTGTCCTTCCACTTATTGTATGTATGGGGACATACCAATTCTACTATGTCAAAATACGAACCTAATTCTTTTACAATATCATTTCTATTCATTTCAAGCTGGCTTTATCGTCCATTTCTGGGCGTAATTATTTTTTAATACATATATTTTCTCCATAGGCGTAGCGGGAGATCCGTTGGACTGGCCTTTCACGAACCCCTCCGGAGCCTGTTCCTGCCCCGTAGGACGCTGGTTCTCGTAAGAATAAGTACTGAGGTACATAGATACACTAAGACCGTAAAACTGATTCCTTCTCCCGTCCTTGGCTACAGATGTCATAGTAATCTGATCCCATCCTACAACAAGGTCGTAGAAAGAGTTCACGAAATCATCTGATCTTTTTTGGCTATGAGTAGATGCATTCACGTTAAACCATGTAATAGCCCTCATCTCATAAATATAATCCGGAAGCTTATCCATTCTAAGACTATTGCTATGATTGGCGGTAAAACCTGTAAGATGATCCAATCCTCTACCCGACATATTATCATCATTCCAACCCGTCCTCCTTTCTCCATTCATCCAGTCATCTAAAAAAGCAAAAACAGTAATGTTAGGATTTATCTTATCTACCTCGAAAGAAGGAAGGGTGTTTATATCAAAATAATTCCACATATCAGGAGGACCAGAATTTATATTCAACGAAGTTAATTTAGGAAGATCATTAAACTCCTTTATATACCTATCCAAATAACATGAAGATAAGTTGAGGGTTTGGAGATTTTTCATATTCTTTATATTCCTTATCCCGCTAGATTCTATATTCCTAAGATCAAGCATGTTAAACATATTTAAACAATATACCTCTGTCTTACTGGTTATAGCCTCAGGCATTACAGTCATCCTAGTACCCATATTTTCAAGAGATATATAAGTCAACTTTTTAGATCTAGACAATTTATCTACCGGTATACCATCATTAGCGTATGTCGTATTATTTACTATTAAAGATTCAAGACCCGGCGTATCCACGATCGGGAAAGCGGTCATCTTGCACGTCATGATTTCAGCATAATAAATATCGCAAGTAAAATCTATCGCAACAGATCGCTGCACATCACTTCTTCCATCAGCGTAAAGATGATTATCAACAGGGATGTACTGAGAACCATCCTCCTTTCTAAACCACCATGTCGTATTGGGATTTTTACGGTATTGTATAGCCAAAGAACGGAATATGATACGATAATCATTTTGCCCTTGGACCTTGGTCATAGGAAACTGTTCCTTTATTCCATCCCCCCAATCCACATTAGCCATACCGGGCTTCCTTGATCTAAACTGGACATACGTGTTAAATGGATTACCAATCACAGGATCGGGTACATAATTATAATCATCGGTATAATAATTTCTAAGTGCCCTATCCCATGTAGTGAACCACACAAACTTATTTGATGAAGCCTCATATTTATATAATGTCTTAGCCACGATTTTCCAACTCCTTTCTTTCTTTATCAAGATAATCAATAGCGATATTAATATCAAATCCATTATCAGACATAACATTCATCAAATCATCCTCACCATAAGCCACATACCTCAAAGCGTTATCATCGCACAACACATCACCATGACCTATAATAATATCCTTTCCTGATACGACTACCATATATGGATCCTGTAGATATCTACGAAACGACATTAAAGAAACAGTGTCCTCCGGTTTTACTACCCATCTTTGATTGTAGTTATTAGTAAGCACATATATCTTTTCCATAGGCGTTTGAGGATTCCCGTTGGACACACCCTTGACAAATCCTAATGGAGCCTGAAATACGCCACTAGGTCTTTTATCATCAGGGTTAGATGCTAGATAAATACTTAGATATAATCCATAAAACTGATTTCTTTTACCGTCAGAAGCTACGGAGGACATGGTAAGATAATCGAATCCCATCACTTTATCATATAATGTTGATATAAACGTATCACATCGCTCTTGGGTTGGCAGATTCCTATACATATAAAAAGCATTCATAGACCTCATCTCATATATGTAATCAGGGAGATTACTTACATCTATATTACTATAACTATATGAAGCGTCTAATTTATCAATGTTTTCCAGCCCCTTACCGCTCATATAAGGATGCCAACTCACAACAGAACCATACCATTTGTTTATATGACTAAAAACCCTTAAACTAGAATTTATCCTATCCACCTCATCCATAGCCGGGCATGTATTAGGGTCAAACGATGATGTAGCACTGCCAGGATTTAAATACAATTCTTTCAAATTATTGAATGACAGCCATTCCTTAGGATACACTCTCACTCTTCCGCCAGACAATGACAATATTTCCAGATTAGGCCACATGGAAGGAAATTTTCTTATATTGGAAGCTTCGGTATCGCTAAAATCTATAGACATGACCAAATTCAAGCCTTTCAATTTAATTAATCTATTCCAATCTTCCGGTATGGATGTCAATGTCCCCACGCCAAATTCATTTAATGTTATACGCTCTATATTTACCGATCTCATTATCCTATCCTTTGGTATATCTGTTATAGTGTTATTCCCAGGGATACTTATAATTAAATTGATAAGGCTAGGCATATCAAGTATAGGAAACCCTATCATCATAATCCTATAGGACTCCATCATCGTAACATTATTGGTAAAAGACATAGATATCACACGTTCCTTATCCATACCATCATCATAAGCATGATTGGGGGAAGGGATATACTCGCTCCCATCTTCCTTGTAAAACCACCATGGATGACTGTCTGGATTCTTACGATAACTTATATCCCTTCTCCTGAACATCAACCTATATTGACCATATATAGATCCACTCCTAGCCTTTACAAAAGGGAATTGCTCTTTATTCCCATCTCCCCAATCAACCTCGCACATGCCGGGAGTATTGGAATAAAATCCTATAATCTCATTATAATTATTACCATCCAATATAGGATCTGGGACATCATCAGTAGTATCGTTCCTACCAACACTTCTAAAAGCATACTTACCCTTAGTAAAAAAAGTTATGGATCCCTTACTGGAATCCTTACACATCAATTTCATATCTCTCCCTCCTCTATTCTTCTAAAATACTCGACAACAGGTGAACTATCAAGCCCTAGATTATTACAGATATCCATAGCCTCGTATTTATCGGTGAAGTTATACCTGGACATACCTTCAGCTAACACGTCTCCGCTGAACACGGATACATGTCCATCCTTTACGCCAAGGACGAACGGGGCGATCCTTGTCTTCCCTGCCCGCCGTGCCCTCGTAAGGGCGGCCTTGAAAGCCGGGACAGGCGCCAAGATCCACGTCTGCTCGTAGTTGTTGGTAAGCACATACACCTTCTCCATAGGCGTCGTAGGATTACCATTACTAACCCCCTTGACAAACCCATCAGGAGCCTGATAAACGCCAGACGGTCTCTTATTAGTAGGAGCTGAGGCAGCATATAAATCTAAGGTAAGTTTATAAAACTGATTCCTGTTACCGTCAGAAGCCGTCTGTGACATCGTTATATAACTCCACGACATTATCTTATCATAAAACGTGTTAACGAACGTATCAGCCCTCTCCTGCGTATTTATAAATCTACCTTCATCACGCAAAGTCCATATCCTAAATTCCCTTATCTCATACAAGTAATCCGGAAGATCGTCTACCGGCGCCGTACTTGAAGAACAATACATATTATGGATCTTATTTAACTTCCCTCCTACTAAATCCTGCTTCCATGAACTACCGTGAGCCATAAAATCAACGCTTTCCTTATCATCCCCTACCTTATCCACCTCATCAAATACAGGTATATTATTCCGATCGCTTATAATGCTTATACCTTTTGCTGGAATAGAATTAAAAGCCGGATCATAAGAAGGGATGTTACACCAGTTGAAGTTAAAACTAGTAAGATTCTTCCATTCAGAGAACCTTCTCCAATTAGAATCAGGATCATCCCCAAAGTTAAAAACGTTATTGCATCCGAAATACCTCAGATCTTTCATGTTAAAAAAACCTTCTGGCCAATTACTCCATACACCAGAATGAGAAAAAGATCCCATCTGTATATTATGAAGATTAACGCTCTTGCTTATCCTTTCATATGGGATATCGCCATTTTTTAAAACGGATCTAACCATAGCCAAATAAGTTATATCAGGAAGATTAGCTATAGGGAACTCATGAAGGACAATACCATCCATATTAAATTCCCCATCAATTACGTTAGAGAATCTCATCGTAACCTCTCTACGCCTGATATCGCTATACTTATGTGGAGGAACCGGTATGTATTGTGAGCCATCCTCTTTCTTAAACCACCATACGGTATCATCCGGATTCTTCTTATACTCAATGTCAAGAGACCTGAATACAATCCTATAACTACCATCAGATATCTTAACTAAAGGATATTGATCCTTTGTCCCGTCCCCCCAATCAACGTCCACGAATCCCGGGTTAGATGTCGAGAACCTAAGATTGCGATTAAAAGCATTCAGTGATATTATCGGATCGGGTATATAATCAGCACCCTTACCATCAAAACAAGGGAATCTATCCTCATTCACTATAAACGTGACATAGGACGCCACCGTGTCATATCCTACTAAAAATCCCATATCAACTAATTGAGGTTATATCATAAGACACCCATTCCTTATATCCATTAACCATCTCATATACTTTGTTGATGGTCTTGCATACGACAGCGAATCCGATATCCGCGTTAGGGAACTTCTCGTTAAGCTCATCAATAGTAAGTTCCCTGACAATACTCTCATCCCATTTTCTCATCTCCTTTACCTCCATAAGGATCGGTTTACCGGTTACGCCTACGCTCATGACCCACTCACCCTCACGATTGGCATCCGCCAGATCCGGGAAGATCGTAACACCAAAAAGATCGGATAGGGTGAAGGTCTCGCCGGTACGGGTGAAGGACGCCGCCGCCCCAGGCGTAAGGACCACCTCGTTCACGGCCAACAGGCTCGTAAGTTTCTTGACTCCTCCTGATACCGTGGCGTTAAACACGACAGTAACATTACCGGTAGCGCTATTAACGAACTTGATCTCATCCTTATCGCTATTTATAGCTTGTAGACGTGATCCAGATACGATATTCACGATCTCATAGTTCTTGTCATAAGTGCTTTGCAACGTAACATTACCATATCTTGTATCAATCAACGTAATCCACTTAGCCTTACCACCTACTATCTCAACAAGCTTATAAAACACGTCATTGCCGTCAGCGTCAACCCATCTAGCTATAGCACCCGGAGCGAAATTAGTCACCTCCCGATCTTGAGTATAACTTATAGTGCTTTCCGTAGGCTTGTTAGCCAAAGTAACGTAAAGACATTGCTCTACATCGGCCTCCATCTTAACTATCCCAGCACCATCGTAATAATAATCAGGTACGTTCTTCTCTCGTATCAACAAGATGGTACCTTCCTTAAGCTTATCGGCGTTAGTTGGATCATCCACGAAAGACTTCATCTGGATATAAGTATCGAAGATAATAGACGTACTCTTATCCTCTATCTTCTGATTGATATCATTGACAATATTATTAATCTCGTCTTTCGTATAATAAGGAGATAAATCAACCTTCGGACCTTCCTGCTCTAAAGCCTGAGTTCCATCCCACCAATAATCAGGTACCTCCTGCTCCCTAATCCAGAGGCTGTCACCCACACGGAGCTTAGCCGTGTTCTCCGGGACCGCCAGCCACTCATTCATGGCATCGACCGTATCAAAGATATACGCCGCGTTCTTGCCCTCAGCTATACGTCTTACGACAGCCAACTCGCTCTCGACATCGCTAAGTCTTTCCTTTATATTATTGATCTCTCGCTCTAACTTATCATAATTATCCTCCTGATCTATAGCGTCACCGATGGACATATAAACCTCGTTAGTGAGCTTATTGTAGGTAACACGAGCCACCTTCTCGTAGGATGTCTTATACGTAGATGAACCCTTACCAGTATGACAAACAAAATCATACGTATTTTGATACACCACAGATCCACCGGTATTGATGAAATTATATCCGTCTTGGCTCATAGTACCACCCTTGTAACCCACAAGCTCAAAAGAACATTTACCTGTACCTATAGAAGCAAACCATGTAGCATAAGCCATGAATTGCGTCTCATCCGGCAATGTGGAATAATACTGCGCCCTTAAATCCTTTACCGACATCCAAACGCACTCCTTACCAGACCCGGTGTTATCACCACCCCATTTAAGCACGCTCCTTACGGACTCATCACCGTTACCGGGGCCATTATAACCAACACCAAGATTATCGATAGTCGGGACATTCGAGTTGAGAGCCTCCGTCATCGTATCCAAGTCCCTTCCCGAACTCTCATCCCATAAATACCTGAAAATAACATAATCAACATCCCCGATCTTAACGCCTCCGGTATTACTAGGATATGTCTTCGTGACCAACTCATAATACCATTTACCATCACGGAAAGTAGCCCTTATCCTCTCTACTTGCTTGGGAGATATAGAGACATATGATCCACCAACAGAGACGTTATCGCCATCAACCGCACGGGAAGTCCCATCCTTTGGATCCTCAGGATCCACGGGGGTGTAGATCGTAGCCTGCTTATCTCCGGTGTTGATAATAACTATATAATAGCTATCCCCGTCAAGACCCTCGTCATGAGCCATGGTGACAAAACCTTGCTCGCTATCCGGTCTCCATTCAACGACAACCATATGCTTATCCATAGGTATACCGGAAACGCTGTTAACGTAATTGGTTGACGACATGAAAACAGCATGGTCATCATAAGCCTCATCAACACGTTGATGCTTAGTAGCCAATCCGTCAAGACGTGATATCTCAATGGGGTCGGTTACCTCGACCCCATTATAATCATACCACTTATATCCGATCATCGTATTCTCACGACGATATTTCCTTTTCCTTATGACCTCACCGCCGGCTAGGGCGTCAATCATATAATAATCATTACATACCTTAACCATGACCTTGATATTAACAGGTTTGACATAAACAAGCCACGATAGTAGCGCCATCGGGGATGGAGGTCAGCGTAGTCCCTACAGGGTAGGTCGGGGAGGATGACTCAAGCACCATCAACGACATCCGCTCTACGACCATATTGTTGTCAATCAACCGGCTTCCCTCCACATAGAACCGGCCATCCTGTACCTCATAGCACTCTCGCACCGGAACCATATGTCTTTGGCTCTTATCAGCGTAATCGCAGATCGTTACCTTAGCTCCATCAGGTATGGAGGTAAGCTCATCACCTACATTATAATTAGGATGATCGGAATATACGACGTATAACTTGGACTTAATATCCTGCAATGCCGGATTGACTGTCCTGAATCCCTTCAAATGTATCTTATGACCACCGATCTCATAACAATCATCCACGTCCATGATATTAAGATCACAACTGATAACCGTCCAGCCGTTAATAATCGTCTGCGTAGGGGTAGTATTGATAGGATGATCGGGGTCGGTAGACTCAACGATCTTATAGTCGAAAGTCTTTACATCCAGATTTCCGTTCAACGACTCCTGTCTCCTGATCTTCACCGTACCCTTTCCGGTATCATAACAAGTCTCAGTGGTATCGATAAGTCGATCCATATAATCCGGCTCCTCGCATTCGATACGAGCGAAATTGGATGGCAAAGAGGTATATTGAGTACCAACATGGATATCATTATCTGTAGAACTCAATACATGATGATTATACGACCTAATATGATTTAAAGGGTTGATAATGTAAGTGGATTTAATCCTTACCGATCCTCCCGGTGTCGAGTAACATTCTATCGCATTTCTGGTAATACGATCATCCAACCTTTCTAGAGCACACCTTTCACGGATAAAATCCGCAGGGATATTATTTATCCTATTTCCTAGCCCATACCTATTATCAGACGAGTCCACAATCTCCCAGAACTGGTTTCTTTTCCCAAGATCACCGTCATAAGACACCACATGTCTCATACGCACGCTTCCGGCTGATGTCTTGTAACACTCCTCGATATCAATAGGCATCCTATCTTCCATATCCGTGAAATCACAAGACACCAAAGAGAATCCGTCCGGGAGGGTAGCTAGTTCGGCCCCCGGGACGAAGCCGGCGTCATCCGATTCAAGCACCTCGAAGCGGACGTATCTTGCCTTTATCTTGGAGTCATAAGAAACCAACCTACGAAGCTTGACATTGCCATTGCCTCCGTCATAACACTCGACATAAGACCTGATGTCACGCTCCTCCATATCGTCGAAATCACAGACAGTCCTTACCCACGTATCTGGCAAGGAACTGAAGCTGGCGCCCTCAGGTTGTGACGGGTCGGTAGTCTCCAGGACTTTATAGTTCTTATCCCTAACTCCTATATTCCCGTCCCATGACGTGAGAACCTCCAGCTTCACCTTACCGGCCGGTGTCTTATAACATTCTACAGTTACCTCAATATCCCGGTCCTCCATATCCGTGAAGTCACAAACGACCTCAACCCAGTCATCGCTTATGCTGGTGATAAACTTACCTACCGGATTCTCAGGATCGGTACTTTGCTTGACGCGATACCATTCCTTTCTGGTACCCATCTCGTAATCAAATATCTTATATCCCTCTATCTGCACCCTTCCGGTTCCGGTATCAAAGCATTTAAGCACCGGTATTATCTCCCTTTGGGTCATGTCCGGGAAATCACATACTATACGACTCCATGTATCGGGTATCTTATCATACTCCGTACCGATAGGATTGCTATCGTCAGTCGTATTTACCACCTCATAATGGGATACCTCCGGGTTCAGGCGGGGGTCTACCGACTCAACGCCCTCGATCTGGACCTTGCCCCCTTCCGTGGCGTAACATTTACTTACGAATATCAACTCCCGATCGGTCATCTCGGCTATACTACAATCTATAGCCACCCATTCGGCAGGAACCTTATCTAATTCCGTACCGATAGGAGTATCAACATCCGAGGAGTTGACAATAAATATCTTCTCGGCCAGTATCTCCCCCTTATTATTCATATAGGTATGGATACGCGCCTCTACCTGACCACCCGGAGTACGATAACATTGGTTGACGATCGACACACGGGCGTCCTTGATGTTAATGAACTGATAGTCCTTTTTAGGGACCTCGCTTACAAGTCTCTTTACTCCTTTATCATCGAAGTACACGTAACACCCGTCATTCCTCATCATGACCGGATACGTCTTTCCGTCTATCACAACCCCTGAGAAGTCATCTGGCGGAACGGAGAAACCCATGCTTCCGAATATAGAAGCCAGTCTCTTTAAATACTCATTAATAGCGGACATACTACAATATTTAAGTTCTTATGCCTCAAAGTTAATAAAAAAGGGAAAAGAATTGAATCTCTCCCCTTTAGGAATTATATGAACGCAAAAAAGGTCGTTCTTATTTAGGTTCGGTCACGATAGCCGGACCAAGACCAGCAGCAGCACCGATCATATTAATCATCTCCTGAACGCCCTCATGAGCGCCGTAACGTACACGTAAGATCAAGTTGATAGGATCATCAGCGATAACCTTTCCGAATCCCTGAGCGTATCTATGAGGATTGAGCGTAATCTGGAAGTCAACGTACTGAGCCGTTTGCTCTACACGGCTATATTCGTTCATGAACGTCCGCCCCATGAAATCCTGATGTTTCGGGAATCCATTGAAGTGAGCGTACCCCTTAAGCTCATCATCCATCATATTGCCACCTACGTGAGTGCGCGGGGCTTTGCTGGACAGTCTCTCAAAATGAAGTTGATCCCACCAGATAGGAGACCCCTCATCAAGAGAATCAGGATAACCACCGCTAGCGCCAACGATCTCAACGCTATCCTCTACATAAGTCATTTTATCCATCAAGCACTCTGACGGAGATAATAACATTTCCTTACCACGGAAACGGATACCGCACTTGCAATTCGTGCCAAGTTCCTGAGCCGACTCCAATTTCTTCCACATACGGTTGCGGTAGGACGCCGGAGCCTTGCCGGTGAAGAATCCCTCGAACACCTTGTCGCACTCATCACACAACATGTTAGTATATACCGTTGTCTGGAAGCTATGCTGGCAAGCCGCAGGAGTACCGTAGTCAGTGATCTCCAGTTCCGGGAAAGCCTGTTTGATTTCCTCCAAAGCACTGTTCCCGCACTCATCATCCGGGATCGTGATATAATACTTCTCGGTGGATACCTTGCAAGAACCACAAGCTGACCAAGAAGCGGTACGAACCGTAGGATTCTCACACATATCGGATGTCTTAGCCACATAGTAGATAATAGCCGTAGGATTGGCCTCCACGAAAGTAGAGATCTCCTCATCCGTCAATTTCTTGGAAGTAGCGGCAATATACAAACCTGATCCCTTGATCTGACTCATCTTGTTAACCGTATCGGCTACAACGTTAGGCAATGACTCCACCGTAGTAGACATATCGACACCGTCATCCTCCAAGGAGATAGAATACAGATAACCACCCTTAACCTCGGTATAGTTAGGAGGACAATCCGTACATCCTTTCATGATAGAGATAAGACGTTGAGTATAATCAGCCGGTTTAGCGCCTTTCTTCATCACCTTATAACGTGACATGCTACCCTCGATAGTCTCACGTACGATCTTCAATCCTGGATATTGAGCGCGAACCTCAGCCAACGCAAGATCATCACCAGTATCGCATACCTCCATACAATAGAAGTTCACGTCCTCCGTCTCAGGCTCAGTAGCCTCATTAGTGCATCTTGTAACCGGAATGATATCAATATAATCGGATAATTTACCACCACCGGCAATAGGTTGGTTCTTCATCCGCTCGATACACTTCAATACGGCGGGTAACAAATCAACCTCCTCGCAAGGATCACATTCCTCGCATTGATTAGGGGTATTGTCGCAATCATCCAAGAGGATAGCGTCAAAGATCTCAACACGACCTCCCTCGTAGCCAAGAAGCTCGAAAGCCCTGCCGGCGAGAATCAAGCGGATAACGATACGGTCGCCCTTGGAAACGGAGAAAGCCGTGTCGTCAGAGACACCATTGTATCCTAAGATAACGTCATCGACATAAGCGTGATCCTTCTTCGGCCAAGAAGCGTAAATCTCGGTGATCTCATTCAACGAGAACAATGGCGTGGAAAAATCCTTATCATATATAGAACGGGAAGCCGCTTGTTCATTACGACCGATACGGATCTCATAACGCTTGTCATTACGAGGCTTACCGGTAAAATCAATCACGGCCTTACAACCGTTCTCGGAAGTCTCCTTAGTATCATAAATACCAAGCTGACCTTCCTTCAAGAAGATGGAATCAACATCCACCATCTTAGCGTGCGGGGGTACGAAAAGTACCCGGTCTTGCGGTCTGTGCAACATATTATCAACTTTTTAGTTCAAAAATCATTTACCTAACGCAAACATAATCATAAACAACATCACCGCAATAAAATAAGGTCGTGAGTATACGACATAATATGATGTTTACATTTTATGTAAAACAAAAAGCCTACCCGTTTCCGAGTAGGCTTAATGATCAAACTAACGGTGTTTATTTAAAGGAAGCCACATTATCCTTATCCATCCTATATCTACTTAGTTCATTCTCGTTAAGGTTGAATTGCTTGGCGACCATATCCAAAATCTCCTCCACCAAAGGATCGGGCAGCTCAGGGTCGATGTCCGTGGACCGCCCACCGGCGGCGTTGATGTACCCGGCCAGATCCACCCGTACCGGATTCCGGTAGTAGGTCATCCTGACCTCGTCTGTGAGGAAGCCGTCCTCATACACCACGACCTTCCCGTCACCTATGGTGTAAAACGTTTCCCGATAGTCAAAAGAAGGTTTATTATTATCATCCCCAAGAAGCTCATGGACATTCTCGTTCTTAGCCTCCCACATGACAAAATCTCCAACCTCACATCCATTATAAGAAAACGCTCCTTTTATATTTGAGAACCATAAATAATCATCAGGAAGACCGAATGATGTCGATTTGGGGTCATCAATATGATTGATCTTATTAAGCGATTTCCAGTATACCAGAAGAGTTTGTATAGATCGGATGGTCTCATCATCCTTCCTATTAAGATAGTATCTTATCAACCTATCCTGAGCCTCGTTGAACAAAAGCACGAACCTCCCGGGATCAAGCTTAATCCCGCCATTGGCAAGATTCTGCTCGTTCTTCTGCAAAGACCTTAGATACGCTTCTTGGATTGTCATCGTTATTCCTCCTTAATCTTATCACCTTTCTCTACGTCATCCTTCTTCTTAATATCCTTAACCTTCTTGGTCTTGGTCTTATCGTCTATATTAGAAATAGACATAAGTTCCTCGTACTCATCCAAGACATTAGCCTTTACACTGATAAGATCTTTCTTGGTAGCCAAGAACTCGGCGGACGTACGGGTGTCAGGACCTATGATCTGACCATTATATTGCAAGCCAGATGGAGTCATATTGATACGACCGTTACGTTGAAGGACGTTTATGATACGATAGAACTCAAGAACTTCCTTGAAATCACCCTCCAATGACCGATCCCAGATATCAAGCAGATAATCGACATTGGTCTTCTTCTCATTCATCCAGTTTGATAGAGATCCTGTATAATACTCATCCTCCGTGAAATCCGGGCGAGTTACGATACCGATGTAAAGAAGAAGATCGATGACAGCCTGACGATCGTCGCCGCCTTTCTTAAGGGCGCTGATAAACTTATAGCTGATGTTCATCTTATTGATCTCACGCTGCTGAACGAAATCCTTCATATTGTCTTTCTCCACGAAACAGAACATGGAGTTCATGAAGACAGGATCGCCATCCATTTCCTGAGGAGTCAACATGCCGGAAAATACAGCCAGATATAAATAAAATAACTCAACGGTATTAGCCGTGTTATAGACCTTACCCATGAATATCTTATCCTTAGCGTCATCCCAAAATTCTAAATTGGTTTGAGATAGATCCATCTGCGACATTTCCTCGAAAGGCTTCATGATATTATCTACCCGCTGTTTGACGAGCTTATCGATCTCATTCTTGTCAAGACCATTATAGCATCTTGATCTTGGATAAAAACCGGTGTTATAGGCCTTGGAGAAATCATCCCAAGGGCAACATACGTGAGTGGCGTTCTCCGGGAACGGAGCTTTAGCTATATTAGCGTCTTGAAAGGCCTGAGGAGCACTTCCATCGTGTTTGCCTACAACCTCATATAAGGTATCTGACATGATATTGAAACCGTTTACCTCGGCCAATACCTTCCTTGATTTTAAAATTTCTTTCATTTCCTTTTTGCGTTACTTTAAAAAAAGAGGAGAGGAATATCCTCCCCTCTAAAAACCAAATTACATATATGAAAAAACTTAGCCGAAGTAGTTCGGTTGAAGCTCGATAATCAAGAACTTACTGTTATCCATAACCCATGCTGCGGAAGCGGAGTGGCACCAGAATTGTTCTTTCATGCCCGGCAAGGATGATACGATCTCATTACCGTTGGCTTTGTGCGCCCAACGACCGTACTCATAACCCCACCACATGCTTACGCCTTCTGGCTTGATATAGAATACGTTGTTATTCATATTACCTAACTTAGCGTTAGCCGTATTAGGAATAGCGGAATACGCGTTAGTCGATCCAGCGTCAGTGATATTCTCAATAATACAAGAATAAGAGGATCTAGGATACATGCCATTCACTAACTCGCTACGATCTGTCATGTCAGCGTAATCCAAAGAAGGATCGTGCTCGAACTCTACATTTCCGATGCCGGGAAGAAAAGCGCCCTTAACCTGTACCGGACCTAAGATCATAGCATCATTAGTACCAGAGATAGGATTAGAAGGCAACATACGGTCACTACCCATACCCCAGCTCAAATTACTCAACGTAGTAAAGAAAGCCTCTCTAATCAACTTCTCTAAGTTGACCATAGCCATAGCTCCTACCTTGAACTTAATCTTACGCTCCGTAATAGGAAGATCTTGACGACCACGGAAAATATAAGCGGCAGCAGCCATAAGAGTATCCTTAGTAATACCCATCGGGCGACTATAGTAGATAGTATAACCACGGCGAAGCTGACGGTAGATACCCTCATTCAAATGGATAGGACCATTTTGATCCATAATAATACCACCTTCTTGCCACATCAACTGTCTAGCTTCCAGCTTAACCAACTCAGCCATACAGAATACCTCCAGCGTGGACGCTACCTTAGCCGTACGTAAATCAAGTCTACCATTAACAGTCTTGCCGATAATAGCCAAATCAGGAATATTACCCTCATACTCGCTTCTCATGGCATTCATACGACGAAGGGCAGTCTCCACGAACTCTGAAGTGCTATTCTGGGCGGCCTGCATGGACTTCATACCAGCATACATAGTTGTCTCACCCTCAACACCACGGTGGTTTCCTAAACGGAACTCACAAGTCATGGAACCGGCCTTGTCAGCTCCAGATACCTTAGAAAACTGGGTACTGTACTCACCAAGGGCATGACCGATCTTCCAATAACGGATACCCGGACGTAATTTCTCTTTAGGGAAGTATTTAGCCTTACCGCCAATAACACGACCCCAATAACGTGTCAAATCTCCTTCTGTCTTAGACGGGATCTCACCTGAGATAAGGATATTACAGCCGTTAGCGGCGTCATAGGTAATGACATCATAAGCCGTAAACTCAGAAGTATTCAAAACAATATCAAACAAACCACCGTCAATACCCGGTTTTAGATGATGACCTGAAGTATCCTCAGCCGTAACGACAGCGAATGTCTTTGTAACGGGAAGATCATAACGGAAAGAAGCTCCAATACCGTTAACGGAGATCGTAGCGCCGTTATTAATCATACCCATATACATCGGAACGGGGTAATTAGCGATATTAGAGAACAGATTCAACAGACCCAAATGATTCTTGTCCGGATCCTCATAATACCAGCTCGCCAATGAGCCTAAGTTATGCTCTACGAGCGATGTCTTATAGTTCTTGGCATCGGTGAAAGCAATAACGTTATCACCATTCACGGTAGCCGGAAAACTTTTTGTTAAAAAAGGATTCATAATTATCTATCTTTTAATGTTATACACTCTTTGATCCACTCAGATCAAGGAAGTTAGCCTCTATAGTATCATTATCGATATTATTCTTATTTTGCTTTCCTCCCTTATTGCCAGAAAGAAGAGTGATGGTCTTCTTATTGACCTCCATCTTAGCCTTGTTAGTCTTCTGTTTAAGGAACTCGTCCTTATTCATCAAGAACAAAGCCAGATCAGCGGCCATGTCCGGATTCTTGATAGCCTCCGAATAAGCTTTATCTATAGCCGTATGACCTTGATTGTCTATCGGCTTGGTAACGAAATCGACAGCCTTACCTATCATCGTGTCAGTCAACTGGAACCCTGAGCTTATAGACGTCTTAAGACCTTTCTTATAGATCTTCATCTGCTCAATCAACTCCTGTTTCCTTTTCTCGGATTTTTTCTTCTCCTCCTCGATAAGGTTATCCATCTCCTTTTTCAGGATATCATGGAATTTATTTGCCTTGGACTCAATGAACTCATCGCCCTTGCCAATCATCATCTCCATATTATCCTTTATCTCGTCTTCCGGCATACCCAACATCTTATAATAATGTTGGATGACCGCAAGCTGATCATTCTTGTTGCTCATATCAAGGTTGTCCAACGGCGCCTGAATGTTCTGATATTGGTTTAGAAGCTGACCTACGTTACCCCCAGCCTTATCCACCTCTATCATCTTCTTCATGAAGTCAGACATAGAACCGGTATCAACCTTATCCTTCAACAACTCATCGGCCTTATCCTTGATCAACCCCTCCACTATATCAAGTAAATCATCTTCTTTTGTGATAGTAGAAAGATCGACTGGCTTGTCATCTACCATAATATCAAGGTTATCGATACTGTCGATGATACCTCTAGCGGCCATCTTTTCCAAGAAAGATTTCCCGTTAAACACTGATACCACGTTATTATTATCAGTACCGCCTTCGCCAAAAGAATCCGGGTCTGGGTTGGTAGCGTCGCCGCCCTTATCCCCGCCACCGTCAGCCGCTCCGCCGTCGGCAGGCTCTTCCTTGGTATCACCTATAGGATTACCATCCTTATCATATTTACCCTCGATATTATTCTTATCGCCATCACCGTCACCACGGTAAAAAAGTTCCTCGACACTCATGGTCTTAAAACCCTTAGCGAAATCACCCATGTCATTCATACAATTTCCTTTTTTGCTTTTTACAAAAGTATTATTAATCCAATTACCAATTAAATCAAACCCATTATAGTATATGACAGAATTTTACGCCAAAATGATTACAGATTTTGTAAAAATATTTACAAAACTTGTAATCAATTCTTGTTTATTATCGACGTAAACCTATCTGTATCAGAACGTTTGTTCCTATAATCTATCTCCTTTTCCTTTAATTCCAACTTCCTTTTCTCTATCTCCTCACGAGATCTTCGCTCAGCCTCGGCGTTAGCCTGTCTGGTTCTCATATCCTCTTCCTTGATATCAAGATCTCTTTCCCTTAAAGCCCTATCAGCCATAGCCTCGACATAATCCATGCCTTCCGAGTTGTTCTCGGTCCTAGCCGCTTGACCGGCGGCCATTATGCTCTTACCTCGTAAGTCGAAGTTGCCCTTGATATAAGCCAGTTCCTTATCCTTCTCATGCTCATCATTACGAGCCTGTTGATCGGCCTCAGCTTGCTGCTGGACAAGTCGCTGTTGATTCTGGTATTCTTCCTGCCTTACACGATCGGCGTAAGATCTAGCATCCCTTCCGATCTGATTCATCTCAGCCGTTGAGTTGGCGCTCATCATCCTAGTGATATCAAGTAAGTCATTACCTAACGTATTTGTCTGTAATATATATTGTTTCAAATTCTCCAACTCCAGACGTTTCTTGGAATTAGAAACAGCCATAACATTAAGATGACGTAACGACAAGCTATTATCCGTAAGACTGATGTAAGCCAAGGAAAGATCGCTATTCCTGTACATCACGGTCCAATCGTATCCTTCCTTCTGGCATACTTGAGCCACGGCTAGATGAATATCCAATGTCCGTTTCTTGAAGTCATCGAAATCATTAAAGTAAGCCTGGGTCTGTAACATAGTAGCGTTAACTCCCTGTTTTACGCCCGTAGAACTCTCATATCTCGTTGACTGACCCATTGCCTGTTCGGATATACCTATCATCCTATAAGCCATCATATAGGCGTAAGAAGCCATTTCCATACGGGATCTTATCTGATCCGTATTAGTAAGATCATATACACCAAACTGGTTATATATGCTACTCATCTGCGGATTCTGGTAAGGATTATTCGTATCATTACCACCTACACCCATAAACGATACAGACTTAACGATCTGCATAAAAGTAGCTAAAGCGCCCTTCTTGTCCATCATATCCTTATATTCAGTAGGCAGGAATCCCAAGTCACCTAAGAAGAACTTACCGATCTCCTTCTCGGCGTTATTGTATAGCTGGTTCATAGCAAGGTTATACATCATCTGGAACGGTTGTATGCGATCAGCGAGACTAGCTCCTATAAATCCAGAAACCGGAATGACATAATCATACAGACTGCTGTCACCATGTATCTGATGAGGTATTGGATCCCCACCAATATATATAGACTTATCCATTAAATTACCTCCGGTGATCTTAACGCCAAACCTGACCTCAGGGACATACTCCAAGATATAGGTGTTCACCTCAGGATCACCAACGGCTTCGGCCATAACCCTCTTCACTTTCTTGATACCATTCTTCTCCAAGAACTCCGGGAGAAGCTCATCTGTCACAAGCTCCTGATCCACCATTCCGGTCTCCGTCATGTAAGTTATTAAGAATATCGGTTTCATGGATACCCAATATCCCTCCATGACCCTAAAAAGGCGAGAGTCTATCTCATATCTCTTGCCATCGGCCATTCCGGAGTTGAAATATCCAAAGGGATGGAAGCGGGGCAAGAAGCGGGGCTGGGTGTGCTCCTCCCCGTCCGGCCCGAAGGTGTGGTATTCACCCATCGGAACGCCGTAGTAATCCTCAGCGGCGACTATAGATTCATAGTCATGGTATCCCTTCCATGGGACAACCTCATTCTCGTACATACCGGTAATAGACGGTTTCTTTTTCTTCCAGTCATACCTAGCACCGTCATTAGATACCCATCCCTCATAATCATCGTCACCTCCCATAATCCGACGCTTGTCCTTGGCCGTCATCTTATGGCCGTATCTTGATATCAACTCGACACCCTCGTAATAATGAAGACGACCTACATAAGATCCATATTGCGGGTATTTTACATCAGGATGGAAAACTTCCATAGGACTCCATACCTCCGGACGGTAGTAATCGAAACCAACGAAATGATTCCGGAACATCTTTCCGCTAAGAAGACGGTCCCGGAAATTCTCCCTGTCAAGCTCATCCATATAAAACCGGCTACGGTCGGCCTCGATCGTATGATCCCCCCATACCGCCGCCTGCGTCTTCCATCTTGTACTCATGAACCTCTGGATATCATCAGGGGTCATAGACACTTTGGCCTGTTGGATTTGCTGAACATAAGCCTGACGCTCCTCCTCGGAATTAAACTCATTGTACGTAGGATCAAGACCGGCCTCTACAAGACGCTGATTAACGATAATATCCCACTGTTCTTGTATATGACGATGAAGTAAGTTTGACATCGTATCCTCATACTCACTTATAGCCATATCCCCTACCTCATTAACCGTATACTTATCCTGTAGGTTTGTCAGCCATCCCTCAAAGGCATTTACGATACCACCTATTATATCATAATGCTTCAAGAAAGAAGGTATCCTTATATCGCTCCTTAGCTTCTGTACGTTCCTTAACTGAGGGATGACATCCGCCATCTCCATAAAAGATAACTTACCATCCGCCATCAGATAATAGTCACGGTACATCTGGTTGCGATCATACTGTTTCAATCCTATCGTCTCAAGAGCGTCCATACAATCCTCCTTCCATTTCCTGTTCTTTTTCTTCGTGGAAATAGCCTGAGGAGGTAATCCTAATAACGCTCCTTTTGCTGGAAACGAATGATCTCTATTAAACACTTCCATGATTATTCAATTTTATTTACAACAAAGATAGGCGTTTAATTGACATTCATTTACCTAAAAGCTCCTATAGATACCGATCCAAAGGCAGAGGCATATACCTCATGGTGTTTATAAGCGTCTTCCTTGCGGGCATTATTCATCTCCTCGATCTTCGATTTAGGCATGTAATTGTTATCGTCAAAATATCTGGCGAGAACCAACGCATGCCCGAACGCTATTATCCTATCGACGTTCAATCCGGGCTTATACTGTATTATCTCATCCAATAGGGCTATATCATCGATCAGCTCAATACCCTTGACAGTTATATCAAGACCAGTCTGATCATCATAACCGACAACGAAATCCTGCCAGCAATAATCCACCACGCAGGAGAAGAGCAGGTTCTGGTTGCCGGGGGTCGGGTATAGCCCCAGCTTGCTGTTCTGCCGGGAGCCGGCCTTCACATACTTATTGGCTATTGCCTCACCAGCGAATAAGAAAAAAGAAGCAGGCATACCACTCTTCCGGTTAAGGTACTGTTCATACATCTGGTCAGCGTTCTCCATAAGACATATAGCACCATATCCTTTCTGAAGTACCTCGCACGTACGACAAAACTGATCTATGGATGATGGGCGGGATACGTATGAAGCCACTATTCTATAGGCATAAGGATCTCGGATACCAACACGCCTCTTGAATACATAAAAAGCACCTAATGAAGGGGTATCAGACTTGGCCTGTTTATAAGGGTCGCAATTGTGAACAGATATATTCCTTAATAAATAATTATTCGTATCACATTCAAAATTATACACAGGACCGGTATACTTTTCTTTAGTTATAGATGATATCCTGACATATATATACTTATTATCATTACTAATAAATATACCTGTGGAAGGACTTTTTCTTGTGCTGGTATCCATACATACTTTAGACAATTTAGATATATAATCAGGAGTTAATGTCTCAACCAACTTCCTGAAATACACAGTATAGTTATGGCCTATCCTTAAATGATAACATGATCTTTGAGATTTAACCTTATTGCCATCTATATATTCAGCCCTATTTTTTTTCATTATGGATATACCTCCAACTACTCCAAGAGATAACAATATATCCTGTATACCCTCAAGAAGATCCATACTGACACTTACGAAATCCATGCCCGAATAATTGCGAAAATCATTATGGATAGATCCATCCGTATCCAGATATCCATGAATTAAACTAACCTTCATGCTAAACGGGAGGTATTTAGCAAATTCAGGAATATATTTACCATAACAATATTTACCAAAATTATTAACAAGCCACTCGCTTAGATAAACATGCTTAAAATTTAATTCCCAATTACCCTTCCTGCATCTCTCCGAAGGCTTAATACCAAAAAGATTATCTATAACCTTGTAATACCTATCCCTCTCTTCTGGATAGTCAAAACAAATAGCCATCTGTACACGACACTGCTTATCAATCCATCCATTCCCTAGCCACATCCCGACAAACCACCAAAAATCATCAGAAAGCATATAATCCCTAAATCCCGGAATATCCATCCTTTCTTCGGCATACATATTTGGGATCCTTGTCCACTGTCCCTCTTTTATATCCTTGACAGGTATGTAATCAAACTTGAATAAATCTTCCCTAACCCTTCTCCCTACGGTCTTATGATCAGAAACAAAAATAGGATGATCAGAAGTAAATCTATTTATTCTTACGCCATTATACATCTTTATCGAATAAAGATCCTCTTCGACCATATTTCTGACAAGTCTCTTGCGTATCCTAACATTATCCCCTTCATTATTAACCAAGAAATCATCATAGTCAACATCCTCTACATTCTTATATCCATCAGGGGTCAACACCCTTTCTCCGGGAGGCATACATCCTGCGACATAAATAAAATCATCAAACCTATTGGATTGAGGCATCTCGAATATCTGGACAGGAGCGTCAATAACACCGCCGCTAAACGGGAAACCAGCCAGTTGCTTATTCGACTTAGTAGTGCCAAGTTTATTTCCAGATTCAAGGAAAACATCACACAGCATGCCGCTATATTGCCCTGACTCAAGAAGATCATTCTTATGCTTGATAGCGTACTCGACCGGGAATAGGTTCTGGGATGAGCTTAAAAAACAGTCGTCGATCGTAAATGGATAGAACATGGTATGAGAGGTATAAGCTACCCTATCTTTCGTAGATAACTTCTTCCGTTCCTCGTTAAGCTTATTGGTACTGGCTTCAAAATCCGTGGCATCAATCTTAATCTTATTAAGCTTCTTGTCGTCAGGCTTATCCAAATAATGACCTAACCCTATCGTTCTCTTGACACCGGAGTTAGCCATCTGACCGGGGACAAACATCGCCCATTTCCGTTCTTTCCATGTTTTCCCTTTCATGGCTCTCCGATTTAAAATATCCCAGTCCATGACCAGAAGATTGTAGGTCTCAGGATCAGAAAACATTTCTTGAGCGTCCTTGGATAATTCTACCTCACCACCAGTACCAGCCAAGATAGGACTAAGACGCCAGCCATAAGGCGTGTCGTAGGAAGGCATGGCGGCCGTGTACGGCTTCTTGATAGGTCCCTTACCAACCTCGTCGAAAATAGCCGTAGCCGGTGTCAAACCAGCCGTCTTCTGCGTGGAGGTCTTCCTACCCATGTTGATGTTGGCTATGGATATTATGGCATGAACATCACGAACCCCGTTGGACATACGCTTGCCTAAGGTGACACCAGAGCTCCAATCGGTCTTGGTCCTGTTGATCCTGAAAAAAGGATGCACATGATCAAGACCATACTCACAATACTCACCTATATTAGATAAATCGCTATCGCTGAAACCTACCACGGAATGGCTAAGCCCGATCGTCATGGTAGCGTTCATCTGGAGAAGTGATGACATGATGGTCGTATTATGGGATACGACAAAATTGGTAGTAAGAAACTGATGGGATTTATTATCTACCTCAATACAAGTAGCCTTATACTTCCCGTAATAATCTATATCGGATATCCTAAGTCTGTTATGGGTCTTGGATATATACATATCATCGCCATCCATGACGCAATAATATCCCATAGACCAGAATATTCTTCTTACGAAGGATATAATATACTCACTTTTGTAAACGACCTTAAAACGATCGTCACCAGTACTTATGCCGCAAGCTATCTTCATGAATGAGCTTATAAACAACTCTTTCTGTTTTTTGGATGAATAAATAATATCATCCATCTCCTTATTGCTTAACTCGAAGATCCTGTCGGTAGATCCACAAAGGAAAGAGGCGGTCAGAGACCCAAGGAGCTGGGGCGACATCAGCCACCGCCGCTCGGGGAAATCCACGGCCTCCCCTATGTCTATGGTCATCTTATGGAAGTCAGAGTGGATGATACCCATGGTGCTCATGACTTTATAATCACCATGATATTTAACCTTCCACTGATGTTGACCGCAACATACTATACTGCGCCCGTCCTCAAACGTAACTTTATACATATCAACGAACCCTTGAGGATATACGCCTACTACAGTCGTAAGCTTACCATCATCGCCATATATGATATCACCGATATCAGCGAACCCTATCTTCTTAGGCCCATAAGGAGTATATATCAGCTCCGAGTCCAGAAGGGCCTTCCCAAAACGACGGGTACCGAACATCCCTAACCCTTTCTTCTCCTGACGGGCACGTTGATACATCTCGGCGAAAAACCATTCATTATCACGTAACCGGCTGATAGCCGGAACACGCTCTCCATTTGGAAGGTCTTGAAATACGGGAAAGAAATTAACATGCCAATAAAGCCATGGAGGGATGAACGTACCGTTGATAGTTATCCCGTTCTTGACCTTATAAGCCTCCTCCGTGAAGAACTGCTTAACATCATCATCCTGATCCTCCCATCCGAACAGATCGTTCCATACAGGGGGATTCTTCATATTTACATAAAATTCTGGACTCGTGCTTAAACTCATGATCGCATATTTTTTAATACGGACTCTATACCTCCAGACACTTGTCCCTTACGTTCCTTCTTCTGGACATTGCTGACACTCCTGTATACATCCATGATCCCACTCTTCTCCATATACGAGTCATTCCATACGTTGATCTTATCGATCAGCTTGGATATGAAATCGAACGCCCTAGCCATATCCTCAGGCTTCTCCTTATCCCATGGATGCTTGGCGATATACGTCTTGGCGTCATCCACGGCCTTGGATATGACCTCAAGATTATCGTTTACCCGATCGACGTCCCTACTCGTCGGCTTTCGTCTTCCCTGTGGCATTTTCTTTTAATTCCTTAAATTCATTATACTGCTTCATAAGAAGCTCATAAGATTGAACAACCCCGATCTTACTTACTTCCGTCACGCTCATGTCATGGAACATATCCTCAAGCTCCTTGTCAGCATATCTAAGACGTTCCTTGTCATCATAAAACACGAATCCAGACGTTCTGTCTTCTATAATGCTCTTGGCGGTGGACGCATATGTCGTATCTAAATCCAGATCCATACCGAAGCTGGTAGCCAACTGGATTATGAACATCAACCTAGAATTGACTTTTACAGCCTCTATATTCAACATCTGTATCTTATGGGTCATCTCATGAAGAACGACAAAATCCTCCTCTTTTATCAACGAAGATGATTTAAGGGCTATCTTCTTAGTCCTATCTTCAATATCGCTATACAGACGCTTGCTCTCACGCTTTATGGCTATCCAATGCCTTATATGAGTATCCGCCTCTTCTTTAAGATAATCCCTGATCTCTTTTTTGATATCCTTATCCTCTTCCATTATAATCACACGTTATAATCATTATTATTTAATTCAATCTCATCACTGATGCTTTGGTCTATAGACCTCAATAAATCTCTGGTACTAACATCCCGCAAGAAGCGGACATTACCACCATTAGCCCTAGCTATCCTCCTTAAAGCGGAGTAAAGTATATCACCCAACGAATATTCAGGCAACTCACGGCATCCGACTTCCATGACAATAAGGGCATGGATACGGTCATCTATCTTGCTTCTTACGAGATTTCTCACGGCATTATTTATAAGCTTCCCCTATAATACGTAGCGGGAAATGTTTGAAATTACGTTCAGGATCGTCCTTAGTATAACCCATAAGAGATAGATGTTTCTCAAAATGACCTTCCGTATATTTTGAGGTATCTAACGTCATCCTAAATATAATTCTATTCTCATTGTCAGGATGTTTGTTATATGATACATCTCCCATACATCCACATCCAAGATGATGCTCCTTGACATGGAAACCATCATTATGGGTGATAAATAACACGATTTCTATCTTATCACCTATTTTCTGATCAAAAATATTTAGATAAAACTCGCTCTCATCATCCGTCAGTCCTATATCAAAGGAATCGTTAGGGCACTCAATATTAAAATCGTTATGATCGGCTGTTATCACCTCCATAGCATTCCATTTGGCTTTCTCACCCTCCACGAACTTCAACGGGCATACCTCTGTCTTCATCCAAGCCTTTTCCTTGATAAAGCAACCACACAGCGAGCATGCCTGTCTTCCCATCAATCTTTGCAGCAATACCTTAGCTGGTAACTTAAAGAAAGCTATATTAGAAGAGTTCTTAGGACATTTCTTGCATAAATAAAGACGATTCTTGTACCACTCCGGATAATCCTTCTCATCCTTAGGAATCCTGCCCAATAAACTGTCTTCCCAAGCTTGGGCTATTACTTGGGCTTTACCAATTGTTTGCATATTATTTTTTAAATTGTTGTTGTTGAAAATCCTGTAACTGTTCCCATGTCATACCATACCGGCATTGATACATAGCCTCATGGTTGTCACGTATAAGGGGATCTCCGTTCTTCAATCCCTCCATACCCTCTATCACCTTTATCTTCTTATCCAGACAATCAAGCTCAATAGGCATCCTTTCGTCTGGATAACGATTACCCTCCTTGACATATATACGACGTATCTTATCACGTCTTACACGCATCTCACGGAGGTTGCATATAACATATCCGATAAACGGTATCCTGATAGATATATTATCGGTATATCTGGCGAGATGATGGATATAAGATACGGATGCTTTCATGCACCATTCGACCTGCTGCTTGGTAAACTTCCCTCCAGATCTTCTCACCACCTCATCGACAATATCCCTGTCGAACGAAATAAGACTCCTATCCATCGATATTCAATTTGTTTCTCTTGAATACGAATCCCATTACACGGGTGTCATCACCCTCTCCGTCAAGAACAAAATAATTACGTAGGCTTCTCATCTCAATAGACAGCTCACGGGTACGGAAATTTCCGTTCTTCTTGTCTACTAAAAAACCGCCACGCTTTAGCTCATTGTTAAGGACAGCGATATAAGATTCCTTCTGTCCATAACAATCCATATACTTGGCCCTGGTATCATCCGAGTATCCGTAGTTGATGTAGAAAGAAAGTAAGTTTATCGTCCTTTCAGTAATCAAGCTCCTACCCTTGGAATCCAGATAGCCGTTGTATATCCTTAAGAACTGCTGGATCATATCCAACCTAGTATCATAAGGCAACGCAAATACGAAAGCTTTCCTCTGTTCGGCCATATAAAATTAGTTTTCGACAAAACTACTTAAAAAAAATATCGTTGTCAAGAAATTATGCCATAATCAACATAATATATGCTGATTAGCATGTATTTACGAACATCCAAAGGGAAGAGGTGGTGGAAATGGAGGAGGAAAGCCAGATAAGTCCACCGTAAGCCACGGCAACGAGGCCAGTTGAGCACCGGCCATACATGCCTCCGAGCGGCGGTGGACAGCTCTATCCTGCCTCATGGGACATGACCACACCTTTTCCCTTTGGATGCCTTCCTGCCGTGCTATGGGATATAAATCCAAAGGAAATGGGAAGTCTTGGGGCGATGGAGCCTGCCGTAGAGGATACGGGCGGCCGGAGCGTGAGCGACCGCACAAGACCTCGCTTTTTTCTTTGGCTTTTGCTCCACCCGATCCCCCTACCGGGGTCCCGGCTTCCGGTATAGGATACGGCTTCTACCAGGTTTAGCCTGCGGTATCCTGCCTGACGTCACCATACCTTGGCGGTAAAAAGCAATGTTTTATTAAATAGAGACTTTAAGTGGAGTACACAGGAACTCGACGTCAGGAGAGATTCTGTGTACGGATAGAGATATTAGAAAGTAGTATATGTTTATAGAGTTAATTATATTTAATAAATATACCTATTAACGCGCGCGTAACAAGTGTTGTGTCAAAAATGATCTTCCACAAACACAGTGATTTACCCTCTCTAATTTATTACGATAATTTCGTATAAACAACAAATGGGTGACCTTCACAGGCTACCCATCCATCTGAATAACTTGTTTCGTATTGATGAAACTTGTATATTCGCAGAAAATAAAATCCACTATGGGAACAAAGATAGGAATTTTACATATAATGAAATCAAATTTCGATAAGATTCTTACTGAAAGATATACTCCACGTAATATTCAGGCCAAAAAAGATGAGCTAGGATGCGTAAAACTTCCAGCCGGGTCACTTATATGCCCAGTCGATTTCAAACCTGTTACCAATAAGGAAGGCAAGAAAGTGACAGCTATAAAATATTCATTGAAACATGAGGAGTATCATGGATCAGGTATTCAGATCAGTGATGAATGTAAGATGGCAATGATATATCTTATTATCATAAACGTATTCAAACATGTGTTTCTAAGAAATAGGATGCATGGCGGAAATAGAGATCAGATAGAGATCAATACCAATGATTTTATTGATATCCTATCAGATGGATGCGCTTATTTCTGCTACCGCCATGTGTTAAGGGATTCTCATGAGGATATGAACTACCAGCTTATAAGCTTAAAGGCTTGGGCTGAAGGAGAGATTATGATAGCTTTATCGGATATCATAAAATACAAGCATAAGGCTAGTAAGACCCCAAGGATAAAGGATATGTTTGTAAAGAAAGGAGAATCTGTATATACCTGCCTTGATAAAAATCTTGATTCGAATACCAGAAGATGGATGGCTAACAAAAGTCGTAAATTAAATAGAGTCAAGATGTTATCAAAAATAATATTCTCAGCTAGAAACAGAAATATAAATAAGATATATAAGGTAACTAAAAAAAGAACTGTCAAATTCAATGTGTCATATCTTATGGATAGATTGAATATAAAGTTATCAAAAGAAGGTATGATGCTAATATCCCAAAGAACGGTATATCGGATGATAAAAGAAGTTCTTAGTATGTGCTGTAAGACTATATCCGATTTATATGATGAGGTAAAGAAAAACAACGGAATAGTTAATACCAAAGACAGGAAAAATGTAACTATCGGACACCTAAGACTATCATACAGAGGAAAGATAATGCATATAATCATCGCCGAAGATTTTATAAAAGACGTCTTTTTAGGGGTAAAAGTGTCCGAGATGAGTAAAGCTGGATGATTTGAGTATCAGATATAAAATTTAATATTTATATATTATTCACATTTATTTTTAATAGTTAATTATAACTATTCGTATCTTTGTACCATAAACATAAAAAGATATGGTAAAAGAAGATTTTAAAAATGAAAACGACCTCCTTCGTCATATTATGACGGTGGATAAAAACGTGGAGCAAGGTCGTGCCTTGAAAAAGATTTTCACCACTAGGGAGAATCTGTTTATTACCGGTAGAGCTGGTAGTGGTAAAAGTACGTTCATGAGACGTATCGTAAAGTTCTTGGGTAAGTGCGTTATCGTAGCCCCGACTGGAGTAGCGGCTTTGAATGCCGGTGGACAGACCATCCATTCGTTCTTCTCTATAAAGAACGATCCTTACATTCCTTCTATCGAGAGAGGTATGTTATCGAATAAGGTGGATGTAAGTCCGTTTATGAAGAAGAAGATCAAGAATCTTGATACTATCGTTATCGACGAGATCAGTATGGTAAGGCCTGATTTACTTGATGAGGTAGCTGACGTACTTAGACAATGCAGGCGTAGCAAGGAACCTTTCGGTGGAGTTAGGTTGATTATGTTTGGAGATCTATCGCAACTACCTCCTGTGGTGACGGCGGATGATTTTATCGACAAATATTATGAGAGCCGGTTCTTTTTCTCATCAAAGGCATTAAGAGCGTCAGGATTCTCGGTCATTACCTTCGAGAACGTATTCCGTCAAAAAGATCCTCAGCTTCTTTCCGTACTTGAGGATATAAGATGTGGGGTTATTACCGACGAGTCAAGACAGATATTGGATAGTAGGGTCAAGTATCCAGATAATATGGATAATACTATAATTATATGCTCAACTAACAAAGAAGCTTATGAGATAAATAAGACTAATCTTGATAAAATCAATAATAATGTATTTAAGTTCGATGCCACTGTATTCGGGGAGAAGCCTGTAGCGCCTTGCGAGGATGAGCTTATAGTAAAGGTAGGGGCTAAGGTCATAATAACCAGAAACGGCAACGGGTATGTCAATGGCTCGATGGGTATCATAACCAGCATAGATACTGTTGATGAGACGATATATGTTCATCTAGACAACGATACTGAGGTGGAGATAACCAAAGAGAAGTGGGAGAAGATGAAGTACAAGCAGGTAGATGATTCCCTTGAAGGCATTTCTTGCGGCTATATAATACAATATCCATTGAGGTTAGGATACGCCATAACTGCCCACAAATCCCAGGGAATGACTTTAGATAATATATTCGTAGACATCAGCAGAGCCTTCGAGATAGGACAGATATATACCGCTCTTTCAAGATGTAGGTCTATAGACGGTCTTTATCTAAAATCAGTTCCTAAGGAAGATATGGTACTGCTAAGCGATAAGATATCTGACTTTATGGATAAGGTAGATGAGAATGAGGGTGTTTTGAATCCGGAAAAGATATCTGATATCGGGAAGGATATGATCAAGAAACAACAGGATTTGTTTAATTTCGAGGAATACGGATTATAATGGCTAAGAAAGAACTTTTTTCAGACGTAGATGAGTTAGTATCATCTTTAAATAAAGAGCTTGGAGAAGGCTCGATAATGAACTTCGGCGATGATAAGCCTATAATATCCATACCAAGGGAAAGCACTGGTTCGCTAGTGGTGGACAAGGCCCTCGGCGGCGGATGGGCGGTAGGCCGGATCCATGAGCTGGTCGGGATGGAATCTTGTGGCAAGACCATGATGTGTACGTTAAGTATGATCGAGTTCCAGAAAAAGCACCCCGATAAGCTGGTAGCTATAATAGACGTGGAGAACGCTTTTGATATCGAATACGCTAAGAAGATGGGATTGGACGTGAACCGGTTCCTTATTTCCCAGCCAAGCTACGGGGAGTTGGCTATCGATATCACGGCCAAGCTGGTGGAGTCCGGCAGGGTAGGCTTCATTGTCGTGGATTCCGTGGCGAACTTGGTCCCGAAGAAGGAGATCGAGGGTGATATGGAAGACAGCAACATGGGATTACAAGCCCGGTTGATGTCAAAAGCTATGAGAGTTCTTACCGGGATCGTAAACAAAAGCGATTGTGTTCTGGTATTCATCAACCAGTATCGTGAGAAGATTGGTGTAATATACGGTGATCCTAAGGTAACAACCGGCGGTAATGCCCTTAAATTCTACGCCTCTATCCGTATGGAGATGTCAAGGAAGAAGGTCATTGTAGGAGAAGACGGGTCTTCTATCGGCCATGAGGTTAGGATAAAGGTATTGAAGAACAAGACAGCTATACCTTTCCAGATAGCAGAGACGGCTTTGTATTATGGCGTAGGATTTGACAAGGAGCTTGAACTTTTGAAGTTATGTGAGGAAACCGGTATCTTTACCCGTAAAGGATCATGGTACTGGTACGGAGAGGTCCGGGTGGGCAATGGAGTGGATAATACGTTAAGTATCATGAGGGATAATCAAGAATTGTGTCAAGAATTAAGAACTAAATTGAATTTGTAATCATGGCAATAGGAGTAAAATTTGTAGACGTAATACCGTCCAGTGTAGAGAACGCTGTCGAGGTTAAGAAAGGGGATGTGAAGAACTATCTGTTCGTAGGTATTCCCATGAGTGAGTTTATTGGAAAGAGATATGAGTATGAGGGATTCATATACATGTGCCTACAGGGTGTCACCGGTGGCACGGAACTTGGCGGAGATATAGCCATAGCCGTATTGAGACCGGTTCGACCAGCGACAGGACAGGCTTCTTATCATTTGGTATCGTATACGCCTCTCACATATACGAGATCTGATGTAGCTATATTACTTAGAAATGGAGATTTTAAGGTTGTTAAGCGTGATGATTGTAATCTTATTTGATCATGAGTACGTATATATCAATAAAATCAACGGTAAACGCATTCAGGTACGGTATTGATCCTGTACCTGAATGGTTTGATAAGATATCCCAAAGAACCAAGGAGCTTGATGTGATGGTTGACGGTCACAAGGTAAAGGCTTTGGATATAATCCTAGAAAATGGCATTCTACGGGCTTTTTACGGTTATTATATAGGTATGTATCCGGATAACTCAATACAGGTGTTTAGACCGGAGGATTTCCATTCATTATATACGTTGAAGTTATGAATATATCAATAGGCATAGATCCTGGTATAGACACCGGAGGATTGTCCATGATCCCGGAGAACGGGGATATTAAGGTAATTATGACTCCAAGGATATCAGTTAAGGGGGATATAGATCTTAGGGCTATATCAAGCTTCTTCCTCGATGCCGCTGACAAGATCCAAGAAAAGGGAGGCGGGACGCTGGCGATCGCCGTCGAGGACGTCCATAGCATCCACAACAGCTCGGCAGCCAGCAACTTCACCTTTGGCGGGAGACGCCGGGAACCGAACGCCCTATTCGCTATGATGGTGGAGATGATGGAGCGATACGGATCTCACCCGGATGTTAGGTTCATGTTCGAGGAGGTGCAACCAAAGACCTGGCAGAAGGAGCTTCATACGACAGCCGATCGGGTGTATACGGCGGCGAAGTTAGACACGAAGGCTACCTCCATCCGATGTGCCATGCGCCTTTTCCCTTTGGTCTCTTTCGTGAAACCATGGTCAGGAAAAGGAGTACAACCTACTAAGATACAAGACGGAATGTGTGACGCTACGCTTATAGCCGAGTATATTAGACGTAAGTTTAAACTATTTTAATACTATTAAGTATTTATTGTATTTGTATTAATATAATTATGATTATATTTGCGATGTAATAAAAAGTTGTTCGTTATGCTTATAAGATGCTTGTCGAAGTCATTAAATGAGAAGTTGGGCAAATTGGAGACGGTTGTTAAGAATGCCGGTCCCAACTCCCTTTATAAGGATCTTAAGATAGATGTTGTCAATAATCTGGCTTATATCACTTCCGTAAATGCCAAGGTATGTGTTATAGAGCGATTGGAGGTCGAGGTTGACTCTAACTTCTCTTTCTTGGTAGAGGCAAGCTCTTTTATTAAGTTCATGAAAAAACAGAAGAATTGTGAGATTACGATACTGCTTTCGGATAGAAAAGATCAGATCACGATCCACTACGCTTCTGGTGAGTATAGTTGTCCGGCTTTTGATATCAATACATTCCCACAGGTACATAAGATACTTGATGGAGGAATTAAGGTTAAGATGAGCGATTATGTTTCGGTTCTTAACAAAGCCAGCGATTATACGGAGGTAGATGACTTTTATCCATGCATCGAGAATGTGGTTATTGATATTGATGATATTAATATTAATATAGTAAGTACGGATAGAAATACTATTTACAGGTATTTTATCCCTAATCAGGATAAGGTAGAGAAGATGTTTATACCGGTATCGAACGAATCTGCGATATTGCTTGATAAGCATATCGATAAGTCATCGGATATGTTGTCTATAAAAGTGGACGATACTAAGACTTATTTCTCTACGCCTGATATGGATATGTATGAGACCCATTTTGAGGGTAATTATCCAAATTGGAGGTTCGTGGACGAGCATTTTGTCAAAACAAGTACCTATGTCTTTGATAAGGATCTACTCGTCCAAGCCCTCCAAAACAATCTTAAGGTAAATGAGTTCGATCATTGCAAGTTGATATTTACCGATAAAGGATGCGGTATTATGTCAGAGAACCCGTCTTCCGGTAAATCATGTAAGGAGAGACTTGCTTCTTTGTCTTATCATGGTGAAGATATTATATGTAACGTATTATGTGGAAGATATCTTGGTATCATAAAAAGCATATCGTGTAATAGGGTGGTTATCGAACATGACCATAAATCTCATTTCAATAAGATTTATGGAGAGGATAATAAGAACGAGTATTTCTTGTCATCATCAGTTATTGTTTAATATTTAAAAATATATAAAATGGGAGTTAGAGAAAATTCATCAGGTGGTAATAACCATTACTTTAAAGTAAGTGGTAGCGGACTATTATATCAGTCATCAAGAGAGCCAAAGGAAGGTTTCGAGGAGCATATAAACGAGAAGACCGGAGCCGTTTCTTATTGGAGGGTGTTCTGGAACGGTATCGAAGGTTATTTGTCTGATATTAGCGTAAGAGAAGTGGAGTTCAATGGAATAAACGCCAAATACTTATCCATAAAGATAAGTGATGAGGATGGTAATTACTTTATAAACGTTCCTTTGGTGACTCAAAAAGGAGGTATTAATAATTACGTGAAGTCACTGGTAAGGTACTTGCCTAATATCGACCTGAAACGTAAGGTAGTGATCAATCCTGCTCATGCTAAGAAAGGGGATCAATATGCTCCCGGTAATTTCTTTATCTCATACGCAAGGGAGACCCCTGACGGTAAGGACGAGCTTATCCAGCAATATTATAAGAACGGGCAGAATGGATGGCCTGACAGGGTTGAGAGTACTGATATAATGGGGAATAAGAAGTTTGATTATACGACCCAAGACGCTTTCGCTTATCAGGTACTTAATAAATATATCCAAAGTATTAAGACAGATGGTGTGAAACCTACTCAGTCGGCAAGCCAAAACAACGCTGGTGAGGCTATAACGCAAACGCCCCCACCGTCATACGCTACGCAGGCTCCGCAGCAGACGCCTCCTCCATCATACCAGCAGGCTCCGCCTCAGACAGCCCAAGCGCCTTCTTTTGGAGGTCAGCAGCCGCCACAATATCCTCCTTTTGGAGATGACAATGATCTTCCTTTCTGATTTATATGGATAAGGTTTGTTTCAAATGTGGTAAAATAAAATCCATAGATGAGTTTTATAAGCATCCTAAAATGAAAGATGGACATTTTAATAAGTGTAAGGAGTGCGCTAAAAAAGATGTTCATGATAAATATAATGATAATATCAAAAATCCCGATTTTGTAGATAAAGAAAGGGAAAGAGGAAGAGAAAAGTATAAGAGGCTTGGATATGCAAGTAAGCATAGTAAAAATTATAAAACAAAATCTTGTGTATATAAAGGTTTAAGTAGGTCATTAAGATCAAGAGGATTTGATTTAAAATACAAAGAAGCTCATCATTGGGATTATGATTGTTTAAAAAGCGGGTTTATTTTATCAAGAAGAGCACATAAACTTATTCATAAATATCTAAAATTGGATAATGAAAATAGATTTTTCTTTTATGGTGAGAATCTTCTTGATACTAAAGAGAAACATAGAATATTTATGGATAAGATATTTGAGATAAATAATGTTGATTATAAATATGTAGAATTTGATTTATGATAGAAAGTAATTTTAATATATCTACTAAAGTGAACCGTGTCTCGATGCCTACCCAAAATAAGGTAGATACGGTTATGAAGAACTTAGGGCATCGACCTTGTGTAGCGTATTCCGAGGAAAAGAATATGTATTATAAGGACGGAGAATGGGTAGCGTCAGATCTTGACGCTACTATCTTACCTCTTAGGGAGATGTTCGAAAAGACATCTGATTTGAAGTTAGGATTGAAGATCGTGTATTTAATAATCAAATTATAATATGGCCACAATTGAAGATATCAAAAAACTTCTGGAGAGTAAGTCATTTACATCAGCCAGAGACCTTGATGAGCTTGAGGAGAAGCCGGATGATAAACAAAACGAGGTTAGATTGAATTGCGAACCTATGGTAGGGATGGTGGAGAAAGAGGGAAAGATCTTCCTTAACTCCGTAAGATTCTCGAAAGCATGGAACTCGTTGGGTAAGGATATTCCTATCAAGCAGGGTAATGCCTTCCCATTAGGGCAGGGTGATGTCCTTGATATAGACACAGGGGTGTGGGCATCGTTCCCGGATAATACCATAGGGGTGTTGATGATGCTGCCGTCGTTTACCGGCGATACGGGACTTACTTTGGTGGGATCACCGTTCGTCTCGTCTAATAACGGGAATATCATGATCAGGGTCACTAATGTCCGTAAGGATATGGCTATAGTCGAGAAAGATAAACATATAGCTGAGTTAATTATAGTCGGTAAGATAAATGCCGATATTCGTAAAACTTATAACAGTGATAAAAATGTTCGGATTGAAGATAGTAAAGAGTAGTTATATAAATACTCTAAAACAGGATCTTGATGAAGCTATTAGCTATTCAAGTAGATTAAAAAAAGATTATGAGGATTCCCGCAAGAAGATAACGGAATTAGAAGAGAAAATAAAGTATCTTGATACGCTTGTCGATTCTCTTGATATGGATATAGAATCAAAGGATTCTCATATCGTTAAGATGGGGAATGAGCTTAGTAAATCAAGAGATCTATATAATGAGTCGGTAAAAGAGAAAGAAACTCTTAAACGGGCTTATATGGATATCGAGAAGAAACATAAACTATCATCTAAATTACTCGATGAGGCTAGAAGAAGATATAAGGAACTTGAGGACCAGAATAAAATTATGTCAGATCGTATCAAGTATCTGGAGGCAGAGATTTTAGACATCGATGTTCCTGATGAGGTTGTTGTTGATGAGGATAAGATGGATCCTAACTCAGGTCATATTGATATACCTGAAAATAACGCTCCTGAGGTCGCTGATGCCGGTATTGACGTAAATGTCGAGAATAAGGCGGAGGATAAGAAGAAATCTAAGAAACGTAAAAAATCTAAGAAAAGTGAATAAGATCTTGTTTTTCTTGTTAACGTTATTTACCTTAGCGGTTGTCGGATGCAGTACGTCAAGAACCTACTATACGGAATATGATACTACTGATATATCTTATGTAGTGGATTCCATAGTGTCTTCCGGGACCGTAATGGGCCAATGGAAGGAGTGGCGGTTTACGCTGGACGACGGCCGGGTCGATAACTTTGGCTTCACCGCCCTATACGACGCCAAGGGAAAGGCTAGAGGGTCTATACAGGTAAGGCAAAGATCCGATACGTTTAATATCAAGATAATTGATTACCATAAAAAGGATAAAAAATGAGTTACGGGTTAGGATATATACCATCCCCTGTGGATGACAGAGACGCTATCATGAATATGCAGCATGAGGCTGTTCCTGATGAGTATAAGGTCAATAACGTTGATAGCGTAGTGGATCAAGGATCTTCTCCTATTTGCGCTGCGGTAAGCTTAGCTGAGATACTTAACTGGAGAAAGAGTATAAGGGCTATTAAAAGACCGGCTAAGATCTCTCCCTACGATATATATGATCTGAGAGAGGATAAGGATCAAGACGGGATGGTTCTTCGTGACGCTATCAAGTCTATCAAGAACATAGGCGTAGATGGGGAGAAAATAAACAGTTACGCTAGGATCATAGATCCGGTATCGGCTAAGGTAGCTTTGATGTTGAATGGCCCTCTGGTTATAGGTCTGTATTGCTATAATTATGGTAATCGATTCTGGCAAGGCCAAGGACAGAACTTGGGAGGTCATGCCGTTATCCTCACCGGCTGGGACAAGGCCGGCTTCGTCCTACAGAACAGTTGGGGGACGGGATGGGGTAGGTCTGGTATAGAGACGTTCCCGTTTGAGGATTGGTGCTATATGCTAGAATGTTGGACAATAGTTTCATGATATTACTATATAAACTTCGAGAAATTCCTTTCCACATCCTCTTGTGAAAGACGATGTGGTGTATTTAGGACCCGTAGCTCAATTGGTAAGAGCAACTGGCTCATAACCAGAAGGTTGTCGGTTCAAGCCCGGCCGGGTCCACGCTATTTTTTTGGGGAAAAACTAGCATAGAGTTTTGTCATTAGATTTAGAGTTTAGATTTTGTTTGATGTCCTTGTCCGGGAGGATCGGGACATATGGATCCGAGGATCATTGGATGATTACCATAATATTGGAGATGCTGGTTCGATTCCAGCCGGATTCGCTAAAATATTGTTTTAATATGGATAATGGATATGTAGAGATAATAGATACGACTCATCATAGAGCTAGAAGTAGCAGAGCTGTATATGAACATATAATCGTGGCTGAAAGAAAAATAGGAAGACTTTTGAAGCCGGAAGAAGTCGTTCACCATATCAATAAAATAAGGCATGATAATAGACCTGATAATCTTATGATATTTAGATCTAATGCCGATCATACAAGGTTTCATCATGGAGCTGAGGTTTACTTTGATAAGGAAGGGATAGCGTATTGTAAACCCGTGGAAGTTAAGTATTGCTCGTGCTGCGGTAAGGATTTATGTCATGATACTGAGGGAAGTTTGTGTTTTGATTGTAATAACAAGAAAAGAAGAGAGGATATGTTATCCAAATATGGTGATATAACTAAGGATAAGCTTTTTGATATGCTTAAAAATGAGTCTTTCCTAAGTGTCGGTAAAAAATTAGGCGTATCTGACAATATGGTAAGGAAAATATGTGATATCTTTGGCATTCCAAGACATGCCTCTTACTACAGAAAATTAAAGGATTGATAATTAGGGGAGTTAATTTAACGGATAGAATTTACGATTCCTAATCGTAGCGTGGATAAGGGTTCGATTCCCCCACTCCCCACATGGTGTTTTCTTAAACATATTCCCGTAGGTCGGTAATTAACGATAACCGGTAGACAGCCTACGGGAATCAACAAAATCTTACGTGCTTAAGATCGCTTTCAGTTCTATTTTTCGTGTGTAATCTATAGGAGGGTAGCACGACCCTCCTTTTTATAATAACTATTTGGGATGGACATTAATCAAATAAAAAAATACCTGCCATTAGGATGGGATGTGGTTGATCTAATAGATCACGGCATAATTGATCTTGATATCATGAATGGTAAGATGATGGGTGAGTATGTGGCTGTGTTGATGATAAAATCTTATGATAAGACCAATGGTCATATTCTAACCACTTTCTCGTTCCATGATAAGGATATGGAGAAGTTGAGGATGTTGATAGGTAACGCTATAATGGCGGTAGGATATAGGAATAATCCTCTGACAGGAGATGGGAACACGGCAATCAAATAAAGGCACGGAATACACTGAAAGAGGGATATTGGATATCCTTAACAGACAGTTCTTGGTATCTCCTAGATGGATTATAAACAACTTGTATGTCTATAACTGGGAGTCTGATTATCTGGCTATAACCAGATCCATGTACGCTTATGAGGTTGAGGTGAAGATCTCGTTGGCTGACTATAACAAGGATTTCGAGAAGGAGGGCAAGCACCAAGTAATGCAAGGCTGGTTCGAGGCTCGGAAGCAAGCCCTGTACGAGACCGGTGACTGGGTCAGGTACGGCCGCCCCAATTACTTCTACTACTGCGTTCCGGATGGGTTGGTTGATCCTAAGGACATACCTCCTTACGCCGGGCTTGCTTATGTTTGTGGCAGGAATTTGAGAAAGATCAAGGACGCACCTATCCTGCATCGTGATAAGTTTGATCCGGAAGCCTATAAGATGGCTGACAAATTCTACTATAATTGGTGGAATGAGAGACGTAAGGCTAGACAGATAGAGGGGAAGGATATGAAAGACGAGTTTAGGAAAAGCATGAAAAAGGTTAAGGAGAAGATAACTGTTGATGCTAAGATCAAGGCGATGGAGGCGTTCTGGAGCGTCTGCGATTACGCCTACTGGCCATACGGGGGAAGAGGGGTTCCCGGAATGAGACCCAACTGTTCCGCTTGTGGAGAGGAATGTAAATTACAATGCCCGAAGGGGAAAGAATTTAAAAACAAGATAAAATGAGTAAGATTAAAGATTTATTGGCAAGAGCCATTTCATTGGCATCAGAGCAACCTATGAGCTATAAAGAGGCGGTTGAGTTACTTGATGGTATAGATACGTGTAAGGTCAAGATCTGGCTGGAAGAAGGGGCTAAGATGCCTAAATACGCCCATGAGGATGACGCTTGCATGGATCTGTTCGTTAAGAACATAGAACTTGACAGTGGTAGGATCATATACCATACTGGCGTACATGTAGCCTTACCTGAGGATTATGAGATGGAGATCCGCCCTCGTAGCAGCATCACCAAAACTAAGTCCATTATCCAAAACGCTCCGGGTACCGTAGATGAGGGATACAGAGGGGAGATTATGGTAGTGACTAGACGTATAGATCGTTATGGTGATCCTTCTTATTCGGCAGGGGATAAGGTAGCTCAATTGCTTATCCGTAGACGGGAACGCATCGTATGGGATCAAGTAGATTCGTTAGAGGATCTTGGAGAATCAGAGAGAGGTAATGGTGGGTTTGGTAGTACCGGTAAATGATAATTGATATGGAGAATAATAACACGTCTACCACAACCAATGAGGGGTTGAAAGAAATCGATAAACAATTAAATCATGTTATGTATGGATGGAGATGCCCTGTATGCGGAAGGGTATATTCACCTTTTACATCTATGTGCGCTTATTGCGGAAACAATAATAACGTTAATCATATTACATGTAAATTGACATGAGCGGAAGGATTAAGATAAAACCCAAAAATAAGGATAAGAAACCTAAGATCGATGTATTTAAGGTAATAGAGAGCCGGTTTAAGAACATGAACGAGCTTCGGGATCTGATCGATACGGATCCAAGGAAAGGGCTGGTCAGGATCCGGGACGGGGCCGGCTTTAGGGAGGTGGAGCGGGGAGGATGCCTGCACCGGAACTACCTTAACCTATTGGAGGAGGAGCTGGGAGCTAAACTATCAATAGATCTTATAGAAAGGTATATCAAAAGATAATAATATATTAAATCGTAAAATTATGAATAGATATGTAAAGAAACCAATTGCGATAGAAGCCGTAAAATGGAAAGGCTTTAATAATGATGAGATCAAGGATTTCGCTGGTGATAGTGTTAAAATAGAAGTTATTAGGGAAGGTGATGCGGATAGAGGTATACCTCCTTGTATTGATTGCAGTATAAAAACCCTTGAAGGTGTTATGACAGCCAATGTAGGTGATTATATCATAAAAGGGGTAAATGGAGAGTTTTATCCTTGTAAGCCTGATATATTCGAGAAAACATATTTACATGAAGATGAGATGGGTAATATATCCGACGGGTATCATACATTTAACGAACTATATAGATATCGAATGCTTTACAATGCCGCTTTCTTCAATGAGCTGGCTAAAGGCTATATAAAGGTCTGTAAATCACATAAGCATCATGATGGAGAGGAATGCTTCGGCGGAGGGTGGTTTATCGTAATGGCAGAACTGCCAACGGGACAGATATCCAATCATTATGAGAACCGGTATTGGGAGTTGTTTAATATCCCTGAACTTGATACGGCATGGGAATGGGATGGACATACGTCTAATGAGGCCGCTGATAGAATAGAATCGTATTTGAAGTCAAATTGATATTAATATCTGCCCTAGGAATTACCTAGGGCAGGTTCGTTTTATATACCGAAGTATCTACCACGATCTGGCTATCCATATCCCCAATCAACTCAATGATCTCATCCCTTATGTCATAAGAAAGCAATATCGGTATTATGGTTAATATAAAAGATAGTATTATCCCGAATCCTATTATGATAATAATATCATCGCACTCTATATCCAACATCGGCATGACAAATATCAACCCGGACATGAATATCATCACGAATAACGCTGATAGTTGTAAATTTCATAAAAATATTCTAAGATATCCTACTCCATTTTAGACGCTTCAACACAACCGGCAACCCGGCTGCTCTGCGTCCGTATAGCCGCATCAACTCCTACGGCTTGTATGTTAATCGCTGCGTTGAGATCCCTGTCGATCTCCAAACCACAATCTTTACAAACAAATGTTCGATCCGATAACTTCAAGTCTTTATTTTTCCAACCACATCTTGAACAGGTTTTCGAGGATGGGTAAAAACGATCTATAACAATCAGTTCTTTACCATACCACCTACACTTGTATTCAAGTTGGTTACGGAACATTGAGAAAGAAGTGTCAGATACAGAACTAGCAAGTTTGTGGTTCTGTAACATACCAGAAACATTTAGATCTTCAATGCAGATAACATCGTAATTATTTACCAACATCGTGGTCAAATTATGCATGTACCATGAACGCTTGTTGGCTATATCACAATGAAGTCTTGATACTTTTAGCCTGCATTTGTTTCTTCGATTACTTCCTAATTTCTTTCTCGACAAATGTCGTTGCATCCTTTTTAACTTCGCTTGGTTCTCACGAAGAAAATGGGGATTCTCAACAGTCATCCCATCGGATAATGTAGCTAATGTCTTGATCCCTAAATCAACTCCAACCGTTTTACCGGTTTTCTGTTTATAACACTGTTCTATTTCAACAAGAACTGATACGAAGTATTGACCAGAACGGTTCTTTGAAACGGTACAGGAGATAAAACGAGCGTTATCCGGTATTTCACGATCGATAACAATCTTAACCCATCCGATCTTTTCGATCCGGATCTTATTGTCAGTGATTTTAAACTTCGGAAATGGCAATCTAAACGACTGGTTGTCGTGTTTATTTTTATAATTCGGTCTACCTAATTTCTCTTTCCTGTTATTGTTGAAGTACTGTCTTGAGAACTCGATAAAGTCTCGTTGCTTCTGCTGTAAAGTAGCTGCAGATACTTCATTTAACCAAGGTTTTTCAATAACAAGATCCGACTTTGTCGGGAATTTCGGATTAGGGTTTGTTTCTTTATCGTATGAATTGAATGAGTCAACGCAAGCATTCCATACAATACGGACGCATCCGAACGTTTTTGCAAGAAGTTCTTCCTGTGTTTTGTTCGGATACATACGATATTTATATGAACATCTTATTAGATTCATTATTAATTCGTTTTAATATATAAATATACAAATAATTCTATTATTTTGCAATGGATTACTATCGATTTTGTGATTATTTAATCATATCTCCTCGACTTTAGTATGGTTTATTATCCTACTGATATGACGGATACTTAATCCAGTACTGTCCTTTATCCTGCCATACACGTAGTTCCTAGATACGACAGTGGCCAAATCACCTAGCTCATTAAGTATCTCGTCATACATCTTATGTATCTCGTTGTTGCGGATAACCGTACTATCCCTTACATTTATCTTCTCGATATCTTCATCGCAGAAGAAGATCTTGATTTTATGTAGTATGTCTCTAAACATGATTGTAGTTTTGTTCCAAAGATATGAATTTTTGATATCCGGTCAAAGATAAGACAGGGAGAAGCCAAAAAGAACGGGAGGCGGTGGTAGGACGGGGGAGGCCCGGAAGGACGAGGTCTCCCTCCTTCCCTTGGGATTACACTATCCTTACCGTTACTCGATAGTTACCACGAGAACTTTTCCCATAGGCATAAGATTCACATCCCGAACAAAGATCAGTTACTATACAATTATCGTTTAATATATAATCACCATCCCAAGTTACATAACTTTCATCTAAAACCTGAGTCTGTAATTCAGATCTGTAAGTGAAATTAATGATCTCCCCAGGATCTTCTATCACCATTACAGGAACAAAATTAGTTATCCTATTCCCGTATATCACCTTATTAGCCAACTCGCAATGCATACCCGAATTATATTGATACGTAAGGGTTCCCTCTATAATACCTCCACTTATGCCCAAAATAATATTGTACTCATTTTTCGGATTTAGATATGATATCTGGCCACTTATGCTTATAGTTTTTATCTTCTTATCGCGATATATATCAAGATAAGATCCGTTAAAACCAAGTTGATATGGCTTCCCATCAATATATATATCTACAACGCCAAGACACATATTCTTGTTTATATTAACACGGTAGTGGATCTTACCGGAAGAAGAAGTCCTGCGCCTAAACATACCCCCTCCTTATCTGAGGGTTAAAATACCCCCCCCCCTATGTATTTAACTTTTTTATTCATAATATGTTATGTTTTTATCATATCGCAAATATAATAAAATAATTGGATTATAAGGGGATTGGTTATGCGGGACGGACCACCTCCCCGAAATCGGCCCGGCCGGGCTGCCGTTTTTGGACCAGCCCCCCCTAATCCACAAAGGACGGGAAACAGGAACGGCAAACGATCTGCGATCCGAAAAATAATGCTTATTTTGTATTTAACTTGTTGATTGTCAATCATATAAATCGATATTTTAATATACGTTTACATTTGATTAGATTTATTACATATAATCGTCGAATTTTTATTGCAAAATATTTGTTTGAAAATAAAACATGTAGTATATTTGCCTATGTAAAAATAACATTAACAAACCGGCGCACCAGAAGCCTATACAAGTCCCGAGGGTACGGGCAAATCTAATGACAAATAAAGAATTAAACAAAGTACAGAACGAGGTAAAGAAAGCAAGTGAAAAAACACTCACAGGTGCGGTCAAAGCTTGGTGTCAACTTTTTAAATCTGGAAAAGAAGTTAATGAGATTTTGAAAGAAAATGAGATCAAAGTAGATAAATCGATTGTCCCCGCTTTGGTATCTTTAGCAAAGGATAAAGAAGTAGTAATACAACTTTGCAAAGAAATACTACCACGAGTTAACGGTACCTTCTGCTCCTACAAAGAAGTTGAACGCGAATATTATGATAAAAACGATCAGGACAAAAACAAGAAGCTTAAAATGAACGAAATAGAGGATATGGCAATACTAGGATCGTCTCATAAACGTTTTGGATACAGTGAGCCTGTAGAGTACGATTTCGGTATATATTATGAGACATTTAACGGCAATGATAAACGTATCGTAAAATGTGCCGTGCCGGTAAAGCGGTATACATTTAGTCTTATTGCAAAATGTATCACATACTACTTAACTCACCCTAAAAATGATAGATAGTATCATTTGCCCCTATATCTCTATATATAGGGGCGTTATGGTGACAACGCCTGTACGTCCCCGTCGTGTCACTGGATCAGACTAAACAGGCAGGATCTTTAATTTATTGATGTAGACATACATAGGTGGATAGAGTTACGATAGCCTGTGTAGATAGGCCGCCGCTTAACAATGTGGTTTAAGCGCTATTCTAGTCCAGAATAGCGCTATTATCTTTTGGTTTATATCAATCTGGTAAATACGCTAGGTCAACCTAGTAGGCCGTGTAAAAACACGGGGTACATTGGTGTATATACGCATATATAGGGCGTATGTCTATGCGTTGCGAGAGTAGCACGTATGGAGTGTATTACGGGGTTATAGCCGTGCCAATGTATCAAAGCAATAACGTTTAGGGTTGCTTAAATACTTATGCGTTATATGTAGTAGTAAAATAACAACCCTTACAAGGGTATTTTGTGCGGTTAAATTGACGGACAAAGTGCGCCTTGTCGGTACGTATCACGAGCAACGTATGTGCGTATTAGGTCTAGTTCGTTCGGGGCAAAGGGACGAAACCAAAGAAAATAGGGGGGCGTGCGGGCGTTCGGCTAGTCGTATCGATAACGCCGGCCGTATTGTCTCCGGTCTCCCGTTTCTTATTGGTGCCATTAAAAAGAATAGATTATGTACAAAAAAAAGTTTGATAATTTGAATAAGAAATTATCCATTCAAAAAGAAAAGGCTTTAAAGTCCATCAAAAAAGCCCAAATGGAATTTTACGTTGAACTTACCAAAGAACTATACAATTCTAATAAATTAGATTGTAGCAGGGAGTCGGATAAGTGCAGGCGTAAGCGTGTTAGTTACATGGCAAACAAATTGAGACAGTAGTCGTTTGTTTTTATTTGATTTTAAAGTTTTGCCCTTCCGTATTGTAGTGATATAAGACGGAAGGGCTTTTTTGTGCCTATATTTTACAGAATGATAGCATATTCATATGTTTTGCTTACACATAAAAGTGTTAAGGTGGTAAATTTTAAGCCCTGATCTAAAATGTGTAAGTAAAATGCTTTATTATGTATCATTCTGTATATATTTATATCCATGCAGGCGGGTATATTGTGCCCTTATGTATGGTTTCGTGCGTGAATCGATCCTAAAAGGTATATAATAGGCGGTACTTATTGTATATTTTTTATCTATATCTGGGCTTATCTTTCCTTAGAGGTAGCTCTAAGGCTTGATATATATTATATTGTTGATACTCAATTAATTATATTATTTGGGTATTGTTTCTAAGTTACGGATACTTATTGTATATTTTTATGGGTATATTTATATATTTCGTACTTACCTTGTTTTGTGGTTACATGGCGTTTGAGTTGGGGCGGTATGTTATAGCTACGGGCGACGCCCTGCCTATAATCATAGTTTCTTTATTGGTTTTATTATCAATACATTGTATTAGGCAAGTATATAAGGCAATCAAGAACAAGGACCTCGATATCCTAGACTAAATCAGCGTTCCACGTGGAACAAAGTAGCGGAAGGTCTTAGGATTTCGTGGGGATTTCGAGGGAGGGGTGGGGTTTGCGTGATGGGACACTTCCAAACAAGAAAAAACACCTCCAAACAAGAAAAAAACACCAACAAACAAGAAAAAAAACACCAACAAACAAGAAAAAACACCAACAAACAAGAAAAAAAACACCTCCAAACAAGAAAAATACCTTTCGAGCAAGGGAAACGCCTTTCAAGCAAGGGGTATCTTCCGATCAAATGTAAAAGTTTACAAGTGGTAGGAGTTTCCGGTCAAGGCAAGGCGGTTGTGAGCGATGGCGGGTAGATATTGTTTATTGGTATGGGGCGATGCGGAGGAAACCAAGGGAAACGGGAGGCGGCGATGGCGTGGGGTAGGTCCCGCTGGTCGTCCGTCCCTGTTTCCCTTTGGCGGTAGTGTAATATTAAAAATCTGATAGTGATATGACGAAAGAGGAGGCGAAAGAAAGGTTCGGTGACAATATAATAAACAAACTATTGTCGCTTGGTGCTGAACCGACAAATGTATGCAGGAATGACGATATTGTGGAATGGTGCAGTGATGGATGCATAAAAGTGGGCGATATTGAAGTATGGGCTTACTATTACTTTTATGAAGGAGAGAATCCTGATTTATGTAATTGGGAGGATCGTATGGAGATAGAGGTAGAGGAATGTTGGATTTAAAATTGACTGATATGAGATTCATGTATTTAACGGAGCTTAGAGGAAAGGATATATGCGTAGGCGACAAAAAGTGCAAGAGGGTAAAAATATATGTAGGCAGGCCGTTGGCGGATACGCCTAAAACCTATAAACAAATAGGTGGATTTGTAGCAAAAGAACTATCCAACGCTTATAACAGCGGTTGTGTTTCCATCTATGAAGCAAAGGATAAAACGCTCAGATATTCGGTTTATCGAGACGGTTGTTTTTATCCTTATTACGGGAAGTTGGAAATAATAGAATAGTGGTATGGGGACGGAAGAAAATGAATGTGAAAGCTCGAATGTTTAAGAATAATAGACAGGTTATGCTATATCTGGATATTAAGGGGACATCGGATTTAGATTGTCCTTATATAGATATTGACACGGGGTGGGTTAACAGGATTTTCAAACATTTCCCGGAAAAAGCGTGGAATAATACTATCATAAACATGAATATATGTGTTGAGTACGGAACTGGTGATATATGGTATTCTAGGGTAAGGACATTTGAGGGAGGCTGTTGTTCGGAATATATTCTTACATCTCGAAAACCTAGGAAGAATAACCGGAGAGAACTTGTGAATAATCCCGAAGATCAATTATTGGGTTTTGATACGGTAAGGGAGACTGTATTTGGGATGGAGAAAGAATTGAGCATTGATGAGAGTGTTAATGTGAAATTCGATTATGAGATTATTTGAGGTGGTTAATGATACCAAGGGGAATGCGGACGGCTGTGGGGAGGCTGGACAGGCCTTGTCGCCAGCGCCGTCCTTTTCCCCTTGGCAACAATAGGAATGAATATGAACGAAATAGAATTACTAAGATTACAAGATGAAGCGCTATTTTACCTTCGTGATAATATTACAAAGGATGAGGCGTATTATGTCCTTACGACTGACGAGGATATGATAGAGATTCTTATAGCTGATAAGAAGGACGGAAGCAAACGTATCAAGATTCTTGATATGGAATATACTATCGAGAAGGATGATATGTTATTGTTATTCGATACAGATGGGATAATAGACGAATGTCTTTTGGCTGCCAGCTACATAGGGGTAGATATGTATTTTCGCAGGCAAGATGTCAACGCTATTTTGAATAACATCAATAGAGAGAAAGTTATGAAATATCCTTACATAGCTATTCAGTTAGATAATATACAGACTATCGAAAAGCGTAGGGTTATTTTTGAGATAACCGGACATAGGATAGATGATAACAAAGAGAAAATAGATTTTATGTTTGTTTATTTTATAGCTAGAATATTATGAGAGCGAGGAGGACTGTGAAGGAAAGAGATATTGTGAAGATATTGGTATTCGGGTATGATAGGATGCTTATAAAATCCATTAAGGATTCCGGATTCAGAAGTATGTCGGATGTAATATCGTACGCCAATAATATGGTCGGGGATAAGTCCATTGATCATATTAGGGTATCAAATGAGGCTCGTGGATGGTGTGGGTCATATACTAATTATGGTAAAAGAATAGATTAGTTCGATAGTAGGATATGATATGAGAAGGATTATAAAAGAGAAAGACGATATCAAGGTATCTATATTTAGTGGGGATAGATTGGCTCGTGTTTTCATTGATTCTGGGTATAGGAATATAGCTATGGTGATAGCCGATTGCAATAGAATAGCTAATGGTTGTTATCATATACATCATATTGAGGTGGTAAATATGGATAGGGAATGGTATGGCACATATACCGCTGATGGAAAGAAAATTAATTAATATAAATAACATCATGAATAATATCATAGAGAACAATGATGGGGTAAAAAGAAAGGTAAGGGTATATGATTTCGGCGAGAAGGTCGCTGATAGATATACTATTGTATGCGTAAGTGACAGGAATAAAGATTCAAGAGGAATCTTATTTTATCCGATGTTCACTTGTAACGAAAACCCGTCGCATCCGCAAGGAATAGGGATGTATGTAGGGGACTATTATCCTCATAAGGGAGGTATGTACAACTTAGGGAGAAGGGTGAAGGATATAATGTCTTTGCCTAAAGAAGTGATTAGATACATAAAATGGGTAACAACAACATGAATGAAATAGTTTACAACAATTACGATTTGGTTGCTTTCGAGCAGAATGGAGAAGTGGTAGTAGCCGTAACATTCTACAGGTATTATAAGAAGAAAGCTAAAGGTGAGGTTAATTATAGGTGGAGAACCAGATGCCCGGAGCTGGTGGATAAGATCGTAAAACACCGTACCAAGGTGTTTACCGGTCAACTTATCCAGTTAGCGAAAGCGTATGGGGAGAAAAAGGTTATAAAATATCAAAAGGAGGAGGAAGAAGTATGTCAAAATACGATAGAGACGCTATAGAGATATATATACTGGATCATATAGATACAGATAATTATGGTAAGCAGTTTAAATACGATAGGGAATATCTATCTTTTATGCTTAACGTGTTCAAGGATGAGTATAAAGAACATATCAAAAGGGATGGGATTAAGAAAGCTTTTGAGGATTACATAATGAGCGTTCCGTCTATATTCAGGATTCATATAGCGGATTGTGATATTAGATATTTATTACGTTCATGGGGAGTGGAGTTTGATGAGGATGATGATGAGATATACATCTTATACAAGAAGATCATAAGAGAGGTCTTTTTTAAGATGTGTGAGGATATGAAAGTTTGTTAATGTTGAACCAAACCTTGGCGGGGCGGAAGGATATATCATGATCGTACGTGTACGGATATGATCCGGGGTCGGTTCCCGGCGCCTTGACACAACTTAATTAAATATAGATAATATGGACAATGTTTTAAAAAGAGCGGCAGCGGAACTGAAAGAAGCCGGTTGCAGGGTTTTTGCGTGGCAGGATGATACTTATAATAGGAGTTGGAGCAAGGGTGATTATACGATGTTGTATTACGCCTTCCCTGATTCGCCTAACATCGGGTATCTGAGTCATGGGGAATATGGGATGAACGTAGCATATAGTAGGACCTATATACCGAGCCGTGGAAGTGGATCGGGATGTTGTGTCAAGGAGGAAGCTACGTTCGATCTTGCGACGGCGTTAGACGTGCTAAACGGACCGTTACCTAGGTGGTGTAGGGCTTATGGGGCTTATCCAAAGCAGTACGATAATATTGATAAATGGTATAATAGCGATAATCATAACAAAAAATTATTTAAGGAAATTTGATATGGAGGTAAAAGATTGGGAGAATCTGGTTTTGAATACAGAGGTAGGATCACATTGTTTTGTTACGCTGATTGATGATAAGGATATCAGTAGAGGTTATGCGCAAATCAGACGTGCGGAGCATTTCGGGTATAACATCTGTTTTACAAGGTTATATGGGAATAAGTTTTACTTCGAAAAGATAGAGGAAGGTCGTACGCAACAATACATCAATAGGAGGAAATAATATCACTATCAGATGACAAGGCGACAGTTTAACCAGTTGATAAATGAGCTGAACGGCAAAAGCCCGTTTATCGTATTACATAGGGATGCCGTTGCGCCTAAATACGTGGGCGTGGAGGTGTCGAAGGATGGGATGGTATACAGATATGCGATAATAGGGATAAACGATGAGTATAAGGCTAAAAAAGCCCTTATTTCGAAAATATTAGGCATAGCTAGTTACCTAAATGGCAATAAGCCCTTAAAAAAGGGTTAATTAGATGTATTTATGGCCTGCGGCATCATATACGATATAATGCCATAAATGACGTTGTATAGAGGATATGTATGATAATATGATAGATAACGCATTCGTGTCTTGATATCATAATATTATGCCATTATATCCTCTTTTTGTATAAAAAAGATAACAAATGATACAAACATCTTGAATATGGATGAAATTAAGATAGGAGCTGAAATTGTATTTAATATAACCGGCAACCATAATATAGGATATGCCAAAGGGGAAAAGTATATCGGGACGGTGTTAAGCAAGGATCACCGATCACGTCTTTATGTACGGACAATAGGAATGCCTAGGGCTTGTATTGATGAGCGGGATGTAGAGTGGGTTATTGATCCAGATGGGGATTTTGATATGGATGAGGCGATCCCGAATCCTATGGCAAGGGAGTTGTATAAGTTGATGGGTAGGTACGTTTATACGTTCGGTAGGTCTCATGAAAGTATCAATGGCTATATCGTGTACGAGTGTATGATGATGGACAGGGATTTAAGATATAATGTTATGTATGCGTTGCATAATCATGGATTTGGGATACGGCATATTGATAGTTATTCTTGGTGGATGACCAATGAGAGGTTAATGTCTGAGGTAACATACACGGAGGGTGATATTCATATAATTATTCATGAGTGCATGGAGGATTATGTGGATAACGTGAAATTTGGGGAGGAGTTTTATAAAAACAAGGGAACGTGATAAGATACTTACTTGTGATGGCGATGATAATATTGACACCACCAAAAGGGAACGGAGGCATGCCCCTCGCCCCGAAGCCGGCAGTGGTCGAGGCACGGGTATGGGATAAGCTGGCGGCCGCCCTATCTTTCGTGGAGTCAAGGGATGACGATCGGGCGTACAACGCCACTTCAGGGGCGTTAGGGAGGTGGCAGATGAAAAAGGTGTATGTAGATGAGGTTAATAGGATATTGTGTCTTAAACGGGAGAAAAAGCGGTATAGATACGATGATAGGACAAATCCTGTCAAGGCTAGGGAGATGTTCGAGATATATCAATCTCATCATAATCCGAACAAGGATATAGATCGGGCTATAAGATTGCATAGGGGATTGCATTCTCCTATGTATGTTAAAGAGGTTAAGCGTAAATTGAGAGAATAAAAAGAATATAGGAGGATAAGGACATGGACGAGAATAAAATGATACGGCCGATGGATTTTGTTCGGCTTACAAATATTGACGAATTAAATGTGATTAAGGACACTAAAAACCATAGGTAATTATATACCAGTTTACACCACTCCCTACCAACAACCATAAACTATATAAATATTATCTTTGTTAGGTAAAAGCTCTTTAGGTATCTGGATTGAAAAACCGGGAGGATATTCCTCCCGGCGGGAATCACCTTTTATGTTTACACTTGCAAGGTGTAGATCGTCTGTGTCCTTTAACGACGGTTATACTACCATCGCTCTTTGTACGTGGGTAAGGATGCACAGATACAATCTTTTTCCCTTTTTTTGTTTTAGCCATAATTTTTAAGATTATAGCATTAAACAACGCTGATTCACGACCAGCTGCCGACTGATTTTCAGTCAGTTTTTTTAATTCAAGATACCTAAGAGCTTTTTATAATATTTATCACAAATATAGTCAAAACATATATTTTGAATGATTGTGTCCCAGATTCTTATATCTACAATTAACATTAGTTATATTTTACTCGATCTGATTAAGTTTCATAATATAGTATCTTTGCCTCACGTATTAGAATAAAGACGTAGAAGCGTTAAGATATTATCTCGTATTTGAAATCTGGACAATTTCAACCACTCGGGATAATAGACAAAGATGCCTCCTACGCCTATGTTGTTATATTTATACCTCTAGGGGCAAACTATACACAATCATAAGGCGTGGGGCTGTTGTTTGTTATTGAGTGGTGGGCAGTCCAGAGCCTCAAATACGGTAACATCCAATAGTCCCCACGCTTCTTTATATTTAGAAACCACCGAACGAAGGGGACAGGGAGGATAAAAGCAATAGATTTATGGTAACAAAAGTGAGATTTATGTATTTCTTATTGATGTACATAATGCTTATATTTTCATCATGCGGAGATGATGGAAATGAGGATTGGGGAAATGGAGATAAAAACACTTCGCAAACAGAGTTTAAACTCTCTCCACCGGATTGGTTGATAGGTACATGGAAAAATGGTGATGGACTAGGGATGTTAACATTTCAATGTACTAAAGACAATATAATATATGGATTAGATGGCGCTTCTATGAATTTCGTTAAGCATGCCCAAGAAAGTGCCGCATTTTACAATCAATCCAATCCACCCTTAGGAGATGTAAAATTGTATGAGGAACTACGAGGTAATAATAATTACAAAGTCGTATTAAGCATAACCCAGATGGGGGTTGAGAACAAGATTTTTGTAGAGATATCCAAAATATCATCTACGGAAATATATATTAACACAGAAGAATATAATTCACAAACTAAATTCACCAAGGTAAGATGAGAAAAATACTATATGCGATAGCCTTTTTATTTTTAGTTGTTTCCTACTCCTATTCACAGGGGAGAACACAAGATGTTGTTTATCTAAAGAACGGGAGTGTAATCAGAGGTCTTATCATAGAGCAAGTACCAAACAAATCCATAAAAGTACAGACCAGAGACGAAAGTATCTTTGTCTATCAAATGGATGAGATAGAAAAATTAGGGAAAGAAGAGGATACATCTTATTCGTTTAAGAAAATATTAGGCCCTAAGAGGACTTATGATATTAAAGGGTATCGAGGATTTTTGGATTTGGGATATACTACGGGGGATGATGGATGTATCCAATTTACCACATCTCACGGATACCAATTAAATCCGTATTTCTTCTTCGGTGCGGGAACAGGAGTATCATATTTCACTGATAGTGAATCAGCGTTAATTCCCGTTTTCGCAGATTTACGAGGGAACTTTACCAATGGGCAGATAGTTCCTTTTATAGGATTAAGGATTGGTTATGCCATTGATGTCACTAGCGATTATGGTGGAAATGGTTTTTACTGTAATCCCTTTGTCGGTGTAAAATATATGCTTGGAAAACAATCAGCTGTTAATTTTTCCCTAGGTTATGGGTCACAAGCTAGGAGATATTCTTTTAGAGGACATTCTTCTAGTAAGAGTATAGACGGATTTAATTTCAAGATAGGTATTGAGTTCTAATTGTGAATATTGATAAATATTAATATTGTAAAAATAAATCTATCGTAATACTATTTTGCGTAATATCAAAAGGAGAGTAATCATGAAACGTATCATATACTTATTAGCGATATCATGTTTCCTACTTATTTCTTGCCACGATGACGATCGTTTTAGTGTCGAAAATGTAGTTGGCAATAATACCTCTATCGTAGGAATGTGGCTTCGAGAAGCAGGCAAAGAACAAATGGTATATGCGTTCTTTGAAGACGGGACTGGGTATGAAAAAACAACTGATAGAAGAAACAATACTGTTAGTGTAGATGGATTCACATATGAATTTGATCCAAATACGATGAGTATAGTTTTTGATAAGGAGTTTGATAATGCAATATACTCAGAGTGGACCGTGGAAATGAAAGGAAAATCTTATATGATCCTAACACATCACGGGATCTGGGACGCTGGGCACGGCTTAACACATGAGGATACTTACTCATTTGAGCTATTCAGAATAATGGATGAGTAGACTAAACAGTAAAATTAAAAGATAAGCGGGATTAGATTTAGGCTAGTCCCGCTTTTGTTTTATCATATTTATTAATTTTTAAAAATTACAAACATGAAAAAAGAAGAAAAGAAATTTGTAACAGAGTATCAAATCAATGGCAAAAAGTATGCCGGTGAAATATGGGCAACCTCATGGGAAGAAGCTGAAAGTTTTATAAAACAAAGAGCTTCTACCGAAAAGGTTGTTGGATTTATTCCTAAAGATTAATCATCTATATCACATCCATTTCTTATTGCATTTTTTTTGCAATCATTTTTATTTGCATAACCTTGTGTAGACGCACCTACTATTTCTCCATTAGGAGCTGTTCTTCGCCAACGCCATTTATTATTAGAATCTTGATAAAGAGTAGTCTTATCACGTCTTTGATTTGTTTTCTTTACCATAACATTAGATTTTAAAGTTTATTTTCAAATATAGCAATCTTATTTCTAAACAATCCTAATTAAAACTAAAACAATTTTAATGAGATTATATTGGGGGTATGGTTTGATTGCTGGTTTTGAACGAATTTATTATCTTTATAGAGTAAAAATCAGAGTGTTATGTTTGAAATGAATCATTTTAAATCTATTGATGAGTTAGTGAAGTTCTTCCCTACCGAGCAATCATGTATTGATTTTTTGGAGAGGCAGAGATGGGGCGATCATGTCGTATCTCCATACGATCCGGACTCAAAGGTTTATAAATGTAAGGGAAACCGTTACAAGTGCAAGAACACGGGAAAGTACTTCAACGTCCGGACAAACACGATCTTCGAGAACACGAAAGTGTCGTTGAGGAAATGGATGTTGGCTTGCTATATCGTCATAAACGCTAAGAAGGGTGTCTCTTCCGTTCAGTTGGCTAAGTTCATTAACGTAACACAAAAGACGGCTTGGTTTATGTTGCAACGTATCCAAAATTGTTTCAATATAGATGCCAGCCAATGTCTAAACGGAGAGGTTGAGGTAGATGAGACTTATATAGGGGGATTGAATAAGAATAGGCATAGTAGTAAGAAGGTAAGAAACGCAAGAGGCAGGAGTTGTAAGGACAAGGTTCCGGTATTTGGTATGCTACAAAGAGAAGGCTTTGTTATAGCCAAGGTTGTTAATGATACTAAAGCCGGAACTTTGATTCCGATTATAAACGATGTTGTATGTCCGGGATCTACAATCTTCTCGGATGAATGGCAAGCTTATAGAAACTTAGATCCTAACCTATACGATCACGGTGTTGTCTATCATAAGAAAGGCGCTTACGTCATTGGGAATAGACATACTAATACGATCGAAGGATTCTGGGGACACCTAAAAAGAACATTGAAGGGTGTCCATCATTGGGTGTCTAGGAAACATCTGCAAAGATACGTGGACTCATCAGCTTTTAGGTATAATACCAAACATCTTTCCGAATGTGAAAGATTCGATGTACTTTTGCAGAATATCGGACACCGATTAAGGTATTCACAGTTAAAGAATATGGCAGCATGAGAAAAAAGAAAGACATAGAAGTAGTAATACATAAAGATATTGAGAAGGAGATGAAGAGAATAGCCGATAACATATTCGGCTATAATCCAAAAATAGATCCCCGTGATCCTCTTTTTCGGAAAACTCTTTCTTGGAGCGTTAAAAAAGAAGGAAAGGGAAAGAAAAATGAGAAAAACGATTGAATAATAAAAGGATACATGGTTATGTGTCCTTTTATTATTTTAGTGATAGTGTAAAGTAGTATATAATTACCTAAAAATTATGAGCTTAATAGATAAATTAGAAGGCTTGGTGGCTAAGGTAGACACCGAATACCAAGAGAGGATGGAGGCAGTGATCCGGGAGATAGTCCCGGGGATGCCGGAAGATAGCGTACGTCATGCCGCCGAGCGGATGTGCACGGACAGGATGGGGGAGATGACGGATATCGAGCTTTGGATATTACGGGAGGAGGATAGACCTTATGAATGCCCTTATCTAAAAGAACTGCTAGAAGATAGAATGGTCAGAGTAGCTAAGATGCATGAGGATAAAAGCTACGCATACGATACGGATGATAATTATTGGTGCGCTACTTGTGGGTCTCATTCTCATAAAGAGGATTCCAAAACAGGATATTGTTGGCATTGCGATACAGATAATTGGATTAAAGAAGATGGAGCAGATGTTGGGGTATAATTATTAAGGCAATTATATCCTATTCTATATTATAATTGAAGTGTGAAGTTATTATATATAATTACCTAAAATATAATGATATGAAAATTCAAGTAGAATTAAATTTGGAAGATGTATTCGAGGAAGCTATGTACAACGAAGCGACGTTGAAAGAGGAGTTTACCAGCTCGGTCAGGTTAGCCGTAGTACGTGAGCTTAAAGAAAAGTTCAAGAATGAGTTGATGAGGGAAATATCCAATCCGATATCAGAGAAGCTTGAGGATATAGCGAGGGAGTCGATGAGTGAGCTGATCGAGAACGCCAGCAAGAAGAAATATAAATTTAGAATAGATTATATGGAAGAGGAACTGACGGTCGATGAGCTTATAAGAGGTAGGATCAAGAAAATCGTAGACAGCAGCATTGAGACAATCATAAGCTCAAGAGCTAAATCTTTTGTCGATGAGTTGAGAAAAAGGTATGATATGGCATTTGCTACCTTCATCGTGGATAATATGAGAAAGCAAAATATGTTGAAGGATGAGAAGATAGCTGAGCTGTTAAAAGATAATCCAGATGAGAGGTAGGGAGGATGCCAAAGGAAGGCTGCGATCGGTGCTCATGACGCCGGCTGCTCCCGAAAAGATAAGGGTGTTGTCTCCGTTATGGTACAGGGCGGCGGTGAAATTTCAAGGGAAGCCTGAGTCGGAACAACTGGATTTTTGTTCGCGGTGCTGTTGTACTGGAGAATGATAGGAGAAAGGATAGTATTAACTATTAATAATGTTTATTTAATTTAATTCAAAAACAAAATATCTACTTTTGTAGACACATAAAAATTACATATATGAAAAAGAGTGAGTTTGTAAAGGCATTGGAGAAGATCATCGATATGGTTAAGACTGAAGATGATGGTTTCGAGTATGGTGGTAAAGTCATCTTCTATAAAGAAGATGATGATGACTATGAAATCTCGGCAATGAACATTGAAATGAATTTGGAAGTAGAAGCCAGTGTTATGGCTAGTATGGATGATAGTGCTTTTACCTGCCTTATGAGTGAGGTTTATAAACAAAAGGCGGTAAAGGCTATAATGATGGAGGAGGATGACGATGAAGACAATTAATGAGATGACCGATCAGGAGATATATGATCTTACTGACGAACAGGTAGAGAAATTGATCGTAATAAAATGCGCCGAGGAAGGTGTTAGATTCATAGATGAGCCTCCAATTATGAAGACATATGACTATAAGCCTATTTCTCCATCACATTTCTTCTACTATTTAGAAGGGTTGAATATAGCCGTTCTTGATCAGAATGATGCTATTAAGATAGCTAAGTTTTTAAGTGAATTTGATCTATATAAGACTAGATATGATTTCGTTGTATCCAATGAGAAACTATACGGTAAGTTAGATATAATCAATATCAGACATATTCCGATGTTTGACACGAAAGATGAGGAGACCTACAAGTCTATCAAGGACAAGAACAATGAGATCGAGAAGGAATATAAAGATCAGGTGGATAAATACAAGGAGAATACAAAAAAGATGGATGAAATCCGTGCCGAGATATGGTCAAAAGTAATTGATGTAAGGCGCAAAATTGATCACATGAATCATCTTAGAACTCTTTTTATGAAGGAATATCTTCCGTTGGTGGATCATGATACGAATACGGCTATGACGTTTTTTAAGAAAGCTTATGACGTGGATGATGATACGGAAAGATATATTCGTGAAGGGATAAAAGATTATCCGTTGTTTAATAATAATATAGATTAAGATGCACAATTGGTTTAAATGTACGGTTTCTTACGAGACCGATGCCGAGAACGGCATGAAGAAGAAGGTAAAGGAAGAGTATTTAGTAGATGCCCTTTCTTATACCGAATGTGAGGCTAGAATCATAGAGGAAATGAGACCATTCATCTCCGGTGAGTTTAGCGTTGATATCAAACGATTCAGGATAGCGGAATTGTTTGCCATGGATGGAGACCGGTTCTATAAGGTCACGGCTGATTATATTACGATAGACGAGAAATCGGGCAATGAGAAACGCAAGGCGTTTAACTACATCGTTCGGGCCAATGACCTTGATCATGCCAAAAAGAATTTCGAGGAAGGCATGAAAGGAACCATATCAGATTTCGTTGTCACTTGTATCAAGGAAGAGAAGAAACTGATGGACTTCTACGAGTTTGATGGTAAGATCAGGAATCCGGAGAAAAATGAGAATAGTAAGCAATAAAGCTAGCTATGAAACCACATCATCCATAGCCGAGAAGTTGATGGAGATAAGTAAGATGGAGGGTACGATTTATCGTATCCTCACATTATCTAATAAGACTTATCTGGCTTCTAAGTTAGGGTATAGCAGGTCCGGGTTCTATAAAAAAATACAGAACAGGAACTTTAATATCCGGGAGCTGGCTCAGATATTCGATACGATCATCAACTTCAAGGATCAAGATTGGACTGAGGGTAAGATTAATAGGCTTAAGAGGTATAGGGCTATGAGCCTTATGGAGTTCAACAAAAGTTATAAAAAGAAAAAGGCATGAGAGGTAGAATGTTACCATGTGAGAGATGCGGAAGGATGGTAACCATAAGGAGTAAGGGGTTGTGTCCCGCATGCAGAGCCAAGGAACTACCGCCAAAGGAAAGGGCGGCGATACGGGTGAAGGCCAAGCCAAAGGGGAAGAGCCTAGCCGTTTTCTTTGGCGCCCATGTGGCTAGGTTGAGTATGACAAGGAGATCTGCTACCGGTGCATACATACCATGCCCGGGGGTAAGCAACATATGCCACTTATACCCTAAACGGAAATATAAATCAGTTGCTGAGGATAATGATAACATTATCTACTTGACGGCTGATGAGCATACAAGATTCGATTATCTATTAGATACGATGGATTTCAGCCGGCTCTTGGACGAGTTTGGCAACGTATGGCTGTTGGCGGCCAGAAGGATGAGGGATCTCGCACCTAGAGTCGAGGAAGACGGTAAATTAAAAACCAGATTATTATCATGGACAGAAGAAAACGAAATATACTTATAGTTCTTGGATACGAGGCTATAAGTGATACGATATATAGAAAAGATTCGGTCATGGAAGTCATAAGTGACCAAGAGCCAATAGAGGATATGGTATCTCGTTTAGAGAACAGGCATCATATAAATATAACGATGGTAAGTGATAGCAAGGTAGCTCTAGAGGATAGATCTGGGTTAATTATGAATATGCTTTCTGCGTGGCGATCATCATTACCAATATTAAGATCATATCATACAGATCCTAAATTTACCGCTTTCTTTGGCATATTAGACGTTTTGTCAACGATCCCAAAGAAAGATATAGCTGAGGAGGAAAAGCCTGCTGAAGAGCCTAAAAACGAGCCTAAGGAGGAGATGGAAGTTGAGTATGATCTGGAGACAGAGCAACAGTATTATGCCGCTGAATGGATCAAGGATATCCCGACACCTGTGTTATATAGAATGACCGTAGCTGGCAAGCGTGTTTATTATGAGATGGGGGCTGATGGGTATCCTATCATATATGACGGAGCTACCAATAATATAGCTAATGGGTATTGTGATACGTCTGGCGCTTTGGAGAAGTGGAAGAATGAGATGAGACTCAAGGGCAAGGACCCTGATGAGTACGCTAACTACAGGGCTGACTTAGGTACTATCATGCATTATCTATTTGGGTTGTATCTGACCGGGGTTAACATAAAGCTGATCCCGACATGGATCAGGAAGGTGGTCAAGGAAGCCAAGCTAAGAATAGACAAGTATAGGATGGAGCGGATATTAGTGGATAACATTGACGAACTGATAGAGGATCTGATATCATTCGCTATATTCTGCAAGGAAAGACATGTAAAACCTGTATTGATCGAGAAGATGTTGAGGTCAAGCAGGTTGAAGGTAGCTTCTTCGGTGGACGCAGTGGTGGAGATGGATAGCGAGCCGGAGATGGTGGAGATAGAGGTCGAGACAGGAGAGTTCTATAAGACGGGAGCCAAGAAAGGTCAGCCTAAGACGGAGAAAAAGAAGATAAAGAGATGCAGGAGGATATTCGCTATATTGGACTTCAAATCAAACAGGAAAGGCAATTTCTATGACGAGTATGCTTTCCAACTTGAGTTATATAGAAGAATGATACAGGAGAACTATGGAAAGATATTGGAGATAGAGGAGATATATAACTTCGCTCCGGGTGATCCTACCGCAAAGACCAGCCAATATAAGTTGAAGAGACAGACTGACAACCCTATATTGAATATGGCTACCGTAGTATATCTTCAAGGTAAGTATAAGTTTGAGAAAACCAATTATACGGTTACGTCAAGGATCGGGTCTTTAGATATAGAGGGTGATTTTGAGTTGAATGGTTTGATAAGAAAAGAGTCGCTGAGAGATTATATATATAGAGTGATGAGTGAGAGGAGAGGATGATGGAATTTAGGGAGTTCAATAAGAGCGTTCATCGGTATGAGCTGGATCATAGCAAGCCAAGAAGGAAGCTGACGTGCCCTCAATGCGGCAAGGATAAGTGTTTTACGCCGTACGTGGACGTAACCACCGGTCAGATCGTTGGAGAGCAGTTTGGGGTGTGTGATCATAAAAATAAATGTGGTTACTTTAAATATCCAACAGGGAGCGAACTTGGGAACAATGATCTTTTTACCGATTCAAACAAAGTATTAAGGAGGTACAGACCTCCTATGGATCCGGATATAGCCAACTGCATTCCGGTAAGCAAGATGTTTGAGACGCTTAATCCTTTCGAGACATCCGATCTTCAGGATTATCTATCCAATATCTTCGGATCGTATCATACCAATAGGGCATTTAGCTTGTATAAGGTGGGGATGATGAGATTCGGGGACTGGGGTAAGTGCTGTGTGTTCTGGCAACTGGATAAGAATTGGGTAGTGCGGACCGGGAAGATAATGGACTACGGGCCTGACGGGAAGAGGGTAAAGGTTCCCATGGATCATGTATGTTGGGTGCATATACTGGACGGTCAGGATTACCTGCTTAGGCAATGCCTGTTCGGGGAGTTTCTTATCAACTTCTATCCCAATGACGCTCCGGTGTATATAGTAGAGTCAGAGAAGACGGCTGTTATCTGTAACATCGTGTACCCTAGTAGGTTGTTTATGGCCTGTGGCGGTATCCATATGCTGAAAAGGGAGATGATAGAGACATTGGGTAGGAGGCGGATAGTCCTGTACCCGGATAAGGGCGACGCTTTCAACGAATGGAGAAAGAAGGTAGACAAGGATATGAGGGGGATGAATATAGAGATAAGTAATTTTCTAGAATCAAAACCCAATATAAATGAGGGAATGGATATAGCGGATTATTTTATTATTAAACAAATTTACAATGGCAAAGGTAGTTGACAATTACAAGAAATTCAAGGTGCTTGAAATAACAAGACAGGAGATGATGGATAAGCTCACCAGATATGGGTGCTTAGGTATTTGCGATATGTGTAACAGACCTACGTCCGTGGGCTATTATGTAGCGGTAATCAATCAATGGATGTGCGAGGACTGTTATAATGATTTCATCAAATCGGTTGACAGGTATGAGGAGGATATGAGAATAGAGAACAGAAATTTTGATAGATTCTGCAATCTATTTAATGTTGAGATAGAAGAAAAGGTATGAAAGAACTGTCTTTAGCCCAGAAAGCTATGTTAAACGGATCCGTATGCCCGTATTGCAAGAACCCATCCACTATGATAAATACGGTGGAGGGGAAGCAAGTTGGGTGCGAGAAGTGTGGGGCTTGGATGAGATCCGATTCTACGGGTAAACTTGTAGGTAGGTTAGCCAAGCCGGATCTCCTTAGGTCTATGGATATGGTAATGACCGAGATCAACGTATTCTTAATAAAAACAGGACAGGATAGACATGATCTTTACAAAGAACTATCCGGTGAGCTTATGATACCGGAGGAGCATATATCCCCTTACAAGATGTCTTTGCCATCATTACTTAAAATCATGAGACATATCAAGACATATAGTGATAATCGGATACAGATATATGATGGAGGGAGGGGGGAATAACTGCCCTAGGCATAAGGCGATAGCGATAGGAGGTAGCGCATGCCACGGATGTCCGGAGCATCTATTCCATGTAGTGGATAAGGTAACTGACTTGGTGGTGTGTGACGCTGACATGAGTTACGGTGATTACAAAAAATAATTATTAATAAAAATTGACAGAACATGAAAGTAATTTTCATTCACAAACAGACAGGGTTTTATGTAGGAGGATCAGTGTTTAACAAGACATGTGGTTTTTACAAATGCAGAGATAAGATGATAGAAAAAGGCATAAGCGAGGATAAGGCCAACATGCTTATTGATATAATAGGTCCGCACTTATGTGTGTGGGAAATAAAAGATGGGGATGATCCTTACGAGAGCATGAGAAGCAGACTCGGAGATAAAGCCTCATATTTAGATGGAGAGGATATTATCGTAGAAGATTATGATTATGACGAGGAGGACGAGAATGGGGAGATCGACTGAATACTATAGGACACATCCGGAGGCCAGAAAGAAGAAGGCTGAGACGGACAAGAAGATCAACGCCAGACCTGAGCAAAAAGCCAAGAGACGGGAGTTGGGTCGTAAGAATTACAAGACCGATAAGCTGAAGGGTAAGGCTTATCGGAAAGGGAAGGACCTATGCCATACGGCTAAGGGGTTAAGATATAAATCAAGATCAGCTAACAGAGGATCTAAATCCGATACGGCTGGCGATAGAAACGCACGAGGATGAACGATAACAGGATATGGAAGACGTCCAAGGAAATTATCATGGATGCCTATGAGAGGATAATGAAATACCAGTCGGGAGAACTTCTCCCGGCTCGTACTGGATATCCTTATCTAGATAAAGCTTTGCTGGGTGGATTTTACCCTCAACATGCGATAGCCATAGGAGCTAGACCAGGGGTTGGCAAATCCTATTTGGCACAGAAAATCATGAACAATGTGATGAATGTTAATATCAACCCACAAGCGGATGATTATGTATGGTTAAGATGTGAGTTCGAGATGAATCCGGAAGACTTGGTATTACGTTCACTATCAAAAAAAATGAACAAAGACATAGAAGATATCCTCCTTCGTAAAATGGATGAAGAAGAGATGCTGGAAATGCAAAAATGTCTTAAACAAGAAAATTCAAACAGAATAACGTATATACCCATACCTACAACAGTTGATGAGCTTAAAGATTTTTTATGGAATGTATATATGCCGGCGAATAAGGATAAGAAACTTGTATTTGTGTCCATAGACCATACAGCTCTTGTACAAGGTTCGGGTGATGCCAAGAGGAATATAGATAATTTGATGAATATGTGCAATATAGCCAAAAGAACGTTCCCAAACATCTTCTTCCTTATCGTATCGCAACTCAATCGAGAAATAGAGGGTAGACGTGATCCGAAGGATCATATGCCAAGGCAGTCTGATTTCTATCAGTCTGACTCATTGGGGCAGTTATGTACGGCCATGGTAGTGTTGAATATCCCAAGGAGATATGGATACTCCTCATACATGCAATTTCCGCAAGGATGGTATCCTAATCTGGAACGTTTCAAGAGCGAGTCAAGACGATCCTTCCGTGTGGATGGATTATTATTCCATCATATCGTAAAGGTCCGTCAACGGTCATTAGAGGAGATTGATGCGATACATGTAGATATCATGAAAGGATATGAGCGATATTATCCTGATGGAGGGGTGGTGCGCCAAGAAAGACCGGGAGGCTCGGATGCCCCCGTGGGTAGCGGCAAGCCGGACACGACCGTGGTGACGCTGCCGCCCCCGCCTCCCAGTATCCCGTTGGAGCAACAATATATACCGCCCAGTGATGATTTCAATGTAGTACATGACGAAACACCTTATTAAGCATGAGATTGAGAAAAAATTTTTTGCTTGTCATCATAAAAGGGATGGAGATGTTATTAAAAGCCAATTTCTCCACCGAAAACAAGATGGGCATACGAGAGATTATATCCTCATTAAAGGAAATGGCCGAATACAGTATCAGGTATATCATAAACCGGGACAGGGAGAAGGAGATCATGAGCATCTGTGATGAGGTATCCAATAAAGTACAGGAGTATAAAAGAATGAACGATAACTCAATGGTATTGGAATTGGAGAACTTGAAGCGGGAGGTAGTGGCGGTAGAGGATCTTCTTAGCTCTTACAAGGGGGTTCTTGATGCCGAGCTGGTGATAGCCGAGGATGATATCAGGATCATACGGGACAAGATCGCTATAAGCCTTAGAGAGGACGGGACATGTAAGAGCATGACTGACGCCGATAAAAGGGCTAGGGTGGACATAAGATATGAGAGGGCGTTAGAGGATTATCGAATACTTCTGAGATGCGCCAATACGGTTAGGGCTAAGATGTCAGTTTTAGGACATCTTAACCAATCTATAAATCAATCTATATCAGTTGGTAGGGTTGGTATGGCTAATGAATCTTATACAGTTAAACAGTATGAAAAAGGAAAAGAGATTATCGAGAGCAGACGGCCTTAACGTGTTGAGGGACGCATATGATCTCATAAGAGATGAGAAGGAGGATTTCATGTGCTTGGCCATAAAATCGGCCGGGATAATGCACGGGGTTAAATGCCGGGTATCGGCGATAGAGATGATACCGGAGCTTGACTTTTTCAGGCCATGCGGGAAAAGTCCGGGAGACGCATGGTTCCCGTCGGAAATGAGGGACAAGAGGTTACGTATATTGAAAAGATTGATAATGTTTTATGAGAAGAATCGTCATGATGGCATTGCCGACGGGATGATATGGAGAATAAGATTATTTTTTAACATTTAAAAAAAATAAGTCATGTATATCAATTTTGAACAAATGATGACATCCGGGTTGACAATATCCGATATTGGGTATCTCTTGATGATCCGGCAAAAAGAGGAGATGGCTGATGTCATTCCAAAAGAGAAAATAGACAGCTATAAGGCGTCTGGTTATATCGAGCCTCAAAAGAACGGAAAGTGGAAGATAACACCAAGGGGAGGGTCGTTGCTGATGCTGATAGAGACGCCAGGCCTGACCCCGGAGGTTGAGGGGATCCGGGATCGTATCGTTGGGGTATATAACGATATGGGGAAGGATACAGGAGCTATCAAGGAGGTAGAGAAAAGGCTCGTATGGTTCGTGGCTAATACCAACTTCAAGGAAGAACCTATAGTAAGAGCCGTAATATCTCACATAGATCTTAAACGTGAGTATACGATGAGATTGGATAACTTGATCTGGAAACCATCAAATGTGTATAGCGTGCATATGAGTTTATCGGAATCAACGTTATTCGATACGATCATAAAAATGTATGGCATGACGTCTGACTTGTATCTTAGGGAGAACAAGAACAAGGAGCTGGCATGGTTGTTCGCCATAAGCCGGCTTCCGGATCCCCCAAAGAGAATGGATAAGGAATACGCTATCACAGGCGATGTTAAGATGGATATCGAAAGGATATCGGATATAAAAAAAGAATTAGGTAGAAGATTGAAAATGTCGATTTAGTATGGAAAGAAAAGAAGTTGAAAAAGTAGTCAAGGAGGCGATATTCGAGAAGATGGGTGAATTTAATGACCTTGATCATGCCGCTCAGATAATGAACGAGGATAAGCTGGATACGGATATGGCTATGGATTCCCTTGATTTTGTAGAAGTCATAATGGAAGTGGAAAAGAAAACGGGTAAATGTATACCCGATGAGGCACTTAACATCAAGCCTTATCACGAATTGACGGTAGGAGAGCTTATGGGTATGTTGTATGATTATCTAAAAGACAAATAAATGGATTTCGGATATGATGATTGGGAAGAGGGGCTAGAGACCCATCTTGTCGATGATTGTGATGACGATCATGAGGAGGAAGAATATGATTTCAGTTAAGGAGTTAAGGCCGGGCAATCTTGTAAAAGACAAAGCTGGCGATATATGGAGAGTAGGGTGCGTTACCGGTATGTGTAATGAAAGTGGATCATTAATCCTTGAACGTAAGGTTGATGATGGGATAATGAAATGGTATTCAGGGGAAGATGATGTCATGCCTATTGAGATAGACGATAACCTTCTTGACGCTATCGGTTTTAAGAGTGACAAGAATAGGGACGTATATCGTGGACACGGGATGACCATGGAGGTTTTTGGCGACGAGTATTATCTCGGACTTAGGGATATGGAGGATGACCTGAGCGAGCTTATCCAGATAAGGTATTTGCATAACCTACAGAATATTTCGATGGATTTATATGAGCGTGACATAAATACGGAGAGGCTTTATGATCGTTCCGGAGAATAACTTGCTATGTAAGACCATAGGCGGCGAGAAGGTGCTTGCCGCATCCTACTCACAGATAGACACGTTTGTCCAATGTCCGTATAAGTGGTATAAGACTTACGTGGAGGGTCACAGATCCACGGAGAAGCACGAGGCTACGTCATATGGTACGGTTATCCACCAGACGATGGAGTACTTCTTCAAGAACGGATGCAGACCTTCTTATGAGGATATGAGTAAGGCTTTCAATTACTACGCCGATATAGAACAGATTCCTTTTGATAGCGTAAAATCCCAGATCGAGTCTATGCAACATGCGGCTAGGTTAATAAGATGGATTGTGGGGTTGTTTGAGAAGGACGCCGCTGGCAATTATAAGAAGGCATGGTCCGATCTTACGCCAATGGAGAAGGTGATCCGGGGGTCGAGACCGGCCGGCGTGGAGGAGAGCTTCGTCCTGCCCTATAAGCTACCCAAGCCCCTTACTTTGGATGGCGTGACGTACGATAAGGTACATATCATAGGATCGGTGGACTGGCGTGGAGAGTATAAGACAAAGGACAGGATAGCCATGTATACGATAGACTGGAAGTCCGGGAGAAAGTTATTCGATGAAGATAAGCTGCTTCATAATCTCCAACATCCGATATACGCCTTTTACATACTCAGAAAATATAAGGTATTGCCGGATATGTGCAGCTATTTCTTTACCCGCATGCTGGACAATCAGAACGTGAAGGTAGATAAGGAGAAAGTAGAGAGATCGGTCAAGGAACTTAACGATATTCTCCTTGACATGTATGATTTCGAGACAAATAAAATAGATAGCTATCAAGCTCACGTTTGGGACGACGCCAAACAGGGGTATAAGTACGAGAAGCGCTACCTCATGGGACGCCAGCCGGCCTGCCTTGAACCCCGCCCCAAGCCCTTGTGTTTTTGGTGCGATTTCTCGATCCACAAACAAGGGACATGCAAGTACTCATCGGATTGGGATGAGTCAAAAAGAAAGAATAAAAAAGATTAACTTTATTAAAAAGCCTAGGTAAATATCTGGGCTTTAATTATATTTGTGTCAATAAATAAATGATTATGGATAAAAACGAAAGAGAAAAACAGGTATTGGATCTTCTGATGTCTAGAAAGGATATTAGGAAATTGGTAGAGAAATCAAATGAATGTTATTCTAAAATGGATTTCGTTGGTGCCATGAAATGCCGGCAGGAGATAAAGGATATCGTAGACCGGGAATCGAAGATCATGTTGACAAAAAGCGAGTCTTTGGTGAGTTTGATGAATAACGCTGATAATGAATATAAATTCAATATGCTGGTATGGCTACATTCCATGATGTGTATGGCGGATGTATTTAACGGGATATTGGAGGATTTCAAGGATGGGGTAAGAAAAGCCAATGGCAACTCCAAGTTCGTTAAGTTCGATAATCTGGATCGGTTAATGGCAGAATGTAAGAAGGAGATTGATTACCTGATGAAAGGCACAAGTAAATCGTTCCAGATATCCTTCGCCGTAAGGAGCGATGAAATGAGAGAGATGATAGAGAATATGGTAGGGGATAATATCCGTGAGGGGTATGACGTGTTCAGTAAGGAGGCAGAGATGGTTAATGAGACGGATAGGGACAAGATCGAGGAGTTTAACAAAAGTCTGGCTCATGAATAAACACATATCAAGATGGCATATAAATTAAGATCATATCAAGAGGAATGCGTTAAAAGCATTTCAAGTTATATAAATTCCGATAGGAATGATCCGGTATTGGTTATAGGCCCAGTAGGTTGCGGGAAATCCTTGTTGATAGCGGAAGCGGCCAGATTGATGGGAGATAAGACACTGGTCTTACAACCATCAAAAGAATTGCTACAGCAGAATTATGATAAGCTTACATCATATGGCATACCGGCTACCATCTACTCCGCCTCCTGTGGCAAGAAAGAACTATCTAACATGATATACGCCACGTTAGGATCTGTCAAGAAAGTTATTGGTCAGCTTAAGGAGATGGGGATCAGGAACGTATTGATAGATGAGGCTCATGCCGGATACAGCCCAGAGGAAGACAGTGAGTTCATGAAATTCATGAACGAATTAAAGCCTAGCAAGGTAATAGGGTTTACCGCCACGCCATGTAGACTTAAAACTATGTCGATAGGACAAGTATCATATTCTCAACTTAACTTCATAACCAGAATGAGACCGGTATATTTCAAGAACCTAATCCATGTCATACAGGTGGAGGAGATGATAAGGCAAGGATTTTGGACACCTCTTAAATATGAGACATGGGATTTCAATGGAGATGCCCTTAAACTCAATTCTAACGGCTCCGAATATACGGCTGGGTCTATTGGTGAGGCGGTGAGAAAAAATGGCTTAAACAACCTTATTTTACGTCGGTTGATGGTATTAAAAGACGTATGCAGATCTATACTGGTGTTTATGGATTCTGTTGAGAGCTGCAATACCGCCGCCGAATGGATGAACGCAAAGATATGCGCTGGCATGGCGGAGGTAGTTCACGGAGGCACGCCAAAGAAGCAGCGGGAGGCTATAGTCGAGAGATTCAAGTCAGGTGGGACGAGGGTAGTGTTCAACTATTCCGCCCTCGGAACCGGATTCGATCACCCAGGACTGGACTGCGTGATAGTAGGAAGACCGACATTCTCATTCTCATCGTTTTATCAGTGGCTTGGCAGGGCGGTTAGGATAAAGGACGGTAAGGATAGCGCATTGGTCGTTGATTGTTGTAACAACTCGTCAAGGTTCGGTGATATAAGGAAACTTAGTATAGAGAACTACAAAGGATATGGATGGGGGATGTTTATCGGCGATAAACTAATTACCAATATCCCGATGGGGGATAAGGTAACGAAAACAGATCTGGATATCAAAGCCGCCAAGAAAGATCGTAGGAGGGGGCTGGCGCAGGGCGTAACCGCCGCCCCTGTTCCCGGGAGACCGGATCATCCCCTTGGCTCTACGGTGATGACATTCGGCAAGTATTGTGGATGGATGTTTCATTCGATTCCAGTATCGTATTTCAAATTCATAAACGAGACCTTTGACTGGAGTAATGATCGAAACAGGGAGATAAAAGAATACATAGATTTTTTAATTAAAAACAATAGATTATGAATATGAGTATAGATGAGATAAAAGATATTTGTGTCCAAATCGCTATAAATGGCGTACATATATCACAAAAAATTAAATCAAATCATTGCATGATGATGGTATTAGCGTCAGCCCAAATAGATAATATCTTATCTAAGAAGGAAGATGGTGATCATGATAATGACGATGATAAAGATATTATCATGGGTCGTATCAATGTGATAGAATATGAATTGAAACAAATAAAAAAATTATTATGATTGGGTGTATATATCATGAGGCTGATCTTGACGGAGTAATGTCAGCGGCTATAGTAAAAAAGTATTTCAAAGGGGGCATTGATCTTCTTCCTTACAATTACGGCAAGGAAATACCTGACGTGAATAAATATGATAAGGTATTTGTAGTTGACGTATCATTTGGCGATAGAACGAGATTCTTATTCGACGAATGGGAAGACAAGGGGATAGATGTCACATGGATAGACCACCATAAGACGGCGATAGAAGCTGTGAAGGACTATAATGTCAAAGGCAAAAGACGTATCGGAACGGCGGCTTGTGAGCTTACGTGGGAATATCTTTTCGATGATATCGAGACCCCTGATGTGGTAGAATTATTGAGTGCTTATGATGTATGGGATCACGACCGGTTCGAGTGGAGTGATGTCATGGCATTCCAATACGGGATGAGAGGATATTGTGGTCTTGACGTGGATATGGCGGTAAAGGTCATGGACGGCGATCATGACTTCATATATGACATGATAAGGAACGGAGAGGCGATACTGGAGTATATCGTTGAGAAAAACAGAGGAGAGATGAAGATGTTCTCATTCGAGGCAGATATATTTGGATACAAGTCGATATGTATGAATACTACGGAGTTTAACTCCACCACATTCGAGTCTATGTACGATCCTAGAAAACATGATTTGATGATGCCATTTTGCTGGAACGGCAGATTCTTCAGATGCTCGTTCTATACCACCAAGGAGGAGGTGGATGTCTCGGCGCTGGCACGCAAGGCCAACCCCGGTGGAGGAGGCCATAAGGCGGCTGCCGGCTTCCAGCTTAGCGTGGAGGATATGATGGAGTTCTTAAAAAGTAAGGAGATGTGATATGATATGGATATTGTTTATTGTGGCGATAATCATATTATCCATAATTGTAATGATGAAGGGTTGGAATAAACTACATTGCAGCATGTTCTACGAGGGACTAATTATGGCAGTTGTAGGGGTAATGTCAATGGGGGCATCGATGTTTTATATGGATAAAGAAAATATGGAGGATATGAAAAACGTATATAAGTTCAAAAAACTTAGCAAAATGAAGCTAGACGATTACGGCTTCGGTTTATTCGAGTACAATGGCGTTCTTTATTTCAAGGAGGCAGATGAAGGGAGATGCTTTGATATAAGGAGCGGGAATGAGGCTATTATCGGGAAAGATAAGATTATAATGACTTTGGAGGATTAATATGAGGAAACTTGACAACACCAACAGGACGAGAAAGAAAAACGTACGACACTCGTGGGTAAAGGCGGGTCCGGGGATCCAACGCTGCGCTATTTGCGGGATTACGAAGCAAAGCGAGTGGAGGGACGGGAAGACCTCGCATTGCGTATATCTATCATCTGGTGAGCTTTATTCCATAACAGGTGAGACACCAGAATGCAGGGATTTAAGCGAGTTTTATTAATTAAAAACATGAGATATGGCAACGTGGTATAAAACCGGGGAGGAAATAAAAGCTATGTATCCAGACATAATCTTTGAAGAATATTGGATAACGAGAGAAGATGCCGCTAAGCTGAAGAGGTACGAACCTGTCATAAAAGGATGGGCTACAATAGAAATGAATGGTAATACTCTATCATGTATTGCAGGGAAAAATAAGAACGATGAACGAGATATATTATTACATATTAAAGCATTATCCTCACTTGATGATGATGTAGCAATAAGAATACACCAAGAGGGAGGGGAAAGGATATGAAATACGAATTTAATAAATTTGACAAGGTCTTTTGCGAGGGTGAGATCTGGGAGGTTGAAAGAACGGCGGATAATACAGGTACGATGAAATTATCAACGTTATATCCAAAGGGATATGGTTTCATATGGGCTGGAGAGGATGAGGTATTGCCGCTACATATAGCTATAAGGGAACGGCTTATAGACAAGGATGAGGCGGAGGAGATAGTAATGAATAGCAATAAGGCCTTATCGGAGGAGATCATCCAGCCAGATGGAAATGAGGACGCCAATAAAGGAGGTGGGCTGCCAGGCAAGGACGGGACGGGGAAGGACGACCGGGCCGACGGTAAACTCCGGTGGGATCTCCTTCCTTTGGCTGAGATAGAGGACATCGTGAGGGTATATACGGAAGGAGCCAAGAAGTACGCCGATAACTCATGGCAAGATATACCTGATGGATTCAATCGGTATTTAGGTGCGACCATGCGGCACTTAGTTGCTTATACGAAAGGGGAGAGATTTGATTCGGATACAGGATGTATGCATCTTGCGCAGGTGGTGTGGAACGCTATAGCAATGTTGTATTACGATAAACATAATAAAGGACTAGTGAAATGGAAGAGTCAGGAGAAAGAGTAGTAGATGAGGGATTAAGAGCTATCGACAAAAGAACAGGTAAATATGTTAATGTAATCAAGCGCACTATTGATGATAGCCCATTCCCGATAGTTAAGTATCTCAGTTACAGTTATAATGAATTAAATTATGATTATGTAAAGAATCTGAATTTTGATGTAGACGTAAATTGGGAGCAGCGTAGATATCAGATTGTTAAGGATTTATTATCTAACAATTTCGATGGGAGAAAGATGAGTATAGATGAGGTAGATAATGCTATATTTACCGCTGATTTGATTATTAACAGATTAACAACTATTTGAGATGGTAAGAATTGATTTTTTCACGAAGAAAGACGCTGAGTACAGCGACTACATGCGGTATATTATCGCCAACACATTACAGGAGTATGAGGGTGAGGTCACGTTAAACCAGATCCCGGAGAACAAAGCCACGGAGGAGGAAATATCCAAGTACGGTATAGAGGTATATCCTACTATCATTGTCAGCGGAGATAACATGGATGGCTTTAATAAACTTGAGGGGATGGCCAGAAAGGCTGATCTTATTAACGTCATGTCATTATACGATAAGAAATAGGCTTATGACGATAAGGGATAAATATTTTGGCTGGAAGGATATATTCTTTAGCAGGTTCGTGCATTGCGATAATGAAGAAAACGACCAACCACAGGGGAGTAATATACCTCTAGCCAAAATAAACTTCGATAACAAGACAGGATATGTGGAGGACGGGACTATTAATATAGCCGAGCTTCTTCAATATCTTTGGATAAATAATAAGGTCTATGGGTGTGAATATGCGCCCATAGATATATCTTCCGCCTTGCAAACATTGATCAGATTGACCGAGAACGCTAAACATATGTTTGAGGATCAACCGGGTGTATATGACATGATCCCATATAGAGGGTTTTTTCTTAGAGATGATTTTTCATCCGGGAAAGATTATTCACTTGATTTGGATAAAATAGTGAGCGGGATGGGAGGATGGTATGGGGAGGATGAGGATCCATGCTACTCGATGTTCGTCAGCCAAGATCAGATATGGAACTTGAACCCGATATTGAAGGTATTAGCTGATGAAGGATCTATTCTAGCCAAAGAACTTGGGTATGATATGAACTCATATGTCAGCGACAATGGATATACGATATACAACCCCTACCTCTCGTGGATCAATCATTACTATCATTATTGCCCGACATTTAACGAGGATAAATTAAAGCCTTGGGATAGAGTAGAGGATAGGAAAAATAAGTTCAAGATGACGGATAAGGTCAAGAGAGGTGCCAATAATTGGTACTATTCAGGCGGGACTATATCTTGCGTAGATAGCTTCTTAGGGAAGAAATACAGGAAGAATCTCCGAACCTTTATCTATCGTGGAATAGTATTCTTCCTTGACCGGATATGGCATACGCCTTTATTTGAGAGGATGGGCGTGAAAATGAAATACAACGCTTATTATTGTTATGCCGCTACTTCCGGGATATGGTATGATAATGGATTCAAGGAAAGACTAGCCAAGAGGTTTAACAAGTCGCTGGGCGGCGACGGGGAACTGTTCGGGGCTAACCTAGCCTGCATGGTATGTGACCGTAAGGATATCGATTGGGAAGCGCTTCGTCTTTGGCTTGACAAATACGATGATCCTACTGATAAGGGCATGGTGAATAGCCCTATTCAATTCATGTATTTATATTTATATTACACTTTTAACAAATAATTTGAAATGAAGAAGATAAATGACTGGGTTATAAAAACATTTGGGTTGAGAGGTTCATGGAGCTGGGCTAAGAAACAGATGTTAAATGGAGCGATCATTAAACGTGAGGCTACTACAGGGACATACAAAATAGCTATTGATAATGACAAGAATAGGTTACTTGTAGCTACATGGGATCATCTAGATCAAAGTCCTGTATGGGAAAGGTGCCCGCATAGTTTATTAGATGAAGATGCGGTTGATTATTTTGTCACAGCTCATAAGGAATTATCATATGGAGGTATAAAGATCAGAATGAAAGATGAATTTAACTATAATGATAAAATATCGAAAGCATGAAAAAGATTACCGATAAAGACGTAGAGGCTCTTAAAGCCGGAAAGAAGGTGACAAAAGGTTTTATCCATATGCAATTGGATGATAAGGGAAAATTGAACTTGTGGAGTGATATCAATATAACTGACAATTATAGAAGTCTTAAGATAGACGCTAACAAATTGTTTGATCATGGGATTCTTTCAGAGGAATATGATAAATTGAGAGTTACAAATATAGAACAACAGGGACGAAGGTAATGAAAGTGCATATTATTAATCATCGCTGCGGTGACGATGAAATAGAAGTTAAAAATGGCATACGAGTTTTTGATTGGGATGGGAATGAGTTTATTATCAATCTAAATAATTTTGGGGAACTGGAAATAAATGGATTGAATGAAGGTTTATGCATTATACCTCAATACGGGAACCAAATTGTCATAAAGAAATAGATTTAAAGCAATGTATGACGCTAAGAAAGAAGCAATATAGGTGATGAAGGGTAGATATGAATTATTTAATAATTAAAACAATTATGGCAAAGAAACAGTTAAAGATCCCGTTTATGGACGGGAGACCATGTAAATGGGTTAAGGATGTTCATGATGAAGAACGTGATAATTATGAGTTTGACGAATGCCTTGAGATACACGGATTCGTTCGTGGATGCTCTTCGGCTGTAATGATATTAAGACCGGCAAATGATCATGGGGAGGATTTTAATTATGCCAAAAGTGTCTATTACCAAGTATTCTTGACAGACAGTAAGGAAGTAATACAGAATATGATGCATGGAATCATATATGGTAAATGGACTTTTGTTAAGAGAGGCGAAAATTTTGGCATTAAATTGATTAAGGTCTTACCTAAGATACATAAAATATCCCTTGATATGATCGCAAAGGATATTTTTAGGTCTGAGAATAAATGAACAATATGAAAGTATTATCATTATTTGATGGGATATCATGTGGGTATTTAGCATTACAAAGAGCCGGTATACCTATAGAGACTTACTACGCCTCGGAGATAGACAAGACATGTATAAAGGTAAGTCAAAAACATTTTCCTAATATTATTCAATTAGGGGATGTTAATAACTGGAGAACATGGGATATCCCTTGGAAAGACATAGATCTGGTCATGGGAGGATTCTGTTGCCAGAGTTTCTCCAGCTCTGGCAAGGGTAAGGGATTCATGGACGCTCGTGGAAGGCTTTTCTTTTGCTTCTCGGACATCGTAAAGCATTTAAGGAAGGAGACCAAAGGTAAGGTCCTGTTCTTGGGCGAGAACGTCCGGATGCGGGACGAGCACCGCTGGGTGATCACCGAGGAGCTTGGCGTGGAGCCGGTGGAGATCGATAGCGCCTTGGTATCGGCACAGATCCGGCATCGTCTTTATTGGTGTAATTGGCCGGTAGAAATGCCGAAAGACAAGCATATATCATTGGATGATATTCTAGAGCATGACAAGGGTTGGAATCCGGAAGCCATAAGAGGGAGATATATAGGAACCATTGTCGGTAGAAGGATAGGAGAGGACGGGTATCGAAAGGATTGTGACAAGGACATAAAAATAACGCAATGTCTGGAGATAAGAAAAGATAAGAATACCACTCCCATCAAGAAAAGTAATTGCCTTACAACAGTCATGAAAGATAACGTGATATCATCATTACCGCCCGGAAGATATCCTAATGCCTTTGACATGAAAGATAAGTTCAGATACCTGACTCCTGTGGAGATGTGTAGGCTACAGACATTGCCGGATGATTACCTTGACGGGATAGCCCCAAATACGGCCATGTCTTTAGCGGGTAACGGATGGACAGTGGATGTGATAGCCCATTTGCTAAGAAGCATCGAACGTAAGCAGATAAATGATATTGTAAAGGAATTTCGCAAAATTACTGATGAGCTTATGTTCGGGTCATTAGAAACGGATATAATGTGACATGTGAAGGTAAACACGAGCAAAATGAGACCATACGGAAGAATCAAGACAGTTAAGGGATCTTTATGGAAAAAGGATATACATCCACCGAAAGGGCACAAGAATTGGTGGGATGACATATGCGATCCTGTACCTAGAAGTACTATGAAGCTTAAATTTAAAACAGAGTTAAGAGATGATTATAAACAAGAAATGGTCAATGCCGAACAGCGAGACATTCAGCATAAAACCGATAAGGGAACTTATAGATAAATATCGAGAAGAGGGGATGGTTATAGTGGATCCATTCGCCAGAAACAGCGATATAGGGACGATCACCAACGATCTTGATCCTGATACTAGGGCTATGTATCATAAGGACGCCACGGACTTCCTGCGTGGTCTTAAGGATAATATAGCTGATATGGTACTATATGATCCACCATATTCCACGAGACAGGTATCCGAGTCATATAAAAAGCTTGGAGGTGCTGTTAATATGCAAACAACGCAATCTAGTTATTGGGCTATGCAGAAGAAGGAGATAGCTAGGATCACCAAGAAAGGAGGGGTAGTCATTACCTGCGCGTGGAACTCCGGCGGTATAGGGGCCGGGCTTGGCTTCGAGCAGCAGGAGATTCTTCTTGTGGCTCATGGGGGATGGCATAATGATACGATCGTTACGGTAGAGAGGAAGATGATGGATGGTATGCATGATAGTATCCCGATATTGATGGGAATAAAGAAATTGGATGATATGTCACCGAAAAAGCAAAAATCATGAAGGAACGGATTTTTACCACAAAAGAACAGGGGAGAGTGCTGATTGAGGCCGGCCTCCCTATCTCCACCGCCATCGGCTTCAGAGACAAGTACCTTGACTCATTGCATTCTATGGAGGATGACGCTGGTCGTATAGGACTGATCGAGGCCGTTACCCCGGATATATCCAACCCTGTTTGGGATGTAGGGACGTTACTGAATTTGCTCCCATATGAGATAGAGGGTTGTACATTAGAATGTTATAAGCTAAAACATGCATGGTCTGTAGCGTATAGAGATATAGACGAGATCCCTATATGTTGGAGTAGCGAGAGACTTCTTATAGATACATTATTTTCACTGATAACAACATTATTAAAAAATGGATTATATGAGTATAAAACAAACAGCAAGAATAAGGTACAAAACGGAGGATAATCCTCCTATGGAAGGTGTTCCTCTTATAGGATACAGCAAAAAATATGACTGTTGGGTAGCGTTAGTATACAGAAAAGGGGATAACTATTACACCAATATGGAGTGCGATGTTGAATATAAGACATCTCCTCCAGATGAATACGAATACGTATATCCGTGAGAACTAGAAGGGATATATTTATATTTAAGCATGATTAATATTATTTTAATATTATTCATGCTTTTATTTTTGTTTAAATCCTATCTTTGTATCAGTATTAAAAACCAGATTGTTATGAACAAATTGATCTTGAACGATATCCAAGACCTGTGGAGGTGGAGGGAGAAGATAAACATTGATGACTTCAAAGAGGATCCTATGGCTGAGGATATGCCATTATATTTCCCGTGCGCCGTCGTATGGCATGTGGATTATGGTGAGCATGACGCTGATAATTATGTATGTTATGGATTTGTTTATGTAGCAGAAATATTAGGGATATGAGTGTTAAGAGACAGATATTTATTAATAACAAAGGCATTGATGGGGAGATAGCTAATAATATGACATTTGATTTCGATTTCAATGTTGACAAGAATATTCTTGAAAAAATAAAAGCAAAGAAGGAGAGCAATAAACTAAATACAAAAGATTGGGCGCTGTTCTCGCTTATGGTTTTGTTTATTTTTGCGATGGGAGTTGTAAGTGGATGGTTGGCGTTTAATTGTTTAAATCATGGATAATTTAAAAGACATACAAAATATAACCGGTCTTACGTCAGAAGCTATATTCAATATACGTAAACCTGTTGATTATATGTGTAGTGATATAGACAGTCATATAAAAGATATCGAGACACAATGTGATTATATTATGGATGGGGATGAGGAAGATGTTATATACTATTCAAAATCAATTAAATCAGACGTAGATTCTTATTTCGAGGATATACGGTCAAAGGTCGAGAATCTCCGTGATTGGGGAGAGCAGTGGAAAGTATTGGCTAAAGACCTGTTTAATAAGCTGCTGGAAATAGATAGCGATAATACTATAGACAGCTATTTGTCTTATAAGGCATTGAATAAAATCAGGGAACATTTAAAATAAAATTATAAACATGAATAAAAGAAAAATCAAAAAAAGGACTCCATTTAAATAATAAAGAATTTCAAACCTTATTTCGTTCAGGCAAGAAATACTTTAGATATGCGATAAATAATCTATGTCTTACTTTTGGATGTTCTTCATTAGAATATTGGATATACTTCTTTGAAGGTAAAAGAGTTGATGGGAGTATATATTATAAAAGCATTTCACGACTAGTTCTTAGATAATGATAAATTAACAAAATAAATAGACATGAGCAAATTACTATTTTTTGATTTAGAGACAACCGGGGTTAAGTTCTGGAGAAACGGGATACACCAAATAGGAGGGATCGTGGATATCGACGGGCAGGAGACTGAGAGGTTCGACATCCGCCTAGCCCCGAACCCTGCCGCCACGATAGAGCAAGAGGCGCTGGATGTGGCTGGTGTTACCTTGGAGCAAGTGCAGTCGTATCAGCCTATGGAAGAAGGGTACAGGCAGTTAGTTGGTATATTATCCAAATACGTGAATAAGTTCGATAAGAGGGATAAAATGTATTTAGTGGGGTATAACAACGCTGGATTCGATAACAGCTTCCTACGGGCTTTATTCCAGCAATGTGGGGATAAGTATTTTGGATCATGGTTCTATCCTAATTGCATGGATGTGTATGTTATGGTAACACCATTCCTGATGGGCGTAAGGAACGATATGGAGAACTTTAAGTTGATGACCGTGGCCAGAACTATGGGTATTGAGATTAATGAGGATAAACTCCATGACGCTACTTATGATATTGAGCTGACTAGGGATATATTTTATAAGATAATCAACAAAATGGATGTTAAGTTATGAGGGAAATTTTAGAAGCTATACATGATTACCCGGATGAGGCGCTTGGGCTATTTTTCTTTCTGATAGTGATTGTCTGGTTATTGTCAGGTGTATTTGAGAAAAATGGATGATAAGATTGATGAGATACTGGATCTCCTGAAATCTCAAAATGAGATGATCAAGGATATCCATGACTATGTAAAGGAAGTTACCAGCGAGAAGTATATAGGGGAATCTAGAATGACAAACTTCTCTATCAACTTAGCCGCTGATATACTTACCGAGGCTATCAGTCCTAAGATAAAGGGGATGATGGTGGATCTATTGAAGAAACAAGGATGGAAAACTGAATGAAATATGGGGACTTACGAGAGAAAAGTAAATCAATTAAAGGATTTGATGATAAGGAAATACAAATCGGCTTACGATAAGTCTAAGGAAATGGACATAGATATAAGCTCGATGACATATCTTCCAATACCAGATGCATTTAACGTCATAAATATTGAAAAAATGCATGTTATTCTTGATCGGGTCAATAAGATCATAGATGATAACAAGGATAAGCTTAAGAATCCGACTTGCGCCACTTGTATACATCTACATGATCAGGAGTGGGCGAAAAGATACGGGAAAGTATGTTGCTCTATTTGGCAAGTGTGTGACCATTATATAAATCCTAACAGTAAATATAACAGGAAGCAAAAGACTTATGTTAGACGACCAAGCAACAAAGCTTGTCCTAATTATGAGTATGGTGATGATAATTTTGAAAATAGAAAAAGAAAATTAAAATCAGGTGAATGGTTAAAAGAAAATATTCGATAGATGATTACGCAGAGTTCAGGACCATCAAAGATTGGGAATGCAAATGCTGCGGGAAAAAGATGCCGGCAGGAAGTAAACGGATGTTGCCTAGAATAAGAAAATGGGCGGATTACGGTATATGTTTGTCATGTTTCGATAAATGGAAGTTAAATGGAGGGGATATTGTTTATATAAATAACACAAGTCCTAGGAAGCAAGCTCCCCGTATCAAGAAAGAGCATGTTATACATATGTCCAATATCCTAAAAGGGAATTGTGATATAATAAAAGGCCGAAAACTTTACGTGGCTTTAAAAAAGGTGATAAACAGCGGAAAAACGATTGTCCTCAAATTCGATACCGATCAACCGATATGCATGTCAACAAGAGTCATGAATCCTTCGTTCGGGGAGATCATGGACGAGTACGGCAAGGATATATTCCAAGGAAAACTTAAACTAACAGATGCCCCAAAAGGAGTTAAAGATTTTATAGTTAACTATATAGAAAAATATAATAAATTATGAACTTCAAGACATTTATATTCATGATCCTGACATTCAGGAGAGTAGATCCTATACCTAGGAATATAGGTCTTATGTTAAGTACAACGTTCTGGATATCTATAGTATGGATAATATCCAACTTTACTATATTGATAATGAGATTAATAAAATAGACAAGATGAAACAAGGAGACGTGATATACAAGAATGGTGTGGAGCTGCTTGTAGTATTAAGCTACGACCATAATGAACCATGTAAGGGTTGCTTCTTCTACGAGGATAAGGCGTGCGGATCAGAAAGACTGATAAAATGCTGGGATTGTAAAAAGGAATATATATTCACGGCTATACGTAAATATAATACGACTGAACTGTGCGGAATAGTAAAAAGATATGAGGAGACAATACTTAAAACAATCAAGAAGATTGAGAAAGAATGTCAAAAATATGTTATCTGGGATACTGTGCATGTGATGTTGAAAGATGATGGAGAGCTTATTATAAAAGCCTTATCCAAGGATAAGTCCGTGCTTTTAAATGATTTCATTATATACATCAACAATAATGGGAGTATAGACGAAGAGGACTATGATCTATTATTAACTAAATAATTGATAGTACAAATGGACAAATCAAACAAAATAGAGAATCTAGCAAACAAGTATGTTGAAAGGCATATAAGAGATAGACATCTAAGCGATGATACGATAAAAGAAATAAAAATAGCTTATATTATGATTATAAAAGATTTTATAGCTATTGTCGATAAATCTACATCAATGAATGAAGATGATATAATATACGTCGTTAACAACATATCATCAATATTATATGAACCTGTAGAAATCTCTAATACCGATAAAAAAATATTGGAGATAGGGATAGCGCTAGGCCTAAAGAGCGCCATATCATGTATATTTGGTTCATTATTAAAAGATGACTGCAATATAAAAGATGAGATAATTGATATATCTAAACATATAAAAGAAAAATTAATATCAGATAATCATGGATAATAAACAACTTTATAAAATAACGTTGACAAGGGAACAACTGATGCTGATATCCCGGTGCGTGGAAGACATCAGTAGATTTGCCGCTGGCGACATGGACCTACAACATACGACAAGTGCGTTGATAAATGATATGGATAGAACGGAAACGCTGGGGATAAGAAGTTTTATAGTCAATAACTCACGAGTGATAAGAAGAAGGTTGTTCCCAGATCTTGAGGATTTTGAGCATATAGGGTATGATGGAGGCAGTAAGGATAAGATAAACAGGAAGAGGCTTATCGGCAACACTTACCAAATATATAGATCTATACTGCATCAGCTAGCTATTGACGAGGACTGGAATAACGTGTATAGTGATATGACGTTACCTTCAGGCGATATGGGGATGATTAAGGTGGAGAGGGTTGACGATGATAAGGATAACGACATTTAACGATACTAAAATATGAGCTTATTTGTATGCGCTAAATGCGGTTGCGTTGATAATACCGCTACGTCTAGTTACTGGATGTTGACAAACGAGTATATGGTGGATGAATTTGACTATGCCAAGGAACTACAGCCGTACAAGGGCATGGGGCTGTGCAGCGAATGCGGGAGGCTGGCTACCAGCCCTGACGGCCGTGATGTCGTGGTACCCGGTAAATGGCACGGGAAGTTCCCGAAGGAGAAAGCTACCGAAGAGCAGTTAAAGAAAATAGGATATAAAAATTTGATAAGATGAATAAGACGAATAAGGTAAGAAAGGGAGAAGTTAGAATATACGGAGGAAAGACGTACGTGGCTATTCCGGAGATAAAAGAAGATCATTGTGCAGGATGTTGTTTTTATAACGAGGGATGTTGTTCAATACGTGACTTTGATCATATCGATTTCCCTGATTGCCATAATAGCGGTATGATCTGGGTGCAAAAAGAAATTAATATAAGAGATATCAAAGAAAAGGCTATCAAATTAGCCATAGAGGCCATGAAGCCCATACCGATATGCTCATCACCATGCTACAATATAAGTGATAACAGATCGCCGGAGGAAAAGCATGAGGAGGAGATGAGGTTTTGTAAGGATCTTAACGACCTTAGATGTGAGATGCTTATTGATATGGCTAAGAAAATAGAAGAGTATTTATTACAAGATATATAACAACCTTAAAAAATCATTATATGGACATTGAACTTTGCAAGAAAGAATTTTTCTTATTAGATGAAGAACTGGAAAGTTTTAAAGAATTTTTGAATGATCCTACAAAAAACATCTATCATTCTATTGATGGAGTAAAAATTGTCAAATCAGAAAATGGGGAACTTTGTGGAGTAGGTAGAATACCTCATCGTCTAAAAATCTTAAAATAAAAAAATGACGTTATTATGGCTACTAAAAAACAGATATTAGAATCAGATGAATTACTTCAGCAAAAAAGAAAGGCTTATCATCTTTCAGATGAAGGATTCGAGGAATATAAAAAGTTCTTGTCAGATCCCGATCAAAAGAAATTTTGTTTCAAGGGATATTATTATGTAGAGGTAAAGGAGCAGGATGATAAAGAGCTATTAGGAGCAATGGGACGAGTAGTATATAAATAAGGATAGAGGTTATAAGCCTCTATCCTTACAATACTCATACATTATCATAGAAATGTCCATATCTCTTAAAAACATCTCTTTTCTTCCTTGACAACTCCTCTAGCTTAACAAATCCTTTCAATGTTATCATGACGGTCATGGCTTTAGCCTCCCAGTATTCATCACCGGGATCAGACCCATATGTAACTAATCCATAATTACGAGCGGACTGATATGCTTCTATCCTACCTCTCTCATTCCTAAAAACATATTTTAATTCCTGTAATAACGGATACATGTTCTTAATCCCGATATAATAGCCAAATTGCTCAAAATATTTTGATGATTCACGGATAAGGACACCTTCTCTTGGAATAGACCTTTTAAACATATCAATTACCGGTTCATTCTCCTTTATCGTATCTATAGCCGTATTTAATTCGGCTTGGACAATCTTCTTTTCCTCCTCGACCTTGTTCTTGGCTTCTAGTGCCAACATAGCTTCCTTCTCGGCCTTCACCTTGGCCTCATACTCATCAGCCCATGCCCTTGCGGCTTCCGCTGGATTGGAAAAGTCGGGAATACGCAAATGACTTACTTGATCATTATTCGACTTTTCCAACTTCTTTAATTCTTTTTCTTTCTCGATAAAATACCTTCTAGCTTTCTTCCCTTTATCATTATTCTCTACCATACATAGCTCTTTGGCCATATCCATCAATAGCAGGTAATCAGTCTTTGCAACTACCTGAGTATCAGACTCACCAAAATGGGGGAGTCTGTCATTCAGTAAGTTACCTAAATAATCATATTTTATCAATACAAAGTCCTGATTTTCAATAAAACCGTATTTTGATATACGATCTTTTATCCATGATGTAAAATCTCTTCTTATTTGAAGAAACGCATGAAGAAGCCTGGCGTCTACAACCTTATGATTATTATTATCTACTACCGGTATTAATGTATTTAAATCCATTTCGTTGGATTCGGACGTCAAAATTCCATTACTATTGTTCGTGGAATCATGAAAAAGATCTACATTTGTATTCATAAAATAATTACCTATTCCCATCCGTCCGGGATGGATAGATGGGAATACAAAAATAGCCAATCAAATTGTCTTAAACAATTGACCGGCTATTTTTTTTTGTCATACCATATCAGTTATCTTCCCCTGTCAAAATACCAATTAGCGTCCTCTCCGGACTCATCCTTATTCCTACCACCTAGAAAGAATCCCATCGTCATGCCGTTGGTCATCAACCAGTAGTCGGATGTCTGCTTAATATCCCTAGCCGTCTTGATATTATACCATTGCTTACCAAACGAGAACTTCATGAGCTGCCTCCATAGCTTGCTCTCGCCCTTATACACGCCGGTCTGGACGGTAGCGAACGGATCCCAGTTTCGAGGATCGGTGAGGTCGCCTAACTTCCGGGCGGTGACCAGCGGATCCTGTAGCATGTCTATGGCGTTAAGCTCCATGAACGGGGATGTCTGGGAGGCGATCTCATTGATCGTCCTGAACCCGATGTAGGTAATGAACTGCCCGAACCAGCTATCCTCATTATCCTCCCTATATCCCATCAAAGCCCGTCCTATAGCCATCATCGTGGCGAATACCGCCATATTGATAATCGATCTCTTGATATTGATCTGCTCGTAGGGGGTAAGCTTATCATACTCTTCCTTAAGCACGTCATATGCCTCCCCCATCCTGCCCTCGGACATCGATCCATAGACATTACCGGCCAGTCTCCATAACGTTCTCATATATCCTTCCTCAAACTGGTTGGTTTGGAAATTGAAACCGGCTTTCTTATACGCCCGCTGCACGGCCAATATAAACCATCCACGATGAGGCAGAACCATGTTAAGGATAGCGTTCCGGCTAGCCCCCACCCGGTTCTGCTCGTTCAAGGCGCCGTCGCAGATCTGCACCATGCTCCTGACCCTACTGGACAAGGTAGGTATGTATCTTTCTATAATATCCTTGTTAGCCTCATTCTTAGCCACAATCTTTCCGTCCTTGACATCTACCATGTTCCACATAGAATAATCCCTTAAACGCTCCCAATCGCGTTTAGCCTCGTTAGCGGACATATTTCTGTCTTTCATCATCATCTCCTTGAAATTGGAGTATGACCAGAACTGACCCTCGTATAGGCGGGTATCATCCATGACCGATATAATGACCTGCGGATCCAACGGGGAGTTAAGAACCTCCATCATCTTAAACGGCAGGTCCCGGAATAAGGTTCTCCAGATTTTGTTATACGCTGCCGATCGTACACGGTTACGGACATTGAACACGCCTAGAGCCTCTCCAACGACATATAGCTTGTTGGTGCGGTTTATATCCCCGATCTCCGACACGTACGTACTTAACTGCTTCTGGGCTTCCCCATAGGCGTATTTCATGGAGTCCTTGCTTATATACTGCCCTACCATACCCTCCAAAAGGAAGTTGGCCTGCCCGGTAAGGGCGCCGGTAGCCGCTACGAACGGGGAGAAGCCTAGGTTGGATTTGGATACGAATTTGGTAAACATAAGAGCCAGCTTATTAAGATCGACCTTATAATTACCTATATTCCATTCCGCCCGCTTATTGTTTATCCTGACGTCATAGATACTGGCGTTAACCCAGTCCTGAAACATTCTATAGGCGTGAGTGACCTCCGGGTTCTTACCTCCGTCGTATTGTATCTCAAGCATCTTATTCCTATATCCCATAACATCATCCAAGGCCGCCCTCTTATACTTGTAAGAGGTCGCTTGTAAGGATAACATGGAATAGGAGTAGGCGAAGTCATGGGACACGTCATCGGCGTTCTCCAACTTACTAAGATAGTATTTGGGGATCATACGATATTTGTTATCGTTCTCATCAATCCCTCCTAGGTCTTGCCCCTGACCATGTATAGGGTCATCCACCCTCTCGCCAACGATATCACGTACGGCGTTGCCGATGGCCGCCTTCGGGTCAACCCCGGCCTGCACCATCCTCTCCACGCCGCCCTTGGATATTTGTGGTATCTGGTAGATGTTCCTGAACCGCTCATCATAGTCCTCCATAGCCTTACGGCTTATGTTAAGCAATTCCTTCCTCATCTCCCACTTATCCTTATTGATCGTAGCTTCCTCCCCCTCGTTGGTAATACCGTATTTCTTGAAGAAAGCCTCGTTCTTGTACTTATCGAACCTAGGCGTATGATATCCATAACCCAGATCGGGATTATAATTAGGATTACGGAAAGAACTCTCGGCGTCAGCCTCATCAAGCCACTGGTTATTGATCGTCAGATCGATCATATTAATATCAAACCCGAAACGGGATACGCTCTCTTCCTTAGATATACCATTTTCTATGGCATCAAAGAACTCGGATACCTTATACGTACCGTTATTTATCTTCCTGACGAAATCAGAATATCCCTTGGGAGAGTATTTCCTCATATAAGGATACAACCGGGTTCTGGCGTACTCGACAAGGATCTTATCAGCCTTACCCATCGCTATGTCGTTAGCTAGCTTATTATTGAAGTCAGGACCGTATTTCCTTCTCAAAAACGATACCTCCACGGTTGTCCATGACGGGTTCTTCCGGGATAGCTTGGAGGCCATCCGCTCCACTTGGCTGCGGGAGCGGGCGGACATATGCTCCTTGGCGAATTTAATCTCATCCATACCCTTGTCGTATGCCATGGCATCCCTTAAAGCGTTACGGTAAGAATCCGTGACTCCACTCTCCACCGTATCAGGCATATCCATCTCAATAGCCTCAGCGGAAGCGGCGGCGTTAATAACGCTCTTAGCCTCAGCCAGACGATCATATAACTCGTTTATCTTTCTTAATGAGGCGGATCCACGTAACCTATCGAAATCATATTCCCCGTATCTCGTGCTATCCCGGTACTGGATAAGCAAAGGCCTTAGTTGGTCATTGATTTCGTTTATTGTCGCCATCGCCTCCTCTACCTTCTCTATCCTTGATGATGATACAGATTGCTCCGTGATCTTATCAACCAGATTCTCGTAATAATCACCCTCCTCGGATCCCCACATATCCTTAGAGAAACCAAGATGACCGCCAGCTAGCAGGAACTCGAACGCCGCCTTACCGCCCTCGGAACGCTCTATTCCACGAAGTATCTCCTTGAATTCCGCGGAAGCCTTACGACCCTCGTTGGTATTCCCGAACTCCTCGGCCCATGCCTCGTCCCATGCCTTGATCTCCTCGGACATCATCAGAGCCTCGGATCCCTCTTCCTTTGGTGTCCCATCGGAATACCACTCGCTCTTGGCTATAGCCCTATCACGTAAAATATCCAGATAAGATCTCCAAGCTATAGGATCGGATTGAAACGCCTTCCAATCGACCTTCCCGTTCCTCACGAACTTATCCATAGCCACATACCGGCTCCTGCGGATACGGGTCATGAAATCGGACGTGGCTTGCGATACCCTACGACCCAGTCTTTCCTCGACCTTCTTATTGACTTTCTCGATCTTATCGTAATAAGCCTGCACCATAGGTTTCTCTCGGTTCTCATCCAACCACTTATTTATCGTATCCAGATACCGTTGCTGATCCTCGAACGTCATGTCCGAGATATCGAAATTCTGGATGGTAGGCTTGAATATATGATATACCTCCTTAGTGATAGGCTTATCCCCGTCATATCCTACTATGTCGTCACGGGTCTTCACCTTAAGGCCTCTATCGGATAGAAGAAGGTCGATAAGTTGTTTCTCGGTCTTACCCGTAACATTCTTAAGATCATATATATCGATAATAGCCTTAGCCTGCTCGGTCCTGAGCAGTAAATCGTATTTGGCGAAATCACGGGACGAGTCAAGGTAATCCGAGTTCTTCCCATTTATCTTCTGTATAAGATCCTCATTATCCTTTATCCCCCATCCACGCTCTTTCATCATCCTAGTCATCTTATTGATATTGGATATACCTTCGGTATGGGCTTCACTATGAGCCTTGGCTAGACGTTGGCCTAACATACCTAAAATAGCGTTACCACTATGCTCCAGCGTACCAAAGAACCGGGACATGACATTGATATCCTTATGGATGTTATCCACCAACTTCTTTATCCCATTCCAGTACCTTTCCGGGATATTGAACATCCGAAGCTGTCCATCCAGCCAATCCTCGTTACGATCACTTTTAAGGGCGTTTATATCTGACATGGATGTCTCAGCCATACGTAATATATCATCCATATCCTCTACCATGCCAACCTTATTGCTGCCATAATAATCAGCCGCCTGGTTATTGACGAATCCACGAAGGTTCCTGACAAGTGGCACGATCTCCCCATATACGTTATCGATAACCTGCATCGTCTCATAATCCAATCCTTTCCCGCTCTTACGTAAGCTGCTGGCGACAGTGACCAAATACTCCACCTCAGCCTTGGCGGTCGCTATGACGCTCTTGGTGGATAATAGGTTGTTATTCTTATTTAGCTCACCCCCGACTTGTCTTACCTTCTCGCCTATATCACGTAGAAGGGAGATGCTTTCCCCGATCCTCTGGCTTTGGCTTGACCTCATCCTCTGCAATCTGGTATATAGTCTTTCTAATGACCTACCGTTCTTGATCAGCTTATTAGCCACATCAACATCCGATAATGAGTACATGAGATGGTCGCTATCCTTTAACAGAAGCACGTCAAATGCGCTTGGATCATCAGCTAACGCCGACTCCTTTATCCTATCAAGAACCTTATTCAAGTCTGATCTTTGAGTAGAGAAGAAATTCCGTATAGCCCGGATTATCCTGCCAAACAAGGAGAGCTGGGCGTCCTCGGACGAGGCCAGATCCTCCACCGCCTGTTCCATGCCCGGTACGAACCGCTGGGCCAACGTCTTACCTAGGATCTCCCGCTTCACCATCCGATCCAGTTCCTCCCCTTGGTATTCCTTCCCATACACCTCATAGTAACGACCGGCGAATTGATTCCATAATGGCGTGTCGACAACAGAGTCCAGAACCTCGTCAATCTCCTGCTGATTACGATAAGTATCGATCAAGAAGTGAGCCACCTCCTCATTAAGATCCTCTACCGTAGCTCCCTCAGCCAGGGCAATAACCCCATTAGCCATATCGGATAAGGCCCTAGCCGAAGGCTCGACACCATTACGCATCTTATACTTATCCATATATTCGGACATACCCATCACACGGATACCTAACGTGGATAAGATGTTGGTGATATCAGTCCTGTTCTGAAGATCCTCCGCCTTCTCATTCTCAATAACCCCACGGACATTACTTCCGTACAAGGCGTTATCCTCCATCATCAACGACAAGGCTAGCTCCATGAACCCATCATACTTATTATTAAGCTCCTCAAACTTACCTTGCCTTAACATGCCCTTTATCTCCGATCTGCTTACCGTAACCTTCTCCCCTGATGTCGTGATAAGATCAAGATCGTTATTTACCTCCGTATCAAAACCGATGGAGCCTAATACGTTCATCTCAGAAGACATACTACCAAACCTGTTCCTTAGTCTAGACAAGGCGTCCATAGCGTTATAGATCTTAAGACCATCAGAGTTGCCGGCTCCGGTAAGATAATACCTATCCCCTAACCTTATACGCTCCCCGCTCAACAGACCTTTCTTGATAAGGTAATTGACAAACCCTCCACGAGTGCTTATATTAGAGCCTGAGCTGATACCAAGGACCGGTATGAATGACTCGCTGTTGTTAAGGGTTATGGAGGACGAGCCAAAGGAGATATCAGCCGTACCGGACGGGACGTCACTCTCCTCGACACTGCCGGCCAAGAACCCGGCCTCGATCCGCCCGCCGGACGAGCCTTTTATGACGTTGGCGTAAGAGTCGTGTATCTTGCCGTCATCCGATCTAAAGAACAACCTGGGCTCCCCGCTATCATAAGCAAGGAGATTGTTTATCTGGTTCATGGGCTTACTAAGCTCCTTATCCACCTCCGATAACCTATCCCTTGACCTAGTGAGAAGCGTACGCATATCCGTATCATTCATTTTAATATCGAGACCCATGGAACGAAGGGCATCACGAACAAACGATATGATCTTATCCCATAAACTGGAGTTTGGATTGGATTCGGCAAGGGTAGCCATAAACTCCTCGGCGGCTATGACCTGATCGCCGTATCGGTCTAAATAAGACCGCTGGTCAGCCTCGTCCATCGAATCGAATATCTTCCTCATCGTATCATCAAAACGATTACCAAGAAGATCTCTAAGCCCTTTATGCGCAACTACCTCATGCAAGATAGTTCTCTCCAAATCCTGCTCATCCTCTATATTGTCAGCTACGATAGTGATGGTATCGGTATCCGTGTCATACCATCCCTTGCTCTTGGACATCATATCGGCGTAATCATGATCACTTACCTCACTTCTTATATCGTCAATCGAAACGATATTCACCGTAGTACCTAATTTAGCGAGACCAGATACTTTCTCCGACATACCGGCCTTTACCTCGCTTACGTCCCTGAATCTCAAATCCCCAGGTCTCTTCCTTGTCACGACGACGGCCGTCATGCCAGACGCCATTCCGCTGTTGCCGGGATTCGCAGTCTCCACCTCGAACATACCCCCAAGCTCACGCTCGACATATTCTTTAAGCGACGACCTCGTGAACCCTTTTTGATAGGCCCTGATATTCCCCTTTGAATCAGTGACAAGTATCTCCGACGGATCGTCAAGCTCTATTTTCTGCTTTTGTGCGGACACGCCCTTAGCGTCACGGACATTTATGAACAACTTGCCTCCGACCTTCAATTTGTCAGCCATTGATTTAAGTACGTCGGATCTCCAATCATCAGGGATCACGTTCAAGACAGCGTTGCTGATTATGTAATCATATTTCTTGTCTATATCCTCGTACCTTGAATACGTGGGAGGAATCCTTTTTGACGACGGATATGGCTCAACGTCATCGACATCCATCCCCATATCACGCAACGCCTGCGTGCCAACGCCAAGACCGGATGAGGCGTCAAGCACGGATTTGCCCTCCAGACCTTCATTGGATATAAAATCACCGATCTTCTTATACGTGTTCACGGTAGACGTGATCTGCGTGGAATGCTGACCGGTGGAAGTGGTTTGGCCGCTAAGCCACGTGGGGTATTCCTCGAACAGCTGTGACGACGTTCTAAACCTAAGAGATGACCTTAATCCCTCTCTTTTGGCATTAGACACCCAATCCCCGAACTTAGACCTAAACTTATCATTATATGCGGTCATATAAGCCTCAGCCGCCTTATCAAGATCACTTACGGCGGCTATACCCGCTATCTTATCGAACAAGGTGGATACCTCGCCGGAAGGGGTCAAGACACGGGTTATCTTACCTTCCTTATTCCTTTTAATTACGCAACTCGACATAACTTCATGTTTTTGACAAAGATAAACAAAAAGCCCCCACAAATAAGCGGAGGCTGATATTCTTATATTTCACAAATGGATCTATATCTATTCTGTACTATTACTATAGAGAAAATCATAAGCACAACCACCAGCGAAACCAGCTATATACGCTGCGTGCTCATCCTCTCCGACCTTAAATCCAAGCGACATATTACAAAACTGATATACACTCATGGCTACATGAAATGACTCATGGCAGGTATTTTTTATCGTTATATCATCATCGCTCGAAAAGTTCCAAAGTATAGCGAATCGACCATCATCATCCCTATCCTTTACCAAATTCACAAAAGACGCTTCCTTGTCCATATCCTCCTTATTTCCCCATTCCCCATTATGCTCAGGTTCCATATTCTCGAAACGATCACACAACGTCTTATAATCTAATCCAACCGTGATAATCAAATCCAACGGATATATCACGAAATCAAATTTCTTTTCTCTCACGTTACTAAAATTATTAATTTTATTTATCAAATTCACATTCGTATCACAAAATGTTTACTCTAACCGGGTTAAACGCCAACCCGCTACCGATTATCCTACTTACGTAAGAATCACCGAATACTTTTCTTCCGATTCCAATAGTTCCGTTAATATCAGCGTTAATCAATTTCCCGATAGAACTTTGGAACAATCCGCGTTTCTTTCTTTTGCCGAGATAAACATCATGCTTGCACAGTTTTTCAAAAGCCAGATGATCTACTTTGGAGGTATAGGATTCCTCGTGGACTTGAAAGTCTATTCCAACCAACTTACACTTATAGGATATCTTTTCAACAAGTTTTGAGAATGGAATCTCAACGAACTTCTGGTTTATCCTCTTCCCTAGATTTACTCCATTCTTCCATCCTTTATTCAAACCCACAACAAGACTTCCGATATTGTTATCGATACAATGGTTAACAATATATCTACTGACCTTGTGGATATGATCTTCAATCCAAAAATTCCTATGATTGTTTAACTGTCTTAATCTCCTTGAAGTTCCTTTGTCTCCAACAAAAGACATTAATTTAGCTTTTCTCTTATTGTACCACTGATTGAAGGATTTTATAATCTTGCCGTTTACAATGAAAGGCTTGATACCTACATCGCTTATACATGAACATAAATTATTCAATCCCAAATCAATCGAAAGAACATTATCCTTATCAAGATTAATATCCTGCTCCTTCCTCTCATAAATAACCTCAATCACATAGCATGTAGCTTGAGGGATTATCCTAACCTGACATAATTTGCTATCTCCTATTTTTGTTTTGATTGGTGGAATTACACTCTTGATAAAATGAATACATCCATCATCCTTAAGCCTGCAAGAAGAAGTCGTAAAGACTACCATATTCTGCTTCTTGCCTCGTTTGTACTTCGGCAATTTTGGTCTTGATAAAAATTTAGAAGGATTCTTCTCATATTCCTTCTTTGATTTCATCCAAGACTTTGTTACCGAAAACACTTGAGCTACGACTTGTTGGGACACTACTGATGGTAGATTCCTAAAATCAACCTGATTCTCCTTACATAATTTAGTAGAAAACTCATATTCATTTATGTAATCTCCGGAAAATATACCTTGTCTGACGTTGAAAAGAACATAATTATACAACAACCCTGATTTGAGGCATACATCCTCAAATCGGTTGTCTTTTATGATATGTCTCTCAACTAATTTCATTTTAATATCTTATACTATAAATATAAACATTGTGTATGAAATAAATAATTCATTCAACTATAATCCCCTTAATTTTTCTATAACCTCAAAACACATCTTACACTCAATCCTACGATACAACTGCCTTACGCCATCTATCGTAGTCCAATAACGACCACCCTCTCGGTGCAGGAACTCACTCATTACCTTAGTGTCAGCCACATCATGTAGATCGTATGAGTCAAAACATAACTTACATATATCGTCAAGATCTAAATAAGTAACCTTATTATACGACATACAACGGATTTGTCTCCCATCAGGAACCTGAACATCGAAAACATTTATCTTCTCCATATTAAAAAAAACAGAGGGATGCCGATCCCATCACAGACCGGTATCCCTTATAATAAATTAGCGACGAAAAGCATGGTGATGGACATGCGCCACAAATGTAATTACAAAATTCGTAAAAACAAAATATCAAGGGCAATCACCCGTGCATTCGCATGGAGCATCGCTTTTCAAAACCCCATACACCCGATTGTCGCTAGTCAGCCATCGTTTGCCGTCACTCGTAATATAAGCCTGCCGGCATCCCTCCTGATTCACCGTGAGCGTCTTCTTAACACCTTTTGGAGTTGTTATCTCCAGCTCAAGAGTCCGATCAAGACCGTTGTTCATCACCGAGCCAAAGGAAACGGGGGCGCTTCCGGTCCCGGACCCCGGACTGACGGTCAGAGGCTGGTCCGTTACCTCGCCTACCCCGTCCTTCCAATTAATATTCAAATCATTAGCCATAGTTGTATTATTTTTGTTCTATTGCAAAGATAGCAAAACAAATAAACCCCAACCGGCTTAAGTCGATCGGGGTCTGAGTAAGCGAAAAGAAACTGATTATCGTCCCATCATTCTCAATACGGTTCTAGCCGCAGCTTGCGCCCATGTCCAGCTGTCATTAGATGTTACGTTAACCGCCTGTTGAGTACCATTTACATCCAAGTTAATAATCTTCTTGTCAAGCTCGATAGTAGAGTCTCCAGTGGCTTGCGTTACCGTCACGTTGGCTGTCCGGCCACCAGCGGCAGTTACCTTCAATGTAGCTGTCAGTTCCTCGATCGTGACGTTGGCCGGTACGTCCGAGATCGTGATGCTCCAAACGAACTCGCCAGCGGCTCCGGGATCGTCGGCGATAACCGCTCCGTTAGCCGTAGTCTTTCCAGCCGCCGTGTAGTTAGCCGGGAGCTGTAACGTAAGCCCGTTCTCCTCAGCCGGCGTGACCGCGAACGTAAGCTTAGTACTGTTGGACTTACCGGTGATGGTAACATTACCACCTGTCTTTTGTACGGAAGCGTTAGGGCTGTCTAATCTTACCACCTCAGCAGCCGCTGCCTGATTAACTACCAACGCCTTCCTAGCCCCGCCGTTCGTGGTGACCGTAAGGTTGATAGTGCGTTGAAGACGACCGGTGTGTTTCTCACCGGAGAAATTAACCGCCTGATCTCCTGATCCTGATACCGGGTCGACGGTTACGAAACCGAATTTTTGTGATGCCATACTTAAATATATTTATAAATGTCATTTTGTTATGCCAAAAATAACTTGTATCATATCACAAGCCAAATATAGGGGGGAGGTAGATACGACTAGCCCTGTACAACCTCAACATACAACCCGATCAAGTCCTTTAGATTATGACTAAGAGGAGTTCCGCTATCCCTAGTACACTTATATACATCAGCGTTCTGGATGTAATATTTATCCTTGAATATCTCCATTGGAGGGAAATACGGGATAGGATCCCCTATGGTCCCGGCATGCTCCTTATCAATGACCTTGTATAAGGAAGCCGTATTTAGTCCGGGTTCCCATTCCGCTGACAACGTATGTGACTGAATAACCTCATAAAGGATATCCGTATCGTCCTTCACCACCCTGAGATAGAATCCGGCATCCACCGACAGCCCGAACTCCGCCCCTTCTTGTCCCCATATGGGGAATAGGACCTTAACATCCAATTTATCGTTAGAGGATAAGGATAAGTCTTTATTATTAACCACCATTCTAGAAAATTTTACAGCCACCTTCTGAGGATCAGAGGCGTCCTTCTCCTTCGCCTGTTGCTGGACGTATGCTGTGGTGACACTTATCTTGTCTGGATATCCGGATTGGACATCAATAGCCCTCACCTGCTCTACGGTAGTGGCTAGACTGATCTGCTTTTGCTTGTCCCCTAACGCCGACATAAGATCGTTATCATACTTATCCATCATACCGATCAAGATCTTGCCTTCCGTTATATCGAATTCCAGACCCATGATCGTTATCTTACCAGCTATAGCCCCATCAGACAAGGCGTTACGTCTATCATGTTCAGGAATATAGATATTCTGATCATCCAAGAAGAACTCATATAGATTTCCGGTCTCATAAGTTCTTATCTCCTCGTATTTAACTGATTTCTCCTCATTAAGAAGCCTTGACTCATCCAGCTTAGCCTCGATAATTTCCTTAACCGTAGCTTTAGGATTAGCCTCCTTGAACGCCAGTTGCTCCTCCCCAAGCTCTATCCATGGGGCGGGAATACCTTTGGAGTAATCATCATAACTATAGCCTTTGGCGTAATTATCGTCAAGAGGCTCATCTTGAACCAACATCTTGGGATATATCTCCCTGTTTATATATGTAAAACTCATAGCTTATTAATCTTGTTCTTTAACAGCGATGCTATACTTGCCTGAAGCGTAACACCAGATATTTATCTCGAAAGGCTTGTTAGCCGTAGTGGTTATAGAAGTTCCGCTCATGCTGACATAATCCCCGGAATTAGGTATCGCTTGGGTGAAAGCCGCTGAGGGGACACACCTGATCATCAGCTCCTCCCCTACCTGCATCCCTGACTGCACGGATAGGGTGGTAGCGGCTGATAACGTAGCCGTGATACTTCTCTTGCTAATAGGCAGGTGAGCTAATGTCGTGACCGTATTAACTCCTATAAGCCTGTTCATGGTCTTCTTGTCAGCCGCCGCCATCAACCCGTTAGTAGACTCGTTGGCTACGGCGTATGTCGTGTTAGGAGGTGTAGCCCAAGTGCCATCTCCACGCATGAAACTAGATGTGCTTCCATTAAGCTGTCTCAATAAGCCGTTAGCTGTAGTAGAGGCTAATCCGTATGTGGTATTGGTAGGCACTACCCACGTTCCATCACCACGAAGGAAAGAGGTTTGCTTGCCAGCAGCCGGAGCGGGTACCAATCCCGCCGATCCAGCGGCTGAGGATGTCGCTCCACCCATGTTGCTATATGTGGTATTAGGAGGCGTTTGCCATGTCCCGTCACCACGAAGATACTTGGCTTGCGCTCCGGCGGCAGGTGCGGGGACCAAGCCGGCCTTTCCCGACGCTGAGGCAGAAGCGGCTCCCATATTGGTGTATGTCGTGTTGGTATCCGTCCACGGAACATTCACATACATCTTACCATTTCCGTCAAGAGCTACCGGGTAATTCTTCCCGTTAGCCGAATACCCGATCTTAACAAGACCCAGATTATCGCTTGTAGCTTGGGTATAAGTCGTGTTACTGTCAGTCCAAGGGACATTGACGTACATCTTGCCATTAGCCAAGAGCACAGCGTAGTTCTTTCCATTAGAAGCATAGCCGATCTTAACCAATCCTAAGGTGTCGGCCGTGGCTTCATTATACGTTGTGTTATTATCCGTCCATGGAACGTTGACGTAAGCGTTGCCGGACGAATCCAGTTGCACCTTATAGTTCTTCCCGGAAGTCGGATATCCTACCTTAATACCGCCAAGAACGGTAGCTGAGGACGTAGGCGGGGCGAAAGTGCTAGGCTTGCCCGTAACCCCAGACCATGGCACAGATGACGCCTGACCTGCCGTATAAGGCTCGTAACCGGCCTCAGTATTCAACTTACTATCATCCTTGACCAGATACATCTTATTCGTGGCCGTCACCTTAACCGTGTCCCCGACCTGAGCCGTGGCTGTAGTAAGTTTAAACCTTGCCGTATCATCAGCAACCACGACCATTCTCTCTAAGGCCGCTTTAGGCAACCTATCTATATTGATAGTACCGGACGTGATCTTAGAGGCGTCGAAGTTCGCCAATGTCGTGGATATAGTAATATTACTCCCGAAGTCCGATGAAACACTACCGGTCACGGCACCGGACAGCGCTATAGTCCTAGCCGCCTGTAATTTCGTGGCGGTAGGGGCGTTATCCGTCTTAAGAGCGTATTTGGAAAGATCAATATCGTTAGCCTTATCCAAAAGCCGCTCTATCTGATCACCTTTGTATTTACCTTGAAAATCTGCCATATTACACTTATTTTTTGCTCAAATATAGTTATATACATAAATACCAAGAAATCGAGGGGGGGGGAGATACGGGTAAGCGTCAGAAACCGCCGTCCCCATGCAGGAATCCGCTACGGAATATAATAGCCTTGTCTTTAAGTTTCTGGACAGACTCCCATTCCCATTCACCCTCATAAGGCTTAATGACATACTTATTCCCCCATGTCTTGAACTTTCTCTCTATGACAAACATCTCCGGGTCTTTCAAAACATGGAAGACACTTCCGACAGGGAAATACTTATCAGTTCTCAATATAACTCGATGATGTCTCTCGTCATATTCAGGATCGCCTACGATACGTGCCTTATAAAACTGAAAATCATTCAACGTCTGATCCACTGGCTCTATCCAATAATACCCCTTACCCATTGCAGTTTGTATTTAATTATCTATATTTGCGGTGTAGTAACTCATAATGTTTTAAGTAATTTTCAACCAAAGGGAAAGGGTGTCCGTGAGGATGCCTTTTTTCATTCCCGCCCACCCTACCATGACAAAAAGATCTACCTCGAACAAATGTAATCATAATAAAGCTACGGTCAAAAAGAAACCCTATCGGTATTCTATTGCCGACAGGGTTCTCCAACGTTGTATCAAACTAAATCATATCACTCCATTTGATTGTGTCACCGACGAAGCACCGCACCGCCAGATACCTTACGAACGCCGTCCCTTCCGGGGCGTCAGGGTCTTCCAGATAAGCCAAGACAGCCTTGACTATTTTCTGGTCGCAATCCAATACCTTAGGAAAGTAGTCGCTATAGAACATAGCGAACAGGTATTGGATATCTCCCCAAGTGGCGTTATCAGGTTTCTTAGCCCCGCATTTATCGAACATCTGCTTAGCGTCCTCCATCGTCCATCTTCTCTTGGATCCGTCGGCGTTAAGCATCTTGTCAGCGGCTTCCCTAGCCAGCTCCTTGGAAAAGTGATATCCATGGGTGTCTATATACCGCTTATAATCCGGGTCATCGGCGTCTGCTCCTCAGTAATAACGACTCCTGCGTCCCCTGCGCATATACGGTTCAGTACCTTCGTACTCGTCACGGATGCCGCGCTCACCGAACCATCCCCTGCGATACATCTCGTCCTCGCGTTCATGGAGTCTCTCACGCTTCTCAAGCTCGCGCTCGTCACGTTCCAGTTCCCTCTCACGTCTTTCAAGATCACGCTCACGGCGTTCTAGCTCATCCATCCTACCGTCATGCTCCTTGCCATAATGGTCATATATTCCACCACCATAACCCATGTAAGTCCCATCCGAACGTCTGCTACGTCCACGGCCGCCTCTACGATCGTAGATCTCGTCATTGTAGTCCTCTTCGTGACCGCCGCCTAAATCTATAACTCTCATCTTAACCTAATTTTTTAATTAACAACTCTTTTAGCTCATCGAAAGAGGATCCCATCCTATCGACTTTCTCCTCAAGATTCTTGATCTTCCGGTCTTGATCCTTAGTCTGCTTAAAAGCCGGATTGATTTCCTCAAGGATCGAATCACAAGCCTCTAGCGTCCTCCTATGCTTATCGATACTATCGAGAATATCGGAGCTGGTTCTCTTAGCGGCGTTAAGCTGGTTCATGATCGGATCGACCGAGCAGGCCAAAGTTATGTTATTGGACATAGCGACATCCCTGCTCTCCGGTACGACGTAGGTCATGGAAGACCCGTTTATCTCCACGGTAAGGTCTATCACCCTATCCTGTAGTTGCTGATATTGCCCCATCTGACCCATCTGGGGTTGCTGGAACCTAGGCTCGGACACGTTAACCACATTCCCCATCCTGAACACCGGAACATCGGACGTATCCAGCGTATATACTTGAAATCCTTTCTTTAAGTCTCTAAACATATCTCGATTTTTAAGCGGGAGGGAATACCCTCCCATTAGACATCCAATCTAACCTATTCCTCATCAACAGTCGTCTCCGACGCCGAGGCGGAAGTTGTAGGCACACAGCAATCCATGAGCCTCAATACACCCCTTACCTTGTTGAAATAAACAAGGCGTTCGGTGTTGTTAACCATAGCCGCTCCGGTCACAGCCACGTTGATCGGATTCACCACAGCCACGCCGGTTACCGGGCAGCATGTGTCATCACCAACCGTGGATACGGTGCTGTTCGCTGGAATAGCTATCTGTACTGGCAATGTCTCGCCTGTTGTCGGAACCACCTGCCGGATTTTCAGCAGCAGAAGGCCCTCGCATGGCAAGGACAGCCATATCCTTGGGTTGATGCCGAAGATGGTGTTGGTAGTAGTCACTACCACGTTCTTCGTGACCAACTCATAAAGAGACCCTATTTTAGAAACACAAGCCATAATAGCCTCCTTCCTTTATAGAGTTAAATAGCGGCGTTTCCGTTGTTGCAGCATCCATTGTTGCACCCACATCCGTAATTACCTCCATAAAATGCTTGACCCCATCCATAAGTCTGGTAAGGAGAGCATGAAGGATAAGCCGGCACAGGGGTAGGTCTCAACTGGTTGATCAAATTCTGAGTCTGTTGCTGAGTCAACGCGGAGGCTTGGTAAGCCGACCTTTCATCACGCAACTGATTGATCGTATTCTGCATCTCACGCATTTCCAATTGACAGAATTTATCATTAATCAAGGTTGTTTGAGCATCAATCTTAGCGCTCAAGATATTGAACTGCGTAGTAGCCTGCTCACGATTGTTTGTCAATCCTTGGTTGATGTTACTCTGAAGAACATTGGTTTGCTCTAACGTCCGTAATTGATTGTCAAAGCCTTGCTGCGTTATCATATTTTGAGTAGCGCACGTGCTTTGGTTGATCAAAGAACTCAAATTGCAGCAGCAAGAGCTAATTTGATTACCGATCTCACAACCTTGTTGCTGTACGGCGTTAATAACAGCCTGAGAGGTCATACCTACCTGACCAGCTACCTTATCGATAGCGCCTTGTACGTTACAGATAGCGCTTTGCAATTGAGTGGTAGTACAGTTCAAGGCGTTAGCGATCTGCTCGATAGCGCTTCTGTTACCTTGGATGGCCTGCATCAGCAACTCACGACCATAGTCGTTATTCAATTGAGCGGGAAGACCATTAGCGCAATTCTCACCACCGTTACCAAAACCATTGCCAAAGCCACGGCCGCCCCATAACCAGAACAGGACGATGATCCACAACCACCAACCGTTAGCCCCGCCGAAACCGTCTTGGTTGTTACGACCGTTCATCAAAGCCGCTACCAAGTTCGGATCCATCTTATTTCCGCCTATTAAGTTGGCGAACATCCCCGGAATCATAGATAATAAACCGTTAGTGGCGCTTCCACTACCGGAACCCATACCGTCTAACAAAACGATTTTGTCTCCACTTGTACCCATGTCTATTTATTTTTGAATTAATAATAACCCCACCTGATGGCGGGCGTTACAAAGTTCAAAAATTAACAGCCCTAAGATCGTGATATGTGTCATCATCAAAGTACTTAATGTCTTGTAAATGGGATTAATAAGAACCGATACAAGACGAAAAATCCGGAGCGTATCACTACGACCCGGATTCATCGCAAATCTATAAAATTCAATGTTTCAATGCTCGAAAGAAAACGTCTCACGACGTCAAAGAGAGATTAACTACACGAAAAATCTCGCATCAACTTATTTGTATTAGCAGTGTATTCATTAACTATCTTGCTGGATGAGGGATCATCCTCTATCCTTGACAGGCGGTTATCGTCACTCCTTACCGTAACATCACCCATCCTTCGTACCATGTTTTCTTGATATGATGATGGATCGGAGTATATAAGATCATCAACGAACCTGTATATCGCACCATCAACCGTCTCACCTACCTTCTCATATAAACCGGATTGGAATGACACGAAATCATCATACCTCCCACGAGCCAAGAACGAACCGTCCGGTCTCGCCTCGACGCCGCCGTTGACCTCCCGGAGCAGGCCCGGATTCCTTTGGTACAGATACCTGTAAAACCCGACATCCATCATCCTATCCTGACCATCCAGATAGAAAAGGTTTCTCATGCTACTGTCACCGGACTCGATAGCCACGTCAAACAGAAGATCCCTTACCTGACCTTCCGGCAACGACATCTCCATGCTTTTTAACGTACTTCTGTCATGGTGGTTCAAAGATACATTATAAAATCCATTAAAATCAAGGAAACGTAAGACATTATTATATAAATCCGATTTTTTTAACCTTTCCTTGATCTGGATCTTCCTCAACGATGTACAGGATTTGATAAAATCCCGATCCTTTCCCTGCCTAGCCTCGTATCTCCTGAACTCCCGATCAATATCGACATCATCCATCTTAGGGGTTACGGGATGCTGGTATATCAATCTGGTAAGGATCATGTTCTCAGTATTCGAGGATGAGATGTTGGACATAACTAGCTTCTTTATGTTATCCTTGACCACGCCAATATCGGAACGGGAAGCCCCTGCGGGAACCACGCCAGCCGGCAAGTACGAGGGCCGCTCTATCCCGATATCGGCCAACATCTCATAGGCCTGATCGGTGTCGGTTATCGGGGCTGTGTTGTGGTACGTATTCCTACCCATATACAACATGCTCCTATCATACATATCGGAAGGGGATGTATTCCCGGACCTTACATACACCATCCTATCACCGGTAGAATAAGTATCCTGAACCTCGTATATCGGATTCCCTTTTCCTGTTATCCTATCAAGATCGGAGATAAAGCTATCGTATACCGAATTGCCGGCCTGTATGGAAGATAACATGACATCCAGCGACGCCATAAGATCACGGATATCCTCCGGTCTGGATATAACCATCTCATCGCTGATCGCCTCGCTTATATCCACGCCCATGTCGGCAAGATCCATAGCTATGTCATACAGACGTCCGGAAACGTCCTTGATGTCCTTAAAATCATCCATGTCGATTATCTCCCCAACCTTATCCCTTAGACCCTTCATATCCTTAGGCATACTGATATACGGTGTGGTACTATTGAAGTACGAGTCGGTAATCGTATTTCCGTCCTGACTCCGAACCTCCATACGGGTCATATTACGATACGTGTCATACATCCGATCTGCGTAATCCTGATCATCCTGATACCGGAGTGCCAAGGAAGGGTATGGGATGGAGGCGAAAGCCTGATCGAACTCCCGGCGGTCACTGATACCGCCTACCGCCCTCATGATCGTATCCCTTACCTCTATTGGATTCAAGCCCCTTCTCTTTCCTAACGAGTCATATGTATCCTCATATATCATATAATCATCACCAAGGCCTGACTCGGAGGACAGGAAATACATATCCTTCTCATTAAGATTCCCCTCAGACATAAAATCGACAACCCTCCTCATCATATCCCTTACCCGCTCATACGCCGATCGGTTGGTCATGATATTATCAATCTCATCGGCGTCATACATCCCGGATCGCTCAAGATTGTACCTATTGAGAAATATATCACCACCGGAGAGGAAATTGGATATGATCATATCATTAAGATCGTTGATATTATCGACTCCCAAGGAAGTAAGGGTGTTGTTGATATCCTTAACCTCATCGGCCATGAAATTACCGACGAAATAGTTCTTCCGCTTGATAAAGGACATGACATCATCATACCTAGGTTCCCCGTTACTATCTAGGTCATATTCCGATGGCATGGACATCCAATCGCCAAAGAAAGACACGAAGTCGGGAGAGTAGGCCGTACCCCAGACCGATAAGGCCTGCTTCTGGTCGCCCAGCACCTCCATAGCCCTTTGGTATAACCCGGATGGTTGGTCGTTCGGGGCAAGGACATTATCTATCCCACCCTCCTTATTTTTTATAACATAGCAAGATCGTCCCATTACTAAATCGTTTTGACACAAAGATAGGTGATTATATATCATTTTACACTAAAATCGCAAAATGATATATATCTATACGGAAATCCGTATCGGGTTCCACCAAAACCCTCTACCTTCTGGTAAGGTACTTACATCGAAGGCTTCTTTTGCCGATTTTCTAATGATGTTAAACGCACCATTGATATCGGCGTTAATGATATTGCCGGAAGATGTTTTGAACAATCCTCGTTTAATGCGTCTTCCGGCATATTCCTCATGCTTACAAATCTGCTCGTTATCCAAGAAACTACATTTTGAGGTATAGGATTCCTCAGCGATCTTAACATTAATACCCTCAAGTGTAGCTTTATATGATATCATTGAGATAAACATATTAAAAGGAATAGATACAAAGTTCTGGTTATTTCGTTTTCCGATATTGATCTCTTGTTTCCAACATCTGTTATGACCGATTACGATCGTATTAATGCCATTAGAAACTACGTGATTAATCAATACCCTACTGGCTTTATGCAGATAGTCCTTGATCTTGTTATTCCTTTTGTTGGTTAACGATCTTATTTGTCTTGATACTTGTTTATTGTCTTTTAATCTTGATTTTAAATATGCTAGTCTTTTATTATAATACTGGTTGATAGATTTTAGAGGCTTACCGTTGATGATAAAGCAGGAACCGGTATTTGATACACAAGACGCAAGATTATTAAGTCCAAGATCAATACCAAGGTAATTCCCGTTATCATACATAAGATCTTTCTCTTTCTTATTATACACGATCTCAAGTATAATATATCCATTCTTAGGTATAAATCTAAGTTGTTGAATATTTCGCTTGTTAGTTCTTGTAGTGAAAGAGAATTGCTTTGGCAATTTAACAATACCTTGCTTTATCCATTTCTGAGAAAAGGCTGTTGCTGGGAAAACAGCCATAAACATCCCGTCTTTATCAAGATACTTAGGTATTCTTACTTTCTCAGAATACTCACCTCTATTTTTCTTGTTAAGAAGATTGAAGAAGGACTTGAAATTTTGGTCGATCATCATCAATACCTGTTGGGCTACCGGTGACGGTAAAGCACGATAGTCTACATCGTTTTCTATTCTTAACTTCCTTTCAAGAGAGTAGTAGTTGAGGTATTTATACTTAACGGTATTATCATCCTTATATTGAAAGTAATGCTGCCTAACAACATACAATCCTTTGTTGTATAAGTTTTTACACTTATGCAACAGGTCTTGAAGCTCATTATAATGCATCGAGCTTTGCTTGATTATATGTTGTTCGACTAATCTCATAGCACAAATATATAGATTATTATTTATATATAAAAATAATTCAGTACATTTATGGTGTAAAATTGTATATAATCATCCAAAGATATGAAAATCCCGCCTACTCTCACGAGCGGACGGGAGCCAAATAACAATAATAATAAACCTTATGTTTCTACTGAAAAAGTACAAATCGTTTTGCCGATCCTCACGAACAGGCAAAAACTCAATCTTAAATTATAAAAATGGAATTTATCGTTTAGCGAAAATATCTTTATCTGATCTACCGAGAACCCTACCTTTCAACTCCAAGAACCTAGGCATCCATTCCTTGGATATCTTAGACACGATCCACTGGAATCCCTTAGGAGTCACATAAACAGTGTTAGTTCCATAAAACTCATCGTCATCACGATATCTGTAACGAGCATAACCACGATCTATCATCCTTTGGGAAAGCAACCACCTCTTACCGGTCTTAGCGAAGAACTTATTATCCTCAAGCAATATACGAAGATTCTTCTCCGCTATATCATAACCATGAGCCTCCAACTTCTCCCGAACCTCTCTGATCAACATATCTGTCTCTTGGGCTATTTCGGCTGTCTTAGCGAACTCAACCATAGGAGCCTGTTCTTTGATAATATTATCAGATATCCTTTTGGCTTCCTCTGCAGCTTTCTTCGCCTCAGCTAATGCCTTTTTCTCCTTTTCAGATTTAAGTAACGCCTCTAATGCCTCTATATAATCAGATGGAAGATCGTTTCTGCTTATATCAGAGTTATTCCTATTTATTGATGTATGCCCTTTCAATAGAAGTTCCTTTATCTTGTCTGCACACCATAACTTAAAATCTATACTAAGCCATTGAGCAAAATCTATAGCTATATCTTCATGCAGCCATACTCCACCTCCAAAAGCTGGCATTCCAGTCTTCTTTATAACTAACTGATTTTCAGATTTACCAGTTTTTCTGGTAATTGCACTAACCAGCTCATTTGCAGATGTTAGCGATAAATAATCATTTGGTCTTCTATTGAAGTGTTTAGCCATCTCTGTGGCATTAATATAAGTCGTTCCATTGATCGTCTTAAAAGTCACCTCATTTCCATCATAACTAAAAATCTCAGATAATTCACTCATAATATAAAAACAACGAGAGCCACCAGCGTCCGTTACTCCACTGATGACTCTCATCTATCGCCTACGTCTAGGCGAGTTAATATCTTCTTCTGGTCTAGCAACGGATAGACACCGCAAATATAAGACCTTATTTTGAAACTACAAACAAACAGGATATATTTTTACAAAAAAATGTAATCAATTATATTCCTCTGTCATATACAATGCATAATCATACCTATCCTCCATCATCATCACCACCTTCTTGATATCAGATAAAGTTAGTTTCTTTATCTCCATATTCCTGCTATCCATTCTGACAAAAGAGTTCTTGAACTCCTGCTCGGTTATAGCATCCAACCTAAATAGATTGTATTTTATAAGTAACTGGCTTACGTCAAATATCAGGATATTAAGATCAATATCATCCTTCAACTCATCAAGAAGATCACACATCATGGCTTTGATAGCATCAGTATCAAGTTCCAGCTTCTCGGCTTCCTTCATTAACTTCTTGATAATACCATTGTGCTCAATTATGATGTTAGCATTATCATCATCGGTAGGTAGAAGGATATCCATCGTACATTTTATACCAACCTTATCACTAAGTCTTTTATTGAACTCAGTCATATAATCAAAAGCCTGATCCCTGCTTAAGGCGTATGTATGATCAAGCAACTGCTTTTGTCTGACCTTGACAAAATAGTTACTGGTGTATAGCATCATCAAGACCTTTACTCGCTGGATGCGTAGGTCTTGCATGATCTTCCGATGTAAAAAGGCATCTAATTGCATAATATAAAGAGTCCCCACCGGGGCCATCACACACCCGACAGGGACCAGCTTTTAAATATCTTACTCGTCAGGTGATGGGCTGACGCCGCAAAGATAAGTCAAGATATTTTATTTAGCAAGGATTTTCCGCCTCATTTTCTCCGGATACTACGTTACCGTCGGAAACCAAAGACCTATCCTCGGCAGCCTTCGCAGGCGAGGCGAACTCCGATGGCAGATCCGGCAGGTTAGGGAACGAGACTTCCGTCTCCTCCTTGGATACCTTGTTCTCCTTGATACTCATCCTAAACTTAGGAGCTATGAAAGGATCGTTGTTAAGATCAATGTTGATCGTAACATCATTCATCAAAATATCCTCCTTAGTTCTGGAATCACCTATCCATCCTCTTACGTCAGCGGTCATAGGCATCCTGCTAGCCGCTTCCTTGACAGCTTTAAGCCGGTTCTTGATAACATCCACGTCTCCCGCCAGCGGAATCATATATGTCTTATTATCCAACCCTGATCTGGCTATAGCGTTATTAAGATCCATTATATCATCAATACTTACGCCTCCGCCTAGACCCTCCGTAATCCTATCAGCCATCGATCCGATCATGGATGAGAATGACGATATATCCTGATTTTTCAATCTTACGGGGTACAGGTAATTTCTTCCATTTCCTGTCTTTATAGCTACGACCGGGATACGTGAATCTTTATAGTCACCATACTTGTCCCTGACGATAGCCGTACAGAACGGGAATATATTATACTTAATATCATCCCTCATCGTAACCTCCCCATTCTCTATATATCCTACGCTCTCGACTTTACCAACCGTCTCGTTGGTAAAATCATTCTCGGATACCATCAACGTACCATTATCATCACTTACGCTAAAATTAGGTCTTCCCGGCAAAACACTGGTAACTGTACCTACGAACGGTATATCAATCTCGCCAGTAACAGATCCTATATTATCCCTATATAACTCAAAGGCCATACTCCTTAAATCAGCGTTACTCCCTTTTGAGTCTGGATCATTGGCTTTTAGCACCGAGACGAAATTGCCATCGCTATCCACGATCTTAATAACCATATTATCAACCAGCTCTCTGTAAGCCGACTTAGTCTCATCAGAATTAGGATCAACGGCGTTAAGACTATTGTATTTATCATACAGTCCCTTGGTGTATGGATCTGACATATCCATCTTAAACCTTACCATATCACCCTTGCGAAGGCTAGCCGCTGCTTCCTGATTCACCGACTCGTTGTTAGACCCAAACGTATCACCCGTATAATAAGGGACAATAGACCCATCCTGCCCCTTGCGATACACCATGAACCAATTGGAGGTCGATAAGGCGGTCTGCCGCCCCAGTATGACACCGGTAGCGTTCTCGAAAGCCTGAGCGTCATCCTCACTAATCATCCATCTTGAATGATTCTTGGACTCAATAACGCTGAACATGTTCGTCCCATCAGTAAAATCCATCACCATCTTATCATCCATAACATATTCACCGGGCGTGACGAGAGCCTTAAGCCCGGATCCCGCCATAAACCTGTCAAGCCTCATTCCTCCTACCTCATAATACATGACCCCACCGATCTCCCTCTTTTGAGCCATCAACACCACCGGATTCTGGGCGGCGTTGACCTCCGTCCTGCCGGTGGATGTCCCGGGTTCGCTCTCTGTGAGGACATCACCCATAGGTATGGATTTATCGTAATCTTTGACAGCTATACTTCCGTTATCATACAACCTCATCCATTCCACGAATTGAAGAAGAGGACCATCGGAATAATTATTGATAATATCAATAGCCTCATTAAGCTTATCCTGGTCAACCTCATTGCCATTGTCAGCCTCATTCATAAGATCGTTATAGGTCTTTATAGCCTCCTTAACCCGATCCTGATCAAGACCATTAATATTCACATTTATGATATCATCAATATTATCCTTAATATTATCTGATACATTATCATTGATCTTTAATTTATCTATCATTGACTTAGCCCTATTTATCCTAGCTATAGGATTATCGCCAAATCCTTTTACAAGATTATTAATACGATCCTTATTGTTATCATATATCTGCTTTTCCCTAGGAGATAAAATATCCTCATTACCGTTCCAGATCTTTATGGCTATATCATTGGCTCTATCATCTGAAGGATTTATAATATCCTCATCATCAGGAACCCTCTCAACTATATTACTTTCATCAGCCTTAATCTCATTCTCCATAGATCTGGCTATCATATGATTATATGTCTTGAACATAAATGCCTCATCCTCTCCTATAAGACCATCTTGGTAAGCCTTGTCTATGGCTTGATCATTAGCGTAAATGGCGTTTGCTTCAGGATTATCAGTATTCCTGAAATCATACTTGCTATCATCCTCCTCATAAGTCTTACCCCATGCGTTCGACAGTATCTTCATGAACCCGCGCTCCTGCGCCCGGATGAATCTTCTGTCACGCATACGACGAAGAGACTCGTTTATATTCTTATAAGCCACAAGATTATGACGATACTCGCTAAGCAACGCCATGGCCTCTTTATGATTATCGACCCCACGAGTAGACACGGCATTCTCAAAATCAACTATAGTCTCATAAGCCGCCATAAGATCTGAGGCGCTAATCTTAGAATCATTATCATTTAAAGATAACTTAGATATATCCACATCTGAATTAATCAACGTGCTTAACTTTCTCTCCAAGGCAATTCTTTCCTCTGTCAATTTAAGAAGCCTATCATTCTCCTCAGCCAACTTAGTCTTATCAGACTCAATTGCTTCCTTCGATGTAACCTTTTGTTGAGTATTTAAAATATTCCTCTCCATCTTCCGTATATCATTCGTCAGCTCCCGGAGTTTTTCGAGAGCCTTGCTTGAATCAGAATTAAGATGAGAGTATATATCAAGGGCATCACCTATACCAGTCTTATATATCCTGTTTAGCTGATTGGTGATATCATTCAAATTATCCTTAGCCTCAATACCGTTATATACCATATTGGAGATATAGGCGTTAAAAGACCTGTTCGGGATACCCTCAGTAAGTGAGTCGGCGAATCTGTTAGCCATGATGAAATTATCCACCTTCTTATTAAACTCACTGATAAGATTGGACTTATACTCATTGACCTGCTCATCCGTCATATTCATATCGGAAGCGATATCGCTATTAGGTATAGATTCGACTACCGTCCTGAAATTCTCCTTGGTATCATCCAACATCCCCATCTCCGAATCATAACGGAGACGATTGAATACGGCGTCACTAAAATCCTTGTTTATGATCCTACCATCACTCTCGTACGATGTGTCTACACCAGATAATTGAGCGTTAAGAGCCATACTGCCACGAATAGCACGGACAGCGGCGGTGGTCAAGGCGCCGGCATTGGCGTTGTAGGCCTCCACCATCCCCTTGTTCCGGGACATGTCTTGGCTCCATTCCTTTATACCCCCAATAGTCTTTCCACCCATAATCGATCCGATAATCATACCGATACCGATCTCCTTCCATCCTTGGCTAGACCCGTACGTCTCCTTGAACCCATTCTTTATAGCCTCCATATAGCCTATATTCTGCCGGATAGCCATAGGATTGTATCTTGATTCTACCCAATCCTTGGCGGACTTACTAGCCACTCCCTGAAGACCTTCCTCATACAGACCCTCTGACACTGGGCGCTTGATGATATTGAACGTATTTCCGGCTATTTTCTGCCATTTCTTTGGTGTTATGGCTCTTAACGTACCGTTATCCATCCTCTCGGCACCTACGCCAAATATATTGCGTTTTATGAACTTATCCACACCAAGATCCATGCCGAACATATCGCCGAACATAGCTATATTGGATAATGACAATATGCCGACGTTGGCGGCAAATACGGCATTAGCGGCATTGGCATTGTCAGCTCTGAACTTCATAAGCTCCTCATATGGGACTTCCCTTCCATAAGCGTTACGGTAAGACTGCCTGAAATTCTCCTCAGCCTCCATCAGCATGCTTCTGGCCTCGACAGACGCCTCCCACGAGGTAGATGTGCCAAGGAAAGCGAGGGTGTCCAGTCCCTTGCCTATCCTCCGTCCCGTACGGGCGGCCCTAAGGTAGACGCCGAACGCTTTCTTGGTATCCGAAGCCGCTTCGCCTATCCTAGCCAAAGCCACGCCTGCCCTAGCTCCCGTACGAGCTAAGTTCATCAATCCAGCGCCGGAATATACGGCTGACGATAACATGGCTCCAGCGGTAAAAGCAAGACCGGATAAAAAATCGTTAGACCAGAAATTAGCCGTGGTCATGCTTTGAAGGAAATTCATATCCCGCTCCTCACGATTGTAATAATGAGCAAGACCGTAATCCATCTTCTTGTCCTGATCATCCAACCATCTCGTGAAATCGTTATCAAAAACAGCGTTAAAATTACCTCTGGATACACCGGCGTAAATACCATAAAAAGGCTGAATAACACCACCTAATCCATACAAAGCGGCCTTACCTGCAAATTTCCCCAAACCTCTCATCCATTTCTCAGTCCTACCTTGACTCCTAGATAAACGTGTGTCGTTATCTACACCGGGGATATAAGACTCGTATTTAGGTATCCAAGTACCGCTACTAAGTCGATACCTTGAATCCTCCAACGATATCTCCGGACCAGTAAGATTAAACCTGCCCTTATAGCTTTGATCAGAAGCCATATATCCTAATGGGGACATATGTTTCATATCATCATAATAATTTGTCTTAACAGTATTCTTGATCCTCTCCGACAATGATGGTATCTGGGACTTTGATCTCTCGGAAGCGGAATACGGATCCAATATCGGAGGCATGTCACGATCCGGTATACTATATGAATCTGTGCCAATAGCCTTTATATTATCTACGTTCATGGTAGGATATCTGTACTTCTCGGCAAGATTCTTCCCATTAGAGGTATTATTATAGATTTCCATTGTTTCCATTATTTCCACTATTTCCGTTATTCCTGTTTCTTATCTCCTGATCGATCATACTAGCTATAGGCGAGATGAAACTTTCAAAATCATCAGTAGTAGATCTACCTTCACTTCTCCAATACACCTCATTCTCCTTACTAAGTATCTGTTGCCATGCCATGACCAAATAATATTGAGGGCTGAAATCAATTTTCCTAGCTACCTCATCAGCATAATTAACGCCATCCAGATCAATTGAGTATAATGGAGTACCGCCATCCCTTGCTCCTCCCTTGCTGTATATATCAACATTTATCCCAGAGGAACCATTATTATACTTATATCCGGAAGCCCTTAACTCATACATAGAAGCGTTATCAAATAACACATCGGTAGCGATCATCATCTGATTCTTCCTGATATTACCGTCATTTATATTCGTGAACATATCTATATAAGGCATTGTCATATCCTTGGCTCCGCTGGCATAAGCTACAGGAGCTACCTGCAATGCCTTGGCCATCTTCCCATAAGCGTTATCACTTGAATTGGCAAACGATATAGATACAACACCAGAGTCGTAGGTCTCGGATGGGATATTTACATCTTCTTTATAAAAAGTAAGGTCATTGGCGGCTAAATCAGCCTCACTTACCTCAACAACAGATCTGCCATCACCTCCATTATTACCAATGATCTGATAATTACCATCACCTATAGGAGATATAGTAAATGTTATCTTTGTATTGGCATTATCCTTATCCTTAGGAATAAAACCACCACCACGAGTAAATAAATCGCTGATCTTTTTATAATCCTCCTCCGCCTTACTTTTAGATGGATAATCGCCGGAGAAGATATACTCACGCTCGGCGTACTCATGACGATATTGCCTTAAATAATCCTCGCCAGCACGCTTTGCGTCATCATTTAACCTACCCAAATCTCCACGGCTCCATTTATGCCTTAATAAATCATTTCTTTCCTTATGCGCTTCGTCATATATAGCGGTAGCGACAGCGATCGCTCTATTATTCCCAGCAAACCTGTCTTTTATTTCCTCGATATGCCTATTCTTGTTAGCCCCAGATACGGCAAGAGACATTATAGATTCAATATCATCAAGCGACAAAGACGTTCCCATTAAATCATTCACACGATCCAATAAGACACCTGATTGACCCGAATCCATTGATACATGAGGCATTTCTCCTTCAACACCGTAATTAATAGTATTTATATTATCATTTAACAAAGAGCTGTAAGCGGACAACTTACTCCAATCATTTAATGTTATATCGTTTATACCATTTATATCAAAAACCTTATCACCATTATTGTTAATATCCCCAAGATTGAATGTACCAAATCCGTAACTAATGTCTATACCTGATCCTTCATACGATCTAGCCTCTTTCTCAATTATAGCATCAACACCATCCAAAACAGTATTCTCAGCCTTATTGAAGCCCTCATTAATCTTACTATACTTATTCCTTTGATTATTTAACCCAAGAAGCTTTATATAACTATCCTTTCCATTATAATCAAGAAGTGTATTCGTAGATCCACCATTAGCCTTAAAATAAGTCATGATAACCTGATCCCTATCCATATCCTTGACCACATTACTATTCTCGGGATCAGATGCCCATGCGTCGATCTTCCTTCTAGCGTCATCTGATAATGACTTAACGAAATTACCCATGCCAGTAGTCACCGCCTTCTCGTTGGCTATGAACCCGTTCATGAACTCATCGCTTATGCTCACATCGTCAAGGTTTGCGCTCTTGGTAACCACGGTAGGTCCTGTCATATCATCGTCTCCACCACCATTCTTTGACTTACCCGATTTGCTGGCTTTTATCAACGCAGCTTTCTCCATAGCCAGATTATGTCTCTTTGTCTCATTGAACTTAGCCCTCTCCATCATCTGCTGATTAGCCTTGAAATAATAATCGTCAACGCCCAACGTCTCATATGAGTTATTATAAGACCATCGTAACCCCACGCCACGAAGGAACTGCTGCCTCACCATGAACATGCCGGCCCGCTCCGGACTATAGTTGCTACCGATAACGCCCTCAGCCTCCTCCACGAAATCATTTTTCTGCTTGGTGATATCCGCCAGTTCCGACTCCAACTTAGCCCTCTTGGCCTTGTCATTGCCAACGCCCTTTAGCTTGGCTCGTATGGATTCTTCCTTGACACTGAAATCATCAATATACCCTTTAAGGAAATCTGAGGTGCTTTGAACATTAAATAAGTCAGGATTCGTTCTAGCCATATATCTTCCCTCTAATTGCATCTGAGCCTTACCGTTCTCAGATATAGAAGCCATGGCTATATCCCTGACCTGAGCGTAACTCATCTCATCTATATACATCTCACGCATCTCCCCCGTCCTGTTACCATTGGCATCAATCACCGGCACATTGACTTTCTTTCCCCTATTAAGGGAGATGAAGTTCTTCATCTTCTCATCAACCTCAGCGTGATAATCCGTATAAGGAGTATAATGTATAGGATTAAGACGTGTTCCTACCTGACCGTCATTCATCCATGCCACGGCATCGGCGAAAGCCTCAGCCTCGTTTATAGGACTATACATCTTGGGATTATTCAATTTCATATCCTCCATCTTCTCACTAAACGACCGGATCTCCCTAGTGCCGGCAATGGCATTCAACACACGGGTATCCAGAGCCTCCCCAAGACGAGCCTGTATACTTCTGGCTACACCATCAGAAGCCAAATTAGATTTACGATACACGTTATTCACATCCTGTATCAATCCATTTAACCTATTCTGAAGATATTCCCTATCCTGAGGTTTTATAATGTCAGAATTGATAATATAATCAGCATACTCGTTTATAGCCTGCCGATTAGTATCTATCTTCTGCTGCATGTATCCCATACCCTGCATCATGACATCCATGTTGTAGGGTGATACGTACTTTCCGTAATTCCTTAATATACTATATTGTGAAGCCATCCTTTATCCTTTCTTGCCTTTAGTTACTTCATGAGCGGGATATAATCTCCTATAGCTCAATATATCTCCTTGAGGATCAGCGATCAGCTGCCCATTAGGACCGATCTTTACATCCCCGAATATAGATCTTAATGTATTCATGGTCGTAGCCGTATTCCACTTCTGCTGAATCTCATCATTGACGCTATCGAAATACCTAGCCCAGTTCTCGTCATTTATAGCCAATCCCTGCAATATCCGTTGTTGATAAGCTTGACGTTGGGCTATGTTCTTGTCGTAAGTATTCGCCCATGATTGAGAATTGACATTATCAGCCCAAGTCCTTTGAGCCACATTCCCTTGTTCTACCTCATTTATATACTTACCTATATTGGAACTCATGATAGCCTGTAAATTGGAAGATAAAGCCCCTCTCTGGGAATCCGGGACATTACCCATCTGATCCAATTGTGATTGGAAAGCACGATTAGCCTCAATCATATACTGATCAGCCGATCTCAACACCGGGTCCACGGTAGGAGCGTAATGTCTTTCTAGACCTTCCGTTGTCACGGCTCCCGGAGTCATCCTGAACACCTCAGGAAAGTCAAGACCACCACCTACTATATTCCTGCCTCCATTGCCGCCGTTCGACTTACCGGCATTTGTGTTGGTCTTAGGAAGTGTATTGGGATCAATCAGCTCAGGCGTATCCAGTTTAACATCAGGATCCTCCGCATCACCTATATCCATAGGACCGGGAGCCACCTTATGAGGGTCAAGTATAAAATCAAGACCTTCCATTCCTTTCATGGATCTCAATGCCTGCATCTTAAGCATATCCTCCCCAAGGATCTTATTAACAATATCTTTATTCTTGTCAGAAAACAGTTGACTGAAATGAGTAATACCAGCGTCGTTAAGAGCCTTATGCTGTTCCTCTGTAACAACGTCTAGACCGATCATAGGGCGAGATGTGGTAAACAAACCTAATTTATTGTCTCTCATCCTATCATGATATGCGGCTTTCTTGTCTTCAGGGTAATTACCTTGACTATCCTCACCGCCAAAGGAAACGAGCGTCGTGTAATCCCGAAGCGCCTCGGCGTTGGCGATGATCGGGTTCTCAGCCGTAGCCAAGCCCATCCAGCTACTTGTCTGACCGTAGATAGCGTCTTGCAACGCCCTAGCCCTAGTGCCCTCTGAAGCTCCCATATAAGCATCGTAAGCGACCGGATTGAATGTCTTATAATAATTCAACCTCTCATCCGTATTAATACCTCCATAAGAGCCATCAGTTCCTTGGCGCTGATAACCGAAATAGTTAGGATCATTGTTGAACCTATTCTCGATCGGGCGGAAAGTTAATTTACGACCGAACAAAGACGTGCCTCCTATCTCCATCTTCTGGCGAATACCAGCCACTTTCTTAAGCAGCTCTTTCTTAGCCTCAGCTATATCCTCCTCCGTAAGACCGTATTCTTTCATGGATCTGGATATGATATTATCTATCTCGCCTCCCTTGGCAAAATAAGTATCCTCATCCTTCTTCATCTTCCGATCTTCCTGCTCCTTGTATATGACATTAGCGAAGTCCGTAAATCTTCCCTCTAAGCCATTAACGGTATCGTTGTTATCATTTATAGCCTTAGATAATACGGAGGCGTTTAAACGCCTTGTATTCTCATCATCTATCTTATCGTTTTTCTTCAGCTTCTCCAACGCCTTCTTCTGGTCATCGTAAGCCGATTTAAGACCGATCTTAGCCTTATACCTGTCCATTAACGTAGCATACGTATCCTTAGGCGTGGCTTTGATCCCATACGTATCTCTGATGTATTTAGCGAAATCCGGCTCTATGGTTGTGTCGTCGGTAATAACCTTCGTTCCCTGCTCCAAGGAAACGGGGGTTCCACCATCGGCGTGCTTCTGCCCCATAGCCTCCATCGGCGCCTCTCCGGGCTGCGTAACGTACTCACCCCTCTCGACCTCTACGTTGGCTTGATCTTCCATCGACTTAGGTAACGGATACAGATACTCACCGGTAAGGCTTCCGCTATCGAACCTATTATTAGGTCCTAGATAAACACCCCCACCATCCTTATACTGCATCTGGGATTGTCTTCTTTGTCTGGCCTCACGCTCCTGAGCCAACCTGATATTAGTACGAGTACCTTTCTCTGACGCTATCCCAGAAACCACGTTACGAGCCAATCCCATGATACCACTAATTCCTGAGGCTATGGTGGTTATCGTATTAGCTGTTTTAGCCCCAGTGGATAAATCTCCATATCCCTCACTTCTCATACGCCCTATACCACGACCCATCTGAGTGAATCTAGACCCTATATCATCAGCGCCATAGTAAGGGATGGTGGTAAAATCAAAAACATCCGTCTCGCCTGAACCGGTCTTAGACTTATCAACATCATTAACAGTCACATTATTAAATGTAATAGCATTGTCCTGATAATTCTCAGCTATACGTTGCAAACTACCCTTGAAACTAGCCGGAAACATATCCTTCTGATCAAAAGCGGTATCATATTTATTCCTCAACCGGTCAGGCGTATCCATAGAATATATTCCTAACGGATTGACCGATGCGGGTAATCCTTGGTTGGTATTTACCAAAGGTTCTATACCTAACCCCTGTATACCATCCATATTGCCAAGCATATATGAACCGACTTCACCGGCTTCTTGATATTTAGGTATCTTCCTCTTGATTACATATTTGCCCATATCAAATTAATTTCGTTCTGACACAAAGATAATTTAAAAAAACAGAGACTCATCATTTTACAATGACGAGTCTCTTTAATACTAATCCTTTAAAGACATAACAGGATTGCCCCATTTCTTTTTCCACTCATGACCAAGATAATCTATAAGTTTATCATAAGTATCTATAAAACCACCATCTATAACCCCGGTGATAACATTCTCTACAGCTACTATGTCGTTTAACTGATTCTTTGTAGCCGTATTCCTTATTCCACTCTCATGCTTGTTAAAGACGATAAAATTAATAGCCTTAGCTACCCTTGATATCTTATCAGACAACTGACCCTTGTCACTAACCAACCTGGCGACGGCCGAACTCATCTTGATATAAGCCTCGCCAGCGGCATTCCTGTCCTCTATGAATCCATCATGCAACCATATTATCACCTTGGCGTATATCTCTGGATCCAATTCCAATGCTACCATAACAAAAAAATACGGATTTACATACCATTTCTGACCCTCCCCCTTTCCTCTTCGGTAAGCCATTCCGTATTTCTTGAGATCGGTTATCTTATTGATTTTCAATTCATGGTTTTGTACCGTAAGATTTCTTACATTACATATATCATTAATACTCAGCTCCCTAACAAGAGCTTTCATCTTTTCCTGAAATCCATTAGTAGCAAACAAATGATCAAGCCTTCTAGACTCCAACCCCATAGATTTACGTTTTTCATTCAAGGCTTCCATAACTTCCGTTATGCATACAAACCCGTCCTTGGACATAACAGAAATGTTCCTACCTAATAATTCCCTACTCTCTGATGATAAAATCAAATTACTTTTCATACCTTTACCAAAAGTTTTAAATTAATAAATGCGCCTATCCGCTCGTGATGAGTAGGTAGGCGCACAAATATAAGCAATACTAATATTATTACAAAATATAATAGCTTATATTATAGATAATAAAATCTTGAAATTTTACATATCTCAAATAATTACAAGATGCTAGATCCTTTTCACAAATAACGAACCTATCGCTTTCACCAAGTCATAGAAGCCAGCAGCGCTAAGCCCGACAGCCACCCCATACAACAGAGCTTCCCACCATTCACTCCCTACTAACAACGGGGATACCTGAAGAACCCAAGCCAGGATACATACCAGCATGCCGATAACTACAGCCGATAGGATCTTAGCCCACTTATGGGTGTCGATATACGGAACCACCTTAGCTAGCTGAGTGGCTGACATCGTGACGAAAGCCATGATTCCGGTAAAGGTAGTCAGATCAATAGTAATAGGCCCTTCTGATGGGATTACCTCTTGCGCCATCAAAGCGAATGGCGTCAATAACATAGTAAATAAAAACAACAACCTTTTCATACTAAAATATTTTTAAAAACAGACAAATATAACGAATTAGTCCAATATATCATTAGCTAACCCTCCTAAAGTCACGACAGGATTAGCTATATCAAGAATATCATCCAATCTATTTCCGATCCTACCCATCACGTTCGTATTTCTTAATATATCCATACCACCTATCAATTCAGCGGCCGCACCCGCCACCCCTAGTATATTCCAAAAATTATCATCATCCGGGCTTAGTGCCATCTGAGAAGAATCAACACCTATTCCTGATACACCAGATATTTTTTAGACAGAATTACTATGGGCTATATTATTCAATAACGGATACAATCTAGCGCCTGATCTCTCTATTAACCTCAAGAATCCAGGAGATGCTGTGGCTATATCACCTATTGTAAGTAAAGTATCAGCCATAAGCTTATAGGGATAAAACCTCTCCTTCCTTTTTATCTCACCCTCTTCTGACCCCTTTTTAACAGATTCTCCAAACGTGTCGTACATGGCTGTATCAAAAAGACTATTCAAGAGATCAACATCCTTGTTTCCGCCTCCTCTTATATTATCACTCAATTTAAATATAGGAAGATTATTCATCCTCCTGAACTGATCCTCATCTATAAGACCCTGTTGAAAAGCAGATCTTGACGCATTTAGAATCTTATGCCTTTCCTTGCTTAATGCTCTTATCGCCTCTTGCTTGTCCACGATGCGTTTTCGTTGATCCTTATCATAAAACCATTTATCATCCCCAACAGGACCTCCTTCGAATTTTATTGACGACATTCCTTTTATATTCAGCATCAACCCCGGTATCATATTAAGCACCAACTGCCTTTTCGCCTGTTCCTTACGCATACGCTCAGCCTCCGCTATCTGCGCCTCTGATTGAGGATCATTCTTAATATTATTAGCGATGTCCTCTATAGCTTTCTTGTTAGCGCCGGATTGAGCTAGCATCTTATATAACAGGTCTTGGCCTTCCTTCTCCCACCAAATATCCATAGATGGGCGAGAAGCCAAAGAAGGATCGGCAGGGGCTACCGTCTCAGGCACGGGCTGCTGACCTCCGTCCCCCGTGCCTGAATCCCGCTGTCCGAACTCGTATCTCATTGGCTCGTTCTCCGGAACACCATACCTATTAGCGAACATATCAGCGAACTCAAATCTCTTCTCATTTCTTAAGGTCGATCCAAGAGGCCTACCGTATCCTTGATTCCATGCCACGGTAGCGTCCTTGTAGTTGACGGCGTTATCGAAATCCGATTTAGAATACATATAGTAATTATATACATTACCTTGAGCGTCCTTGTCGAAAAACTTTCCTTGATTGATGTAATTCCAACCTAACCCCGGGACCTTGCCTTGATACTCATCCACGAGATAATCCAACTGCTGTGTCAATGTCGGTTTCTTCCCATACCTGCGCTGTAGCTCCTTCTTCCTCGGTCCAAGCCATTGTTGGATGCCAAAATCACCGGCGGCTCCTAGGGCATCGGTGTCCCCTCCGGACTCGGCGGCGATGTTCGATAGGATGCCGATAGCTTGAGTTTGTGGTATCCCCTTCTTATCGGTCAGATAATCCCATATCTCATCATACACAGCCATCTTATTATCCTCTGATCTATCAGGATCAATTACATATTTACCATCTCCATAAGCCCTACCTATGCTTACAGACCCGCCCTTATCTTTCTTCTCCTTATCATCATCCATCAACATTTTACCAACTATAGCCGCCGGCAAAATAGCAGGAACGTTTTTAATGGCTTTTTTTATTTTATCCGATGATTCTTTCAATACCTCTCCAGTAGCTCCAAGCATGTTATTAGAATAATCACCAGCATAATTGCTACCTATACCACTCACAAGGTTATACACATCAATCTCATCCATGCTATCGATATACTTATCAAGGTCATCAACAGATGGAGTCCTTCCATATGTATTATAAAATTTATTCCACAAGCGAAATCTAGCTTGAGTATTAAAAGCTATTTTCTCTGATATCTCATCACTTGATGAGTTTGGTTTAGCCCTATAAGCGTCTTTTAATAATGACTTATCATTTTCGAATAAATAAATCTTATTATAATTATTACTTGAATCATATTTATGTCTAAACTCATGAGATAGGTTAGATAAACTCTCATCACTCCTAGTAACAACCTTATTGTATTTACTAGTATAAAACCCTTTAGCATTACTATTATCCAAAGCGGAGGATACCTCATATCTAAAATCATCAAAATCAGAATCCGCTGATACCCTTAGATTGTAAGCTTCTTCCAACCGTTTCCCATTATCATCAAGCATAGAATCTATCTTATCCTTAATATGCTTGTTAGACACATCATTTATATTTTGGAGATCAACACCATTATCAATCATCAAATCCACAGCCGCCTTATAAGAATCAGGAAGATCATTATAATTCCTTGAAATTCTCTCATGGACATCCTTGTTAAAAAAATCCCTAACCAAAGGTTCATCATGAACATATTTATCTACAAGATCATTATCTACAAGAAAATCATACAATTTACGTTTATCTTCTGGCAGAGGAATCTTCTTTACTTTATTAGCGAAAGAAAAAAATTCACCTAATACCGGGAATAGCCCTAAAGCTGATAATGTCATTCCTAAACCATCCCCAGCCTTCGATGACTCCACAAAATCTCTCACATCCATAACATCCCCAATAATAGGGATACCTCCAGCTATAATCTCGGTAATGTCAACTCCATCGTTTATCTTCTTGCCATATTCAGTATTAAGATTTATGCCACTAGATCCAACGGAGGTGTTATCCCTTGAAGCCACATATCCACCCCCTTGTTTCTTATCCATCTTCTCTCCCCATAGCCCATATTTCCCCCTAGGCCATATACCGTCTATGGCATCCACATAACCAACGGGGTGCTCCCCGTCCAGACGCCGATCCCGTCGCTCGTCCGCTGGGTACAGGGCGTTGGCCAACGGCTGCGTGATATGACCCAACCCCTTATCCTTGGAACTCGACATAGCATCCACCACAGTCCGATATACAGGTCTTAATTTCTCAGGTAAATATAGCCCCGCCTCATCAACCAACTCACCTATCTTCTTATTTATACCCCTGATACTGAAATTATAATTACCCATGCCATTATTCAACGGGGACAACGCACCTCTTATCCCATTCATGCCTTTAACTGCGGCTCCTCCGCTAAGGATATCAAACTCCGGGGATACGTTTCTCAAAGGACTATCATCCATACCTCTAAAATACATAGGACGCTCACCTCTTACGACACGATCAAGATCCTCCTTATATAAATCCTTTATCCACGACGGAATCTCATCCTGTTTATTCTTCTTTGCCATAAATCATGTTTTTCACAAATATACACACAATCAAATGGATATTAAAACATAAGGCGGGAACATGATCCACGTCACATACCCGCCCTTAAGAATATAAGCATATTAACTAGCTATTATCCCACTCGGCGAAATCGCTATCCACACGGTCTTTCAACGCCTTCCTCTCGTTGAGAAACGTTTTATAAGACTCCACGTATGACAAGTCCAGTATGCCTAGCTGGGCGGCGTTGTAGTCGTTCAGCTTCTTTTGCTCCACGTCCTTGTCCCATAGGGCGTTGATACAGGCCTCCAATATCTTGTTGGCCGTCAACGTGGGCCATACCCTGACCTCGTTGTAACTATAGGAGATCACAGGGGACATATCGTCACCCATCTCCCTTGTCTCCTCTCTAACGTCCCACCGGTAAAGGTAGGATCCGTCACCGTCCTTTTCCATAGTGATCGGTATAGTGTCGCTATATGTTCTTTTCATGTCTTGTTATTTAATCGTTATACAAAAAAATTCCCGACGTGAGACGTGCGGCTACGCCGACGTTTTACGATATTCGGGGAAAAAGCAAAGGCGCGAACCAAAGTATTTAGCCGCAGCGGAAGACGCATCATGCGTATTTATGTAAGCAAGGCCCGAATTCTGCCCAATGTCCGCAGAACCGCCAATCAGTAACACCTGTATGCGGTTTGCTGATGTATAGGTGTAATAGTAGTCACACCAGTAGGTAGAGGAGCTACCGCCGACCTCCGTGGCCACTATATCGCCATCTTCTCCAAGCAACATCTTCTTGGCATAACCATCTGTACGGCAGATATTGCCTTTCTTGTCATAACCGGTGTAAGAGGTGTCGCTGAAATTCGATGGGTCATCGGTAGTCCATAATATGGATAATCCCGCATCGCCCGCGGTGACCTGTATATTGGCCCCGTCAGTGTATTTCCATATGTGTCCGAACGGATTCTCTATGCCACGATACCTGTTAGCCATCAACGTGGCGTGAGTACCGCCGGAAGCGTTCTTCACCACATATGCCTTCTCTCCCGAGCCGCTCCCGAACTCGTTGGTATAGCCGCATGGGATAAGGGGGTTGGCGTTGTTGAAGTTAGTCCAATCCGTTATTTGCGTCGGTCCCGGACCTAGGCCGCCTTGTGCGAAACCGTTAGCGTCCTTCTGGGCGTTGAAAGGCTTCTGGCTGTCCAGCGTGGCGTACTCGACGGCGAATAGCCAGAACAGGGTCTTGTGGGCGTTATAGGTATACATCTCCCATCCGCTGCCACGTTTTCTTGCGGCTTGCCGGAATTGGTCTCGGGTGAGGTTGGTGACGGGGCGGCCTAGCAAGGAACGATAGGTGCCGTCCCAGTCGGCGGTGTTGTCGCCGCCGCGGACGCTAGAATCAGTAGAATTAACACCTTTAGAACTAAACAAAGTCGAATTATTACGATAAATTCTAGCCTCCATAGTAGATATGTAAAATTTATCTATGTGGTTATATCCGGGTAAAGGTATTGCAGAGAACATCGCTTTAAACTTAGTACCATTTGTATATAATTTAAACCAATGTTCAGGGATCTCAACCATAGCCGATTGTGTTAGAATATCATCAACTGTCTCGTCATTGTATCTCACAATACCTCCATTATTATCAATAATACAGCGTATCATCCCGCTCTGCACCGGCAACTCCCGATGTAGTTGCATATTACCTACTCTAACCCCATCAGGACTAGATGATGCAGTATCCCACTCAACACCATACGCATATCTTTCTTCTAGATCTGGTATATCTTCCCAAGCTGGAGACCATTCAGTAGAAATATCACCATATTCAAGTTTAATCTTATGGATGGTGGAAATTGATGTGCCCGTTTTAGGAGAACTAAATACAGCCATATGTGTATTATCAGCTACTGCATCTCCGATATTAGTAATCCATTTAAAAGTCTTACTGGCCTTCCCATTCACAAAGTCAGCCTTACTGAACTGAGCCATAGAACCTACTGCACCAGTAGAGTTATATATAGTGAACATTTCCTTATCATCACCCAACTCTCCAAAAATAGTCAATGTTACTTGTGTTCCTTTAGATATCTGTTCAGTTAGCCAGTAATTAGCCATCTCATACTCGGCATTACTTACCTCTGTACCAGATCCAAGCAATAAATTCTTTCCATATACTGGTAGTTTACGATATTTACCATCATCCATTAAAGATTTAGTTCCATCACCTGTAGTATGTATTGTTAACTGCTTAGTATTATTCTCAGAAAAACCACTTATTAGATTTGTATATACATCAATCCCACCACTTACTGGCATTAAATAATTCATACCAGCATTTACATTTACAGATAAATCTTGATATATAGAGATTTGTGTAGAAGAATTCTGCAATATTCCCGCATCCTGTTTTATATAAAACCAAATAGAATTATCATCATTAACATTATATCCACCAAAAAGACTTGATATATACCTCCCATTATCTCTGACTGGGAATATATTAACAGCGTTGCTTGGAAGCTTCTCTAATAATTTATTATAATTTTCCTGAGATATAGATGGATTGCCACTTGATGTTATCTCCATAACAATGTCAAATACTGTATAATCTGGTTTGACTACTACATCCTTCCACGTGCCATCTCCACAAAGAAACCCACCCTCATCTCCCTTCGCCGGAGCTGGTACCAATCCACCCTCCCCAGCCTGAGACGCCGTAGCGCCAACCATATCCTTGACCTTATCAAGTCTACTGTCTATTTGATTACCATCGTACTTACCAATAAAATCTTCCATATCATTTCAATATATAAGAGGAGGCGGTAAATACCCCCCCATATGTTAATAAATCAATAAATTTTCTCATCATTACTAAACCATCTTACTATCATCTTGAACCGGCTCTCAATGTCATTCACGAATCTTGCCAAGAACCAATCGCCACGAAGACGATCACGCCACCTCCGATGATAATCGACAGCCCTGGGGTCGATCTTCCGGTCAATATCATTCACGTCCTTGATCCATACCGGGAGGTTATTAGTATCGTCTTTGACCTCGTTAAAATAGTCATTTATATTTATCTTCTGATCAACCTCCGTCACCAGTATCTCACGGCTATCGTCATTGGTTACAGGATACCTTAACCGCTGGCTCATATCGTTCTTGTCGGCGATAACCATCCGAAGCTCACCGCTGTTGTTGGTATCGTTATAGAACCATGCCTTATTAAATCCAGTTGTTCTTCTAACCTGATAATTAACCTCATCCTGATACCTTCTGGCATCCATCCGATATTGGTAGTTCGTAAGGATCTTATTCACATACTGCTCACGGACAGGTACCTCTATGACGAACGGATATAGCTTACCATAAAATACCTGATACGATTGATTGGTTAAGCCATGAGACCACAATCCCACTTCTCGACTATCACTAGAATAGTTCTTACCAGACTGAAAATAATGCTGGTGCTCGATATAATAATCAGGGGTGTAGGATAAATATGATTTCCACTCACCCTTCAAACAATTATATCCAACGGTAAAGGAAACATCCGTGAAATGGCTGGTGTCCGAAAGCTCCACCGCCTGCCCGTTCCTGTAGAACCGGCCGCCACGGAATTGGTACTCGCTCGGATTCCCTACCGGTATATAATCTTTCTTGGTTATCAGAACCCTCTTGAACCGATTGTCCCAGCCCATGGATAGCCCTATACCAAAGAACTTGTTATCGATATCATAATAAGACAACTCAGCGTCCGTATCAGCGTTATATATCCGGCTACGGATGATCTTCATCTGAAGATGCTCCTTAAACCAGTTTCTAAGCCCCGGTGTGACCTCCGTAAGATTCCTACCATTAGAATCTACCTTAAACACCTGACCACGCCTTAAATCGACCCAAAAATGCCCAAATTCACAACTGATCATATCCCGGCTCTGGGTCCCGGAATATCCTAACGTCGTATTATTATACTCGATACCACGAGAGGCGAAAAGACCACCTGTCCCTAGCTCGCTATTCTCCGGGGATATTCTCTCCGCCAACACGTCTATGGCATTGTACAACCCTACCTGATTCTCAAAACGAGCCAGTATCTGATCCGACTCTATCCCTTTCATGCTTATAAGTTTCCCGAAAGAGGTCTTGAACTCATGGTAATCCATAGGCTTGTACGACAGCCAAGGATCGGTCATGCCATTCTCCGACACGTCGGCGGTGCTCCATATGACGCCGTTGGGTCTTTGGTAAGCGCAGTCCCAAAAATTGCTATCATACGTCTCTGGTAATGACCTTCCGCCTAGCGTAAAACGATTCTTATACACAGGACTTATCTTAAACACATTATCCCTTGATATAGGGACATTACGCTCCTGAGTCCATGATATATAATCCCCTACCTCCGGATAGAACCCCTCGTAAGGCTCAGGCCCGGCTATACGGAAATTGCAATTGATCTCAGACTCCACAAGGAACTGAGGTATGCCATAGAAATATAGGAAGAAACGACCGCTAAGATACATATCTCCGGTCTTGCAAACCATCTCATAAGCGCTCTTCCGGCTAGGGAAAGAGTATAGCGATCCGGTATCCGTATCGGTCTTATTAAGATAATCCTCCCCGGTATCATAATTAACAAAATAACGTGGATACCCGATATTCCTATAGTCATAGTAAGGGAATGGTATCATATCTCCCTGACCAAACTGGGTCAAGTAAAACATAGGCATTTTTCTTTTAAGCGAGAATCTGGATATAAACACATCACCTCCAAAAACAGGTTTACGCTTACCCTCATCCATCAACCCGCAACCACCTAACGATACCCATCTGATATCCTCTATCTGCCCGTATTGAGCCGGAGAATATTTCTTTATCCTCATATAGGGGCAGGATACGAAAGATTCACGTGTCATAAAATGAGGCGTCATACCAGCCACCTCGTCGTTACGAATATTACACTCATCCTGAATACGGCTGGTATCATAACTTGAAACCAACTCCGGATATTCAAGCATATACTTATCCATACCAAATGACATGAACAACGAATGCTCACGATCGAGGTTGTTTATGACAATAGGCTTACCGCCTACGGTCTCCCCTTGCGAAGAGATATCTGTTACCGGATATAACCCGCTCTTGATATATTTAGCCGTTGACAATCCACGTAACTCTGACTCCCCTATTTTTTGGTAAAATAAATTATAATGAGCGACAGAAGTATAGTAATAAGCATAGTTCCGTCTAGGTCCCCTATCTATCAATGCCGTTAACCACTGATACCTATACTTGCCTATATCCACCACGGACTGGGCTGTGGCCTTGGCGATACCTGTAGCCAGACGGATAGCCGTCAGCGCTATGCCGACAGGGTTGGCCAAAAACATCACGCCTCCACCGACATATTGCTGTGAAGCCGACTGATATGTATACTCAGCTATAGCGGATATTAAATTAGCCATAGCCTCCACCGTAGCCAATGACGTTGCCATACTATAAGCCTTACTTCCTAATATCGTCCATTTAGGGTGATCCTCCACCTCCCTGAATATACCAGAGGATTTACCTAATTGATAACCATCAACAAGGCACTCAGTGGGAGCGTCAGGCTTGTTGAAGGCAATATCAGGGCTTAAGAATGAATACCAGATATTACCCTTCCTATTAAACGGATGCGTTATAAAATTCTCACGATTAATATCCTTATAGATATACATATCATCAGACAAATCGTTGTAAGGATAATTAGGATAAAGGTTAGCCGATCCGTCGGGATCATCGTACTTAAACATATCATAAGCCAGACCCGTACCAATAACACTCTTATCCAAGGCCCTATCTCCACGATATAGCTCGTATCCGATTATAGAGTCACGTCTAGCCTTATCTATAAGACCATTCTCTACCGCTATATCCAGAAACTCATTAACGATATCGTCATCAAGCATCACCCCCATAGGATAAATATAGGAGTCAACTCCATATTGACCGGTCAGTTGAGACGGATTACCCATAAAAGGAGCGACAGAGTTATCAGGGAACTTGTAATGACGTATAGGTTTCTGACAAAATGTGGTTGACGTATTGGGGTACTCAGCGTTATCCCCATTACCGGTGAAATAAGACTTACCCTCAACGGATTTAGGAGACCCATAGTATTTCGTCAAAGAATCTATTATATCCTTCCTCTTTGATCCTCCCGATGATATCCCGATCTTACTTGAATCATACAACTCAAAATTAGCCGGATACTTATTGGTAGACTCCCAATATCCGAAATCACCATACTGATATGGTCTGGGAGCGCAATCAGCGGGTTTATCTCCACATGAGATACATTTCGCCTCATAGGTAACAAATCTTCTTAATTTCAATTCTTTCGTGAAGAAGAATACGTATTTCACCTCCAGTGGCCGAATGCCAAAACAGAACGGGGCGGGGAAGATGGCGGTGCCGGCCGTATAGAATCCGGCAAGCTCCTTCATGTCCCGCCTCATGGCGAAACCGGTGAAGAACACGCATACCGCAGGCTCGATGCAAACATATATCTTATGGAAAGTAGTCTTGTCATCATTCCAGAACAAGTACTTTGGCATCATAAATATCTTATGATCCACGTAATTCACTATAACACCTTTCTTGGCATCATTAGCCAAAGGATTAGGAGCCACGGTACCTTCCTTGTCCGAGAAAAACGTTATACGAACCTTATTGTATGATGATGAGTCGCCGATCGGATAATTATAGTTACCCATCATCTCTATGTACATAATACCGTTATCAGGATCGGATAAACCACTTATGTATTCCTCGTAATCCAACTCCACCCATCTGGCGTATGAGGATACATGTGGATAGAACTTGAAATAAGTCAAGTTGCTTCTACCGAACCAATTGGTCTTGGCGTCAATATCATTCTGCATAGACACACGACCTTCCCAGTCAGTAGTTATACCGGTATTAAACTTAGAATTATCACCATCGCCAAAAAGACACATGGCGTTCTCGATACCAAACTGACTCTCATATTGGGGGAAATAAGCCTCCATCGTATCCATTAACTGATCAAGCATCGTCTCCGTATGCTTCTTTCCTTTCCATCCGGGATATTGATACAAATATGTGCACTTACCCAATGACCTACCTCCTTGGAACGTTGGTAGTTGCACATCGTTAATAGTAGGATTCACGTAAGGATCACCTACCGAACACCCATTAGTACATATACCCTCATCATATAACTGCCGGACATTAGACATATCCTGGCACAAGACCAAGGCGGAAGAATCTATGTCAGACGGGAATTTATCCTCATCCTGACCATCCAGCCATTCCTGAACCAGATCTATGATATTCTTGCCTCCACTATAGTAATTATCAAAATCACACAATACAGAAAACTTCCTTTGAGACTCAGCATTACTTTGTATTAATGTAGTAGGCTCTGTCTCCGTATAATCACTAGCTAACTTATATGTAAAATCAATCCTAGAATCCACCAAAGAGTTTTTATCCAATATAGTCCTGGTCTCTATCCTCTCGATATCGTCACATCCACTAGGGAAATCGGGAGCCTTTATACCGTCTTGATCCTCTGGCAATGATATAGCAGCGCATAACTCGTCAGTAATACCTACATTGGATTCTATAAGATCACACAGATTCTCTATATTGTCAGCAATATAATCAATAGCATCATCTACCGTAACATCTTCCCCCATTGTGTTGATAACGAATTGGGTCTCTCCTACCGTGGCATATTCCTGCTCTACATATCTGAGTTGCTTAACATCTAGCTGATTCTTGCATTCTCCCCCAAAATCATCAAATCCCCAAGACGGGTCGTTTATGATCTTTGCCGTATTCTTAAACTGCCAAAGATAACGGCGGCTGTTCCCGGCGCACTGCGGGTTGTTCTCCAATACCGAAGCCGCTGATAGGTCTTCAGAGTTGCCGTCCTCATCAACGATAACCCCCATCTCCTCCCTTGTGGCCGGACGAGGGATAAGCGGGAATCTAGCTGTCCTGTATCCCGTATTGGTAAAGAATCTTATACCCAACGGATATACCTCGTCACGCATGAAAGAGGCGTATTTAGAGCAAGCCACACCGTCTTTATATAGATTCTCCGTGGCTATCGATGTCTGCCATTTAACGAAATGACCCAAGAAATTAACGACCGGTTGAAGATTCCATTCATTCTCCACGGTCAAGCCGTATTGAAGAAGACGATTCCCGACAGACGTCATGCCTCTGGCTGTCTTATATACCGGTATTTCCTTGGATAACTTCTCCATGGTCGTACGCTCGCTATACTGATCCGTAAGGTAATAGATGGTCCTTTCCGTTATCGGATGTATACCTTCTATGAAATACTCAAGAACCGGGCTTTGCTCACCATTAAACCCAACCGTGTTCTGTATAACACCTATCTTATAATGAGATACCTGCTTATCTATATTGGATACAGTAAGGCGGATACCCATATTGGTTGACCTACCCCATAAACCATCGCGGATAACCATATCTTGACGATCGAATAACATGATTGGGTTGGTCAATGAGCAATATCCGGTCTTCTCAATCCCGAACTCATCGCACAACGCCACGCAGAACTGGTAGGTCCCGGCACGCAGGCTCCCCCCGAACTCCACGACCTCAGGCTCCACGCACGGGGCCGTCAGCAACGGGAACACCAGCAGCTTCTCGCAGGCCAGCCTACACCTCTCTATTGGTTTGTCATCCCCACATGTCTTATACCCATGATAATGATACCAAAAGTCACCATCATCATCCGGATTAAGAGCCTTATCGACCATAACATATCGCTGGGGATTATATCCATCGGTCCAGTATATCACCTTCCCGCATTTCTCGTCCTTGATCTCTATATCGAAGATCGGATGATGAATGGAGAAATTAAGACAAGGGTCATCAACCCAGTCCTCTATCAGGACCTCCATCAAATCACATATCTCATCAAAACGACCATCCGACTCCTCAAGCCTCTCGCCAAGGATACGATGGATGTCCTTTCCCGATCCAGCCAATTGATCCTCAACGGTCTTGATATAATCCAATGACCGCATGAACGTGATCTTAGACGTATTATCATCCGGATTGGATAGAAAGAAATAAGTGTTATCACCAGCTATGTCATTCTTATACCCAATAACCTTATAGCCATCAAATCGCTTACATAAAAGGGTACTAGGCTCGTTCTGGATCTTAAGCTGGCTTCCATCGTCACCCTCTATGGTAGCGTTCAAGGCGAAACTATATTCAGACGGGGATAGATCCTGTGGATGCTTATCCCTGTTCATCCCGGAGTCGGGAACCGCTATGTTAGAGTTATTTTGCACGACATTATCTTTTTCGCAAATATAATAAATCCACCAGATAATCACTTATGTGGCGGATTCTAATAAACAGTACGTATTATGCAAAACATTCAAATCGTACAAAAATAAAAAATCCTCCAGACTTTCACAAGTCAGGAGGAGAACTAAATACTTTTAAACGCTCGTGTAAAGTACAAAAACACAACAATTACAAATTTTTACCCATGTAGTTCGATTGCTTATCGGCATCCTCTACAGATATGTAAAAGAAACCGTTAGTCACGTATCTCTCATTGACATCCACAAAATCAGTAGATCCTTTATCCACTCCTTTCTTCGATCCCTCATCACACACAGCTACCAGACTATTAAAGTCATTGGAATAACCTACGACTACACCGTGTATATCCCGATTTCGAGGATCGAATACGTACCTCATCTTACATCTGTCATAAGCTAACTCTAAAGAGCTTTTGCTTAACCTCTCATCTAATCCAGCACCCGCTACCAAGGCCAAAACGCTCTTTGATATGTCACTCATGGTGGTATCCTTGGTCGGAGCCTTAGGCATAGAAACGCCTTCCATGACAAAATCCAACGCCTTATCTACAAGACCATCGAAATCATCATCTCTTATATAATCCTTAAGTACCTCCAGTATATATAACCGGACATGGAGTTCGTTATTTACATCATTCAATGTGACCATAATACTAGTTTTCGGCAAAGCTAGATTATTCCTGCGCAATAAAAGATCAAATATGTCATAAGTAAAGGACTAAAAAACAAAAAAACTCCCCCATCCTCACGGACGAGAGAGCTGATAAATATTTGTATTATGAAAAAGAATAATTACTCACCTATTCTTACAATACAGTCACGAGACTCCTTGTTGTAGATCATCGTGCCTACCTTAGAATACAAGGTCTTTATATTTTGCCAATTATCCTCACCATGGGCGGATACGTTGGTAGGGGCATCACCGGTATAAACCTCCTCGCCTCCGATATTGACAAAATCATATCCACGTTTCTCCATAGAACCGCCCTTATATGCCGTGAACCTGATAGTGACATTACCTTTCTCACGACCACCATACCAGTTACCGTATATACTACACCTGATCTCAAGAGGTAATTTATCATAATTATCGCCATCCAACAACGGCCCCATCTGGATCAAGGCGGCCTCATTACCTGATTCCATATTATCACCACCGTGGATAAGATAATCACCTACCCGCTCCTGCGTGGTCTGGTACTGTTTACTCCAACCAACCAGCTTGCCGTCCACGTCCGGGAGGCCGGTGTTATCGAAACCGGTAGCCGTGTCAAAGTCAATGCCGTCCTCGTCAGCCCAGATATACCTAAGCACAAGGTAATCGAACTCCGGGATGATCACCACCGGGACGGACTCCTGCCTGCACACGAACGTCTTCTCCTCCTTGGTTCCCTCTTTTATAACCTTATACGTTACCTGACGTATCTCACCAGTCTCATTGATATCAGCGGTAACCTTAACCTCGGCAGGACCAGTACCACTTGTCTTATCTAAATGTATCCAATCATTTTTCTTTGCCATATTATCTTTTTTTCTTTTTAAAAACGTATATTCGCGTCATAATCGCGGGGTGGAGAAGAGGTATCTCATTAGGCTCATAACCTAAAGATCGAGGGTTCGATTCCCTCCCCCGCAACTAAACCAATTTGATATACTTATCAAAAGCATTGGGCCACATCCGCTCATAAGACAACATCCTTCTCCTATTATCCTCAGCCAGTTCCCGATAATCATTTAACGTGATCATCGACATCTTAAGCTCCTTCATAGCCCTAGCGAACTTACCCGGTTCCTGTTGGGCGTATAGCTTATAAGCGTCACCAGCGCCCTGTACCAAACCGTTCACGGCAGCGTTCTCAAAGATCTTCATCTTGATATACGTCTCAACATAATCCTCAAGATAACCTAACGCCGTTTCAGGTATATACGGAAGACCGTCATCATCCTTAGGCGTAGCACGATATATGATATAAATAAATCCATCAAACCCGGTATACATAGTATTGCCGGATATAGTTATATCATAATTATCCCAATCATACTTATCCCGATACTTGTCAGCGGCGCAATCACGCCTCAACCCACGACCTATCGATAATCTTACAGGATGATGGTAATGGAAGCGAACCTCATGAGACCCGATATATATCTTCTCCGTGATCGTCTTCTCAAACTCCTCCTTACAGCACTCGGTGCAGGAGTTCCAACGGAAACCGCGCTCGGTGCGCTCGACCCAGCCGATCTCGTGTTGGAGGTCAGCCTTAGCCTTGTCGCCGCCCGGTATCTCGCAAACCAGAGGCTCACATCTATAAGCGTCAAGCATGTCGAAAAAATCGGAAGGCAATACCGCCTGTTTATTACTGGTCTTGACAACCGCCTCTGACATGACCGCTATAACACCCCCGAACCTTTTCAAGGCGATCTCAGCCCACCTATAAACAGACGAGGTATCTATAGCCCCGCTATCATCGTATTTATGTAAATCGGCCTTGATCTCGGCCAATAGCCCTTTTATAGTCATATTTAAGTCTTTTGCACAAAGATATGTATTTGAATCCGTGATACAAAAAAAATCCAGTCTACCCTCACGGGCTAACTGGATCACAAAAACTTCTACAGCTTATAAACCCATTTAACTCCAAATACCTTACTCTCCGACTCAACCTCCCGGTACAAGAACTTATACCTCCTACCTGATTCCATAGCCAATCTACACTCCTTATTCAACGCCGGAGAAATATAGAGATGGAAATACTTGTTCCGAGGCATAAAATCAATACACGTATGGACATAAGAATATCCACCAGTTCCACGTCTGTTAATAGTACCGGTAAGCTTATTTAGATATATCTTACGATTAGGATTGATCTTATGGCACAGATAACCGATGTTGTTTATATAAACCCCACCCTCATTATCCAGATACTTATCACGTATGACCTTCCATATCAAGGACTGACATTCGAGAATATCATTCTTGTCCACAATCGTATGTTTCCTTCTCTTGCCGTTCTTAGACATAATAGATCTATAAAAACGGAGAAAGTACTGATCAAGTATTTTAAATGACTTTGTTTTCATATCACAAATATAACGATTTCATCCTAATACAAGAAATTTATACACAAAAATACACCGCCTGCACCAAGGACGAGGCAAATAGGATAGCCGACAATAACCTACAATCCGATGGTATCTCTTACGCTAATGGCTTGGCGCAGGCCGATAGATGCGATTGCCTCGAAACATGGAGCGCTTACGCTAGCGGAAGTTTTAATGGACAA